CGATGATCAATACAATATTTGTGTGGATGGACTAATCGTAGAAGTACAGGATATGATTGTAGTTGGAAAAACTATAATCTGCCCACATTGCTATGAAAAAATTACTTTGGATAAAAGTACTTGACAGATAATGAGAATCGTGTTATAGTGTAATAAGAAAGGAGAAATTATGAATAGATTATTTTGTATTGAAGTATTTAGAGCTATGGAAGAACCATTTACATTTCACATACGTTGGGATCTCTTCCCTTCTGAGGAAACTATTTTGGTTCACATAGATGATGAGGACTGTGGGTTTGATCCACAATATGATAAGTATGATTGTTATGAGGTATTTGAATAATGAAAAAAATTATTATGATTCTAATTGTAGCTTTAGTACTTTTTAGTTGTGATTCCAATAAGCATTATTATGGGTTGCTTAACCCAGAACAGAAAATGCCTGATGTGGAGTACCAGATATCACCTACAAATGTAATATGTTCTATCATTTTTGTAGAAACACTTGCAGTACCTGTTTACGTTGTTGGTTGGGCTTTGTATGAGTCTGTAGATTCAGTAGAATAAAATAAAGGGATAGTGAATGGCTTCAACTAATATGAAATCCCGAAAGGGCACTTGTTAGTATAGGGATTGATACCCCTCTATTCCAATAAACATAGGTCATTGGTGTAATCGGTAGCACTAGGAATTCCAAATTCCTCAGATAGAGTTCAAGTCTTTAATGACCTGAAAACGCTCCTCGTGGGAAACCATGCGTATTTATACAGATTTTGCCTAAACAGGAGAATGATGGCAGTACTGTAGGTCATAGCAGTAGTATTTGCGACGTGATGTGGGATCGTCTCGGCAAAAAAGTGATCAGCCCACGAAGTATGGTGTGAGTCCAAACCAGTATCTGGAGATAACATGAGATACCGTTTAGTCGGCGTAATAAGGATTATCCCAAGTGACTATGGGTTTGATACTAAAGAGGTGGAGTCCTTGGTGTAGGTGAAAACCCTATATGTAATTGTTAATTTTGTTCGGTTCTGGATAACGTTAATGGGGATTGGCTTTGGGATTTGTTGACCCGAAGGACACAACCGGATTTCCCTCATGAAGGGTAAAGGAGCTAATAAGCTATTAGCTCCCCGACTGATATTGATTAACATCCTTTACGTAGGTATAGTGACTTGCAATAGCTGTATTGAAATAAAGGTTATTTTACGCCCTGATGGTGAAATTGGTAGACACGCTAGATTTAGGATCTAGTACCGAAAGGTGTGAGAGTTCAAGTCTCTCTTGGGGTAATAAGTACTAAGACATTATATTCTGATGGCAGAAGTGACGATGAGAACGGCTTCTGTCTAGTAAACAGATATAACAATGCAGATACAGTTCTGTAATCCTAACTGTTGGAGATCGTCTAATAAGTACTTTTATGTCCCTATGGTGAAGTTGGTAACACGGTGGATTTTGAATCCATTATGCATTCGTTCAAGTCGAATTGGGGATGATATACAGCGGAGTGGTAGCAGTTGGTAGCTCGTCGGGCTCATATCCCGAAGGTCGTGGGTTCAAGTCCCTCCTCCGCAATAGATTTTAATTTTAGATTAAGTAAGGAGAGAATATGAAACTACAAGAAGCATTTATGGAAAGAAATGATATTAAAAAGAAAATATCCAGAGTACAGTTGGAACTTCATACAGTCATAGTCACTGAAAAAGATGAAGAAAAAATGTTTGATCCAACGACAAAGTTTGAGGAGTGCCAAACTCTTATGAAGAATCTATTAGCTCTTAACATTAAAATAGATAAGGCAAATGTTGTTAATTCTGAGAGACTGCTGAAGCTCAGAGAAATGGATGCAAATATTGCCCTACATTCGTCAATAAGACAACGCCTCATGTCTGCTAGTAACAAACAATCACTGGGATACGGTTCTGATACAATTATTGAAATGGAGAAGAATTTTGATATTCATGGTATTACAGAAATGCTAGAGGATATTGAGAAAGGCAGAAGAGATTTGGATAGAGAACTCCAGAAAGCTAACTGGGAGATTGAAGTTTAATTAAATAGGGAAGAATTCAGTACATTATGAAATAATAGTTATGTTTATCCTAACGGATACAAAGCTGACTATGTGCGGTGAATCAAGATTAAAAACTTACAATCCTTAGATTATGCTGAACCACACAGGTATGTTAAAAATTAAAACTATAAAATTTACTATACAATTAACTATTATCTATTTTCATTTTAGAACGATTCTTCCCCTCTTTTATAATGGGTATATGTGAGTGTGGCACAGGCTAGTGTCCACTCACATTTTTTTTAAAAATATTTAAAAACACTAAGGATAAAATACACTATATGAAAAGCATAGCTAGAACATGCTGGCCTTTATGTGGTAATCACGAATGTGAATATTTGAAGACAATACAGGATAATTAATTAAAACAATCATATACATGAATACAGGAGGTGATTAATGTGGACAGCAACTGGAATACTGTTAGCTTTGGTATTAGGATATATACTATATGAAAGATCTTTATGGCGTGAAGGGATATGTGGGGTTTGTGGTAATACGCTGGAAGAAGATGGAGTAGATACCTCTGGGTTTATCCGACTGGCATGTAAGAATTGTGGATCTTTTATTTTAGTAGAAGAGATATTGGATGAGGAGGAACAGGTATGAAATATTGGAGTTCGGATTGGCACTTGGGGCATGGTAATGTTATAAGGTTTTTAGATCGACCTTTTGAATCTGTACAAGAAATGAATGACACAATACTAAAAAATATGTTTTCCCCACTCAAAAAGGGAGATGAATTTTTCTTTTTAGGAGATCTATCTTGGAGTAAATCTGCATATCAGCGTGTTTTTGATGAACTCCCATCAGGAGTGTCCTTTCATTGGCTACTAGGGAATCATGACTTAAAGGAATACAAAAAATGGGAATTTTACTGTACTTCTATAAGTGAATTGAAACATATTAAAGTTAAGGGTATTACAATAGCCCTATGTCATTACCCAATGGTAACTTGGAATAAAAGTCACTTTAATTCATATATGTTATTTGGGCATCACCATGCTAAGGGTCATGGTATACAGAACTTACAGCAACATACAGAAGGAAAAATGCTGAATGTTAATTGTGAGTTCAATGACTATAAACCATATTCAGAAAATGATATAATTAGGATCATGGAGAACAAACCAAATAATTGGGACTTAATTGAGAAGGACAGATAGATGAAAGAATTACAGGCGATAGCAATAGTAAGTAACGTAATTTACACCATGGAAAATACTTTTAAGTATAGAGAAGAGCATGGGGATAAGATAAGGATAGAGGAGTATATGTTACCGGAAGCTCTTCATGTTATTTTGGATTTAGCTAAGAAAAATAATGTTGCTAAGATAGTAGATGAAATTATTGGGAAGGATAAATGAATGGAAGAAAAAGATAAAATTTGTGGTTGTCTAGAATCATGTTTTGAAACTGGTTCTCAATGGGGCCATTTTGAATACATTATGTGCAATCATTTGAATGAAAATAAAAATGGAAATTTCTGCAATAAGGATACCAAATCTGTTGAAGTATACATGAATGAAACAGAGTATAGTAAGCTAAAGACTAGATAAGGATATGTAAATGGAAACAACAATCAAATGCCTCTGTGGAAATAATGGAGAACTGATAATAGGTGAAGTTGCCAACCCCTGCCCTATTTGTGGTAAGAAATATAGTTTTGTAAACATGAAAGGAGAAGGGAAGAATTACGTAATAAAGTTTGAGGAAGGAGATTCCTATCAAAAAAGCAAGATTAAATGACAGCAATTGGATTGTTGTAAAGTTCAATGGTGGGTCTGACTTTAAAAAAATACTAAAGGTAATGCAAAATATTCCAAAAGATGATAAAAAGTTTATTAGCTCCACGAATGAGTGGATGTTGATATTTAAAGATGAATATGCAGAAATGTTGCACAAGCACAATTTTAGTATGAGTTCTGAGTTGTATAGGAAGTGGAAGAATACCCAAATTGACGATAGTTGGAAAGATATAGTAATTCCTAGTGAATATGATTATGCCTACCCTTTTCAAAAAGAAACACTAAGGTTCCTCAAACATCATAATTTTAATGCTCTTTTGGCGTTAGATTGTGGTTTGGGGAAGACGATGGTTTCCCTAATAGGATTAGATTGGTTAGAGAAGTTCCCTGTACTGGTCATCGCTCCGGTATCTGTTAAGATGGGATGGCTCGATGAATACAAAAAATTCATTAATAAAGGTGATAAAGTAAAGATTATTAAATCTTCTAAGGATTTAGTTAATTACCATGACGAGTATGATATTATAGTTTCTGCATATGGTGTTTATCCTAGGAACTGGATAGAAACAGAAGTTGAAACAGAAATAGTGGAATCTCCATCTGATAGCTTAAAAGAATTTAAGAAGAATAGATTTGCCATGCTCATAATAGATGAAGCGCATAAACTGGGTGGGGAAGAAAGTAAAACCGCAAAGGCAGTTGCATATTTAGCTGATGATGTGGAACACCTTCTTTCATTATCAGGTACGCCATTCTTGAATTCCCCAAAAGAGATATATAATGTACTCCATATGCATCGACCAGATCTATTTAAAAATAGGTTTTCTTTTAATAACAGATATTGCTTAGGAACTGAGTACTATAATGGGAAGAAAACTAAAAATGGAAAGAAGAAAAAAGTACAATCTTTCAATGGTGCATCAAACACTGCTGAACTTCATGATATTTTAGTCAATAATATAATGATTAGATTCTTAAAGAAGGATGTTCTTAAGGATCTCCCAGAGGAAGTACGGCAAGTTATCTCTATAGATTTTAAAAATAGAAAAGAATATGATAAGATCTACGATGACTATGAGAACTATATAAGAAAGTTGAAGGGAGATTTTGATAAGAACATTGCATTCAAAAGAACTAATGATCTACGTCAAGAAATTTACCAACAGAAGAAAGATGGCTGTTTTGAATTTATAGATGATCTTCTAGAGAAAGTGGACAAGGTGGTGTTATTTGCACACCATAAGAAAGTTGTATCTGATGTCATGGAGAGATATGGTAAGGCTATTGTTAAGATAGATGGAAGCTGTTCTACTGAAGAAAGAGATAAAGCTAAGAAAGCCTTCATGAACGATCCTAGTGTTAAAATCATCATTGGTAATATGAAGAGCATGGGAGAAGGCGTGAATGGTCTCCAAGAGGTCTGTTCTACTATGTGCTTCCTAGAATTCCCTTGGCATCCTGGGATGTTACGGCAAGCTATAGATAGATTGGTAAGAATTGGTCAACTGGGGTCAGTTCTGGTTTACTTTCTTGTAGGGCTAGATTCCATTGACGAAGACTTCTTTAGAATAATAGATAGAAAGCAGGAAATGTTTGATAAGATAATTGAAGGAATAGACGTAGATGAGGCTGAATATGCTTTAAGTACATTGACTACTCTAGTTAACAGAATTAAAAGAAGAGCAGAGAGGAGGAAAAGGGATGCCTAGGTTTTTAGATCGAACAAATAAAAGATACGGAAGACTCATAGCTAAAGAGCACAGAGGTAAGGATCATAGGGGAAAGCATTTATGGCTATGCTCATGCGATTGTGGCAATAAAAAAATAGTGACATCCGATAATTTATCCAGTGGGAAATCTAAAAGTTGTGGATGTTTAAAGGTGGAGTTCTTACATAAAAGTGGGAATCAATTTGGAGTATATGCAGACAGGCAAGATGCTATGTTACGAGTCCAGTATTCACACTTAAAAAGGAGACACAACACAAAAAATATGACAGGAGAGGTGATATCTCTCTTAAAATTTAAAGAACTATCAAAATCAAGTTGCAGTTATTGTGGTACTCCTTATTCAAGAGTAATAAAAGACAGACACGAAAGGATGCTAGGTAAGAAAATGTCTGAAGAAATATTGGAGATAAATGGTATAGATAGAGTAGATAGTGCATATGGGTACACCATTGAGAACAGTGTGCCATGTTGTTCTCAATGCAACTTTTCCAAAAGAGCATTGAGCAAAGAAGAGTTTCTAGAGTGGGTTAATAAGATATATCACCATAATTTTAGTAGGAATGGGGCTACAAAATATAGAATAGAGAATGAGGGGGTTTGATGGAAAAATACAAAACAAACCCTATTGAAGTATGTGGGGTTTACACTAAAATATTCTTTTTTAATAGTGAAGGCTATGCAATAATTGATACAGAGGATTATGAAAATGTGCGTAATTATTGCTGGGGAAAAAAAACTTATAGAGGTGGACTAGCCTATGCACGTGCTGGGATACGTGGCTCATCTGGAGAGACTAAAATACATCAGATAATCTTACCATGTGAGGAGGGATTCATTGTAGAGCATAAAGATGGGAATGGTCTAAATAATAGAAAAAACAATTTACGTCCAGCTACATGTAGTCAGAATTCCATGAACACTAAATTACGATCCAACAATACCTCTGGGTGTAAAGGAGTTACGTTTGATAAGAAGTGGGATAAATGGGTTGCAAAAATCACTGTAGATGGGAAAGATCACTGTTTGGGTGGATTCTCTACCAAAGAAGAAGCTGTCAGAGTTCGTAAGGATGCAGAGGGGAATTACTTCAAAGAGTTTTCTTACTTGAAATATAGATCTAAGGAGGGAAATGTTTATGGCGAAGTACCGGAGGTCTAAGGTTTCCTTAGATGATGAACTGAATATTGCCATCGGAACAATTGTCTCTACACAATTCTGCCGGAAATTTAATCTTCTCATTGGAGATGATATAGATTTACTAAAGAGTAAATATCTCAGAATTATTATTATGTGGAGTCTCCAGTATTATAATGATTATGAGACTGCTTGTAATACTTCTATTATGGATATATACAAAGCAGAACAGAAAAATATCCAATCAGAAGAGGATGTGTATCTGATTGAATCGGCTTTGGAAAATATTAATGAAAAGTATTTAGAGAACAAACAGAAGTTTGATGCTGAATTAATTTACAATCAGGTTGAGCAATATATCAAAGGCAGATCACTAGATGAATCCGCAGATAGGATTAAGGGACTTGTCTCTCAGGGTAAAATTCAGGAAGCAGAAAGAGAGCAGAAAGATTATGTAAGAAAAGAAGTTAACAATACTAAGGGTGTAAATGTCTTTAAAGATATGGAGGCACTGAATGAATTATTTGTACAGGAGGATACTCTCTTTGAAATTCCAGGTGCTTTGGGGGAATTAGTTCCTGAAATAGTACAGGGTGATTTTATCATGATTGGTGGAAATTCAAAGAGAGGAAAGAGTTTTTATAGTATGCAAATTGCTATGTATGCAGTACAGGCAGGATTGACTGTTGGGTACTGGTCTTTGGAAATGAATAAAAAACTGTTTGGAAAAAGAATTGCACAGTTTGTTAGTGGAAAGACATTCAAGAAAATACGAGATAAGAAGTACATTCCAGAGTTTGATAAGAATGGAAATATTCTACATAAGAAACATGCGATACAACAACTCACTCCTGCCAAAGCAAAAAGAGTTTATAAGCTATTTGATAGACAATGTAATCCTGGGGAATTTCACCTCTTAGACACCACATCTGGTGGTTCAAGTATTGATAGTATAAAAAATACCATTATTAATAAATCCCAATATGAGGGTGTTGATTTTGATGTAATTGTGATCGATCAGCTTTCTCTAATCTCCGGTGCAAAGGGGACAGAGAAGAGACATCAATATGGAGATACTGCCGTTAGAATAAAAAGGGAACTTTGTGAAGAGATGGGGTTGGTAGTCTTTGCTCCTATCCAGTTCTCTAAACAAGGTTTGAAGATTGGTGGATCTGAACAAACTATTGCAGAATCATATGAATTATTTCACCATGCTTCTCTCCTTCTTAGTTTAAATCAGACAGATGCCGAAAAAGATAGAGGTATAATGCGAATCTCAGGATCTGGTAGAAATGATGAATATTCTGGAGAGATTGTATCTCTCCAGAATTTCACAATTGGAAGACCTATTATAGATAGTAGGTGGAAAAAGGATATTCCTAACTATAATGAAGTCATTTGTGAAGCAGGATATTCAGAAGAGGATCTACAGGATCTAGAAGATATTTAATAAACCTCTTGACACTACCTGTATAATGTGCTATAGTCTTAATTATATTAAAGAATAAGGAGAAATTATATGCATGAAAGAATTACTTTAGAAGACAATATTATGTCAATGCTTACGAAAATGGCTGAAGGGAACCCAGGAGCTGTGGGAGCAATGATGAGTATTATTGAGGATAAAGGAAAAATAGATCCTGATGACTTTATGGGGTCTATCGGTGCAATATTAAGTCTTGATTCAATAGGTATATATGGAACAGATATCTACGTCCTTTGGTCTGATATCTGTGATAAGAAGACAAACAAAATGTTAGCTGTTTTAAGATCTCATCAATTAGGATACCTCACTGAAAGTATTTTAAAAGATGCCTGTTCCCGACAGGACAGATCAGGAAAGGCCATGATAGATGTTGAAGGTCTTTACAAAAAAGTTTGTAAATATCTGCCTAATTTTGATAAAGCAAACAGATAATCATTGACAAAATTAAATAAATAGATTATATTAAATTAACAAAAGGAGAAATTATATGAAAATAAAGATTTTAATTGTAGATCCACAGTTGGATTTTGTACTTCCCACAGGAGCATTGTCAGTTCCCAATGCGGAAAGCTCAATGGATCGTGTTGCTAAATTGATTGCAGATAATGGTAGAAAGATTGATGATATTTTTATCACACTCGATTCCCATTACGATATGCATATTGCACATCCCATTATGTGGACGAATGAGAAAGGTGAGCATCCCGATCCATTCACACTTATTTCACATGCTGATGTAGTAAACAGTGTATGGAAGACACCCCTCCCCTTGAAAGAGTGGAGCTTGTATTACACAGAGGAACTGAAAAAGACAGGTAAGAACATACTTTGTATATGGCCTCCACACTGTATCATTGGATCAGAAGGTGGTGCTGTTTACACTCCTGTATTGGAAGCAGTAAGAGAGTGGGAAACCTCCAATAAAGCCATTGCTACCAGACTTACTAAAGGAAGTAATTTCAAAACTGAGAACTATGGTGTATTCAGTGCTGAAGTACCAACTTCTGATGACCCCCGTACACAGTTTGATCCATCCTACCTTTCTCTTCTGGAAGATTGTGATAGATTGTTCATAGTGGGGGAAGCCAGTAGTCACTGTGTCAAACGTTCTACAGAGCAGTTGATTGAGAATTGTGGGAAAGAACATCTCTCTAAGTTTTATGTCCTGAGTGACTGTATGGATGCAGTTACGGGATTTGAACAGGCTGAGACGGATTTCTTTGAGTATGTGAGAAATGCTGGTGGACATGTAGTAACATCAGATACTTGTTTTGATTAGGAGTATAGAATGAAATTTAAAGGGCATATAATTATCACAGATCCTTGTTATATCATCCGAGATGACTCAGATGAAGATTGGGGTAAATGTGAGTATGGTAGTAAAATGGAAAAATTGGGAATCACCACTTATCTAACAAGAGGTACTGGATATGGGGATTGGAGTTGTACTACACTTGAAAAAGGAACGGGAAAACCCATTGGTAATTTCTGTGCTGATGCTGGATTGGTCAGTATTTTTCTACTGGATGAAGTATTAAAATATAATCCAGATTTTAATAACCATACTGAAAGAAAATTTACTACAACATTAATTGAAGATTTTGACGGGGATATTATAATCACTCATCGAGATTTTGCATACACTGATGAAGATGATGAAATAGTACATGGTAGAGAAGTTTCTGTAATTGGAAATGGTACTATTGATTTTTTCACTTCACAGACTGGATTTTAAGGAGGATTAAATGCCAAAATTAGAAGAAATGATTAAGAATAAAATCTCAGGGAGTACATTTGGATATAGTGCTGTAAAGCCAGAGAAATTGGAAGCCAGCGAATACACTCTGGTTAATATTATTGTGGATAAATCTGGAAGTGTAAGTCCTTTTGAAAATGAACTATCAGAAGCTGTGTCCACTGTAATTGGTAGTTGTAAAAAGAATCCTAGAGTTGAAAACATTCTGGTTAGAGTGGTTTATTTTAACCATGAATTAGAAGAAGTGCATGGATTCAGAGCTGTAGCTGATCTTGTAGATACCTACTACACTGTAAGAGCAGGTGGGGGAACAGCATTATTTGATGCTGCATATGAAGCAATTGGAAGTACAATTGATTATGCAAACATTCTTACAAATGACCACTTTATGGATGTAAATTGTGTGAACTTCTTAATAAGTGATGGTGAAGATAGGCATTCAAAATTAAATGTCTCTGCTGTAAGAAATAAAGTGGATGAGGTAACTCAGAATGAAGAACTTTCTGGTACAATTTTTACTATACTTATTGGGGTAAATGATACTCAATGTGCTTCTGCTCTCCAAAAGTTTAAAGATGAGGCAGGTTTAGATCATTATTTATCAATGGGGGATGCAACTCCAGAGAATCTAGCAAAGTTGGCTCAGTTTGTAAATAAATCAATTAGTAGTGCTTCACAGAGTCTGGCATCTGGGACTAGTATTGACTTAACCTTCTAGTAAATTGATTGGAGACTAGAGTACATTTCTAGTCTCTATATGAAGATATTTAGGAGATATGATTAAAAGTATCTGTAAAGGTAGAAAGCACATTAACAGGGGAAGGAGGATATATGATAAAAACAACTGAAATAGAAAATATAATAGAAGATATCAAATCTAGCATAAAATCTAATATGGAAATAGCCACAATAGGACTCTCAGGAGGAGCTGATTCTACTCTTGTAGCTTGTCTTTGTGTGTTAGCACTTGGAAAAGAAAATGTTTATGGTTATGGAATGCCTTATAATAAATTAGATGCTAAAACATTTAATCTTAGATCAGCAAACTTAGCCACAAAACTAGAAATTAATTATAGAACTTTTTCTATAACAAATTCAGTAAGTGCTGTTAAAAAAGAAATGACTGGACCTGGAACAGCTCTATCTACAATAAATGAAGGCAATCTTCGTTCACGAATGAGAATGATTTATCTTTATACATTAAACTGTAAGCTTGGAGAGACCCTTAAAAAAAGAGCACGTGTTCTTGGAACTGGAAATCTCAGTGAGGATTTCATAGGATATGATACAAAAGGTGGTGATGCGTTAGCTGATTTCTTTCCAATTGGAGAACTTTATAAATCAGAAGTTTATCAACTACTTGATTATTTCGTAGAAATTGGAATGCTTAATGAAGATATGATTGATAGAATTCCTTCTGCTGGCTTATGGAATGGGCAAACTGATGAAGAAGAATTAGGATATTCCTATGATGAGATGGAACCAATCATCCAAGTATGTTTAGAAAATTATGATACCATAGGCACTGAGTGGATAGATTTATGGTACACTGGGAATGAGGCAACATTATTTCATTTCATCTGGAATAGGCATATTGCCAATAAACATAAACACATGGTTACTGCAAATATAAAATTTATTAATAGTAGATTTGAGAGAAGATTACCTTGACAAAAAATAAATAGTGTTGCACTATAAAGATAATTAGGAGGACTATATGATAATAAACAGCTTACTAGATACTGACTTATATAAATTTACTATGTTTCAAAGTGCCTTACATCAGTTTAACACAACTCATGTAAAGTATAAGTTCAAATGCAGGAACAAAGCAGATTGGACTGAGGCTATGCTAGAGCACATCAACAAAGAAGTGGATCATTACTGTACACTGAAATTCAAGGAAGGTGAGTTAGGATACCTGTCCTCCTTCTCTTTCTTTAAACAGGATTTTATTGACTTTCTCAGACTATACCAGCCTAATAGAAATCATATTAAAATTTGGCTTGACAGCAATTGGGAACTCCAGATAGAAGTAGAAGGTCCATGGTATCTAACTGTGATGTTTGAAGTGCCTGTTTTAGCAATAGTAAATGAAGTTTATTTTGGTTTTCATTCATGTCTCATGGGTACAGAAGAAGTAAATAGTGGGTACACACGATTAGAAGAGAAATATGCGTATGCAAAAGAGCATGGTATTCCATTTGCTGATTTTGGTACACGTAGAAGATATGGGAGAGAATGGCAGGAATTTGTTATATCTACATTTTCTAAGCTTCCTAATTTTCAAGGAACTTCTAATGTATACTTTGCAAAACTGTATAATCTGAAACCTATTGGAACAATGGCTCATGAATATATTATGGTAGGAGCTGGACAGGATGATATACGTCTTGTTAAATCTCAAAGCTATATGTTACAAAAATGGGCAGATGAATATAGAGGAGATTTAGGTATAGCACTTAGTGATACATATGGAATGGATGCATTCCTTGTGGATTTTGATTTATACTTTGCTAAACTCTTTGATGGCTTACGTCATGATAGTGGAACTCCTGAAGTATGGGCTGATAAAGCTATAGCTCATTATAAGAAATTAGGTATAGATCCAAAAACTAAAACATTAATATTCTCAGATAGTTTGACCATGCAGAAATGTGCCGACTTATACTATGCATTTAAAGATCAAGCTAAACTATCATTTGGAATTGGGACTCATCTAACAAATGATTTTGAAAATATTACTCCTTTACAAATAGTTATGAAAATTGTAAAATGTAATGGAAGACCTGTAGCTAAACTTAGTGATTCAAAAGGTAAGCTTATGTGCGAAGATGCTGATTATGTAAAATACGTTAAACAGGTTTTTAAAATTAAAGATTAGAATTGTTATGATTCTAGTATAAATAAAAATAGGAGGTTCTGTTATGGAACTAAATGAGATGAAAACACAGTTAGAAGAATGGTTAGGTATTGGAAGTCATTTTAAATATAAAATGGAAGATTGTTCAACTATTGATGAAGAAAACACAAGAGTACGAGTATACTTATTTACTAAAACAAACAAATATAGTATATCTGCTAGCTTACCAGACCTAAATAGAAAAGAGGATGATAAAGGCTATCTTGGTTGTACAACTAGTTGTAGAACTCCTAGAGCTGGAGAAGTTTGGACAAGAGGAAGTGATTTACCAGATGGTGATTTTTCTTTTGAAACTTGGATCAAAATTATAAGTAGTATAGTTAATTACGAATTAGTCAAGATTCATAAACCAGTTATGTCTATAGCAGATGAAGTTAGCATTGAAGCGAGTGATAACTAAAACAATAGTATGTCTAAAGTTTAAGCATTATTAAAAATTAAACTTTAGGCATGATCATCAGAAAGGAATATATAATATGGAATATGTAGCAATAGAAAGAACAAGTCCTAATGGTTTATGTTCAGGTTGCTGTTTTAAAGCGAAAGGAATAAAGACTTGTAGATCAGAAGCTGATAAAATTATTAAAGAGTTTAATCTAGAAAACTGTTCTGAGTTTGATGTAATATATAAAAAGGTAAAATGATATGGTTAACATTTACTCTTACGAATTGCTAAACAAACTACCTACAAAAAGATTACTTGCTTTAAAGAAGAAGACATATAAGCAGACTGGATTATCTGAGGACTGGACATCCTATTGCTCTTGTGAAGATTGTAAATACGAAAGAGCAGTAGACTCAGAAGCATGGTCTCAAATAGACATGATTAAAGACATCTGTAAAAATAGAGAACATATCCAAAGGAAATGAATAATGATAGATATATATCAGAAAACAGCATTTCAAAAAGAACGCTGTGAAGATTACGTGTCTAATATAGACAATAATATGATAATTCTAGCAGATGGGTGTAGCTCCTCTAAGAATAGTCATCTAGGAGCATTATTATACTCTGAAGTAGGATATAAATATTTGCAATCGAGAAAGAGAATGGATAGTCCTAACTGGGAAGCTTTAGCTCATATATGTTCTGCTACATTAGAGAAAAAAGGTACAAGTTATCTTGATGCTACATGCTTAGTATTAAAAGAAGAAAAGAATGATATTCGAGTTAGTATAATTGGTGATGGACTATTATTCTTCAAGAAAAAAGAAGATGAGTTTCCTACCTTTATTGAATACTCTTACTCAGAGAACACTCCTATGTATCCGTCTTATCTGATAGACAATAAACGGAAGGAATTGTACGATGAATCTACAAAGGATCAAAAATACATTGCGAAGTGGTTTAACATTGAAGGAGAAGAGGTAGAGGAATTTCAGGAATGTAATTTTCCAAACAAGTTTTTTCGAAAAGAAAATCTAGAATATGTTGGAATAGCATCCGATGGAATTTTTGATTTCAGAAAAAATGGAAAAGTTATTGACCCTCAAATAGTACTTAGACATATAACTGGGTTTAAGGGTTCGGGAGAATTCCTAAGTAGACGTATGAGCTTCATGATAAAACAGTTCACTAAAGAAAATATATTTCCCCATGATGATTTCTCTATAGGAGTATGGAAAAATGACAATATCTAGTAGAAATGGACATAAGGTTAAAATTGCAGATTCTCATTTTCTTACTTCCGGTGGAGAAGCAGACATATATCTAAAAGATGGAATCATATACAAGATATTTCAGAAAGAAAGATCACATAATTTCATTAGCAAATTAAATATTCTCCAGACTTTAGATAAGCCAAATATAGTCAGTCCTAAAGATGTGCTGTATGATCAGAATAATACTTTTGTAGGGTATTCCATGAAGTATCTACACAATACTGAAAGTCTAACAAAGCTTTTCACCAAAAGTTATAAAACTAGAAATAACATTACAACAGATTCAATTCTGAAATTGATTGAAACTCTTCGCACAACTACGGAGTATATTCATAAGAACAATTGTGTTATTGTAGATGGAAATGAAAATAATTTCTTATTTGAAAAAGCTAAGTTGGATATGCCATACTTTATTGATATTGACTCATACCAAACTAAGGGACATAAAGCTACAGCTTTTTCCCCCATGATTACAGATCCAAAGGCAATTGATAAAAAGATATTCAATGAAATAACTGATTGGTATTCTTATGCTATTATTACTTTTCAGCTACTGACTAACATACACCCATTTAAAGGTAAGCATCCTGACTACACAAAGAAAGATGTTCTTCTTAGAATGAAAAATAATGTTTCGGTATTTGATTCAAAAACAAACCTTCCTGCTTCGGTAGAGGATTTTAGTATAATCCCAAAAGGGTTACTCACTTGGTATGAGGATACATTTGTAAAGGGAAATAGATCTCTTCCTCCTATGAATATGTTTCAGAATGTGCCTCCAAAAGTTAAGGAGATCTCAATGAAAGGCTCTGATAAACTCAAGATAACCGAAGTAAAAGATATCAGAATGAAGAAGTTCTTTAAGATGAAAGAAGATAAGGTTGGGTACACCGAGTTGGCAGATATTATAGGGCACAAAAACCTATCTATACTCTCTGAGGATTCCTTTGTGGAGCTTTCATCAGGAATGTTGAAGCTAAACACCTTTTCATATAATGTGATGGCTGCCACGTTTAATATGAATGTCCCACTAAATACAAAACTGTATGATGGTGCAGCTTATTATCCAATTTTTAAAAAAAATCATTTTATTGTCGCCAATGATACATCACTAGTTCATACAAATTTAGATGGGAAATTGGATGGGTACAAAATAACTGACTGTTCATACAGAAATAATGTTTTAGTAGTCTCTATGGAAAAAGATAAGAAATATTTTGTGGGAATCTTTAAACAGAATACCAATGGATTCTCCAGAGATTTTAATGAATCATATATTGTAGAAGTAGATGCCCCTGCGGAATGTAATTATACTGTTCTGAAAAATGGAATGATTATCTTATTAAACCCTGATGAGGATCTTATTATTACACATGTTAAAAAGGATCAGTATAAAATATTAAGAGATGTAAAAATACCACTCGATGGGATTCTATGCACTGATGCCTATGGCGAGAAAGTATTGTTAGAATATAAGAATAAAATATATCAAATTGAAATGAAATAGGAGAAGAGATGGATATAATTGATACAGGAAAGGAAGCTAACCCATTAAGTTTACCAAAGGGAGAAATGTATCATATAAAGACAATTGAGGATTTAGTCAATTGCCCTATAAATATGTACAAAGAAGCAACACATTTAATCGCCACAGCATGGGCTGAAAGGTTAGAGGTAATGGAAAAAACACGAAAAGTACATGACATAACAAATTGCACTCTCTCTGTTACAAATGATGGTGTGGATGAGACATATGTAGATATTAATATATTAAAAAAAGAAGATAAATATATAAAACTGGTATGTACGAAATGTGGATCTGATAATATGGGTACATACAAAATGCCAACGGGAAAGATATTTTGCTCGGACTGCCAGCATGTGGTAATTGCCCATAAGGAAAGAATAAAATTAGAAGTAATTGACGGAAAATACCACCAGATTGTAGGAGAGTAGATGGCAGTACATGATGCAATACATAGAAAGATAAAGAGTGATGATGAGAACAAAAAAGATTTTTATCAAACTTCACCACCGTTAATAATGGCATTAATAGAGGGTATGAGGGATCTGAAGTTGTACACCCATAATATTGGAAGAATGGCTAGAGTGCTAGATCCTTGTGCTGGAAATGGGGCTATTGGAAACGTTTTAAAGAAGCATTTTGAACAAGTAACAGAATTTGATTTATACTCAGGTTACACATATGAGAAGGATTTCTTAAAAGAAGATGGGTGGTATGATTATATCATATTCAATTCACCCTACACAAAAAAGAATGCATTTATAGAACATGCTTTGGAGATTAGTAACTTTGTATTTTCATTACTTCCTATTGGGGTGGAGAACTACACTATAATGAATGAAAAGTTCTTTGATGATGATGCATACATAGGGAAAATTAAATGCTATCCCAAGTTCTTTATGACAGAAGATCTACCTGACAAAATTAAATGGGGCGGGATGTCTTGCTATGCTTGGCATATCTTCACTTCTGATTCTGATAAACAAAAGAAATTCAAGACCACCAAGTTTGAAATAATAAAGGATATAAGGAAATATACTGATATTTAAAAAACTACTTGACAACACGACTCCTATGTGCTATATTGATTTATAGAAAACACATAGGAGTTTTATTTTATGAAAAAAAGTTTATTAATACTAATGTTTGCAGTGATGAGCTATGCAAATGCCGGAGAATTCAAACCGACAGAACTACCGGAAGATGACTATGTAAGGATGACAATTACAGAAGAACAAAGATTTCTATATCAATACCCAGTAGAGGATAGAGAATACATTTTGGAAATCAGCAGAGGGTTTATGATTCCTGTGAAGTTCTTATATCGACAACATAAAATAGAAAGCCAGATGAATCCACATGCAATTAGGCATGAGAGGAATGGATCTACTAGTATTGGGTACTCCCAGATAAACGATTCTAATTTAGAATACTTTAGTAATAAATTTAACAATGGAAAGACAATAGATCTTCTTGACAAATATGAGAACATCCGAATTGGTGCAATATATATGCGATATTTAGTAGAGAAATTAGAGGGTGATTGGATCGGAGCATATATGGCATATGCATGGGGCATTGGCAACATGCAATCAGACAAGAGAATCCCCCTACAGGTTATTGAGTATGCTTTTAGTATTTATTATGGTGCAGATTACACACCATCAGTGGAGATACTTTGGGGAGCTGTTGAAGGAATGATTTAATGCTTGACAAATAATGAGTCATGTGGTATAGTTATTGTAAGTGGAGGAATAAGTGACAGAAAATTATTACAAAAAATGGTTTGTAGATAAAAAATTCATGGATAGCTTTCTCATTAAAGATGCATCAATCTCTGAGTTTTTATTTGTAACAAGTAGAGAGAGGGAGTTCTCAAAGGTACTAGATGCTTTCTTCGATGAATTCTTAATGGAATGTCTTGAAGAAGCTACAGAAAATGAAGAATTACCAATTGACATTATTCTTATGCTGGTAGAAATTGAATCTATTTCAGACTTTATGAAGAAGAAATTCATAACTATAGCTAAGATGGATCACACAATCTTAGAAGATAATGTGCTAGATACCTTAATCTCTCTCATCTGTGATCCAAGTAGGTTCTTTAATATCTTTCGTGGAATGTCCAGTGAACGACTTTGACTATAACTTAAGGATGATGAAGCTCTCCAATAGAAGCTTTCGAGAAGACTTCAGTGATGAAAATGGAAACCACTATTGTGTATGTTCCATCTGCCAATTTGAGTTTATAGGTTATAAAAGAAGAGTAGTTTGCAAAAAGTGTGAGGAGAAAGAGATGGTATCTGATAAAGAAACTATGAATATAGCTATAATTAGGGGTTCTTCCGGCGGACTAGCTCTACGTGAAGCACTGGCTGTTGCAAATACTAATCTTCCTATTGTAGTAGCCACAATGCTAGAAATACAGAGAATGGAAGAAAGAGAAGCTGTGGAGAATGCAATGTTTGAAGCAGAAGGTATTGTTATGGATGACGAAGAATACCTCCTCAAAAGATATTGCACCTTAGATGCAATGGCAACATTAACACTCACTAGTCTTATCGATTTAGATCCTGTAATAGAGGGGGATTTTATAGATATGCCCAAGAAGAAGAAAAGAAAGCGAATGAACTCTTTGGAAAGACGTTCTCAATGGGGAGGAAAATAATATGATAGTATACAACTCAGACGGTTTTGGTAGTTATAGTAGGTATCTAGATTTAGAAGGAAATCCGATTGAAAAAACTCCAGATAAATATCCTTATTCCTATGATGATTATATTATTTATCAAACTAGAGATAAAGCAACAGATGGTTGCTACTCAGATAGGTTACGACAATGGGATTATACATTAACAAGAAATCTAATAACTAAGCATTTCCCTGAGCGTACAGGAGATTACTACCCTAGAAGCAGTCCTGAATTAGTAGAGGGATTTCTAAGAGATAGACTAAATAACCCTAAATTGGAATTAGTTCATATTCTGGAAGGTTGTAATGTTTCAAATGGTTATCCTTATTGGTATTTTGGGTATATTGATGGGAGCGAATAAGATATTACATTATGGAGTGCCTAGAGAAGTAATTGTAGAATATAGTGATCCATGGGACAAAAGACATTCTGGTCATGGTAATATGAAATCACATATTAAGAAACAAGTTAGAAGAACGTATAAGAAAAGACACAGAAGAAAGATGAATTAAGGAAAATGGAGGAAATGAATGAGTAACTTTAAGGTATTTAAGAAAGAGATGCAAAAGCACATTGCCATGATGTTGGTTGGACAGGACAGGCTTTTTGTGACAGATGTTTCTAAAGATGATTTATGGCACACCTATCTGGATAGTTTTCCAGAGGGTACAAACGAGATCCATAGGGAACGCAGAGAATTTGACTGTAATTGTTGTAGACAGTTTATTAGACCTTTCGGAAATATGGTTGTGGTCAAGAACAACTCCCTGATTTCAATTTGGGATATGGAAGTGTCTGATCCTACATTTGCTGTCGTAACAGAGAAGATGTCTGCGTTGGTAAAGTCTGCTCCGATACGAAATATCTTTGTAACTAAAGAAGCAAACATGGGTACAGATTATAATCGGGAACAGTTGGAAGACAAAAGCATTCTTACATGGGAACATTTTCACTACAAACTTCCTGCTAAATTTGTAAATACTACAAGCAAATCGGCAGGAGATTTACAGGGAACTGCTCTCTCCTTTAAACAGGTATTCCAGAGATCTATGGTAGAGCTTACCTTAGAAGCCGGAAATACCTTTCTAGATCTAATTGATCAGAAATCTATTTATCGGGGAAAAGAGCACAGAAAGGCTATTTCTGAGTTCATCAAGTACAAAACACTTTTTATGGATGTTCCCGACTCAGAAAAGGACAACTGGTGTTGGGTAACTTCAGGAGCAAGTTCTATAGCTAAAATTCGAAACACGGCTGTTGGGACACTTTTAATTGATTTATCTAAAGAGATGGATCTGGATGAGGCTGTAAAAAAGTTTGAAAGAGTAATGGCTCCTTCCAATTACAAAAGACCCAAAGCTATTTTCACCAAGAAGATGGTTGAACAGGCAGAGAAGACTATGATAGAATTGGGGCTGGAGAAATCTCTTGGAAGAAAACACGCAGTACTTGAAGACATCACTATCAATAATGTATTGTGGACAAATAGAGATGCCCAGAATAAAATGGGTGGATCTATCTTTGATGAACTTAAGGATGAAGTGGCTGAGAATCCTAAAAAGTTCAATAAGGTAGAGGAAGTATCTATTGAGGATTTTGTAGAGAATATTCTTCCTACAGCTACCAATGTAGAGGTTATGATGGAAAATAGACACAAAGGGAATTTCATGAGTTTAGTAGCTCCAACTGACAAAGATGCCAAGAGTATTTTACAGTGGAATAATAATTTTTCGTGGGCATATAATGGTGATGTTGCAGATAGTATGAAACAGAATGTTAAGAGTGCCGGTGGAGATGTAGATGGTGTTCTCAGATTTTCAATACAATGGAATGATGATCGGGACAATGATAATGACTTTGATGCACATGTACGGGAACCTAGAGGTGGAGAGCATCTTTATTATGGTAATCGTACCAGCAGAACTAGTGGGAAACTTGATGTAGATATCCAGCGCCCTATGAGAGAACGCCCAAATGGTCCGGCAGTAGAGAATATTACGTGGACTGACAAGCATAAGATGCTAGAGGGAAGATATGAATTCTTCGTACACAACTATTCCCATAATGGAGGCAGAAGTGGATTTACTGCCGAGATTGAATATGAGGGAGAGATTTATTCCTATGAATACCCAAAAGAGCTTAGAAGCCAAGAGAATGTTCCTGTAGCTACCCTTGAGTTTAGTAGAGAGAATGGCATTAAGTTTATTAAATCTCTAGATTCTACAACTTCCTCTAAAGAGATCTGGGGAGTAAATACTAATAAGTTCACAAAAGTATCTGTAGCAATGCTGTCACCAAATTATTGGGATGGTCAGGAAGAGATTATGAATAAACATTATTTCTTCTTCATGGATGAATGCAAAAATGAGAATGCCCCAAGAGGATTCTACAATGAGCATTTAAATACTAAGCTTATGGAGCACAAAAGAGTCTTCGAAGCTATGGGGTCAAAAATGCGAGTTGCATCTTCAGATAGACAATTATCAGGTTTGGGATTTTCTTCAACACAGCGCAATAGTATAACCACTAAGATTGAAGGAAATTTTTCAAGAGTAATTAAAATTAATTTTTAAGGAGAAATATAGATGAGTAAATTTGAAAAAGCAAGCAGAATGAAGTTAAGCTTTGTGACAGACAAAGGCGTTATAGTTACGGAGGATCTTTGGGATCTGCCACTGTCAAAGTTGAACAAACTAGCAGTGTCTTTGAATAAGGAAGTTAAAGCCTCTTCCGAGGAAAACTTTTTGGAAGAGACAAGTGTAGAGGATGCAACCACCAAACTTCGGTTTGATATTGTTCTGAGTATACTAGAGACAAAGAAAGCTGAGAGAGATGCACGTGCAGAGGCTTCTTCTAGAAAAGCTGAGAGAGAAAAAATCATGGGTATTCTAGCTAAGAAACAGGATGATGCTCTAGAAACCATGACTGAAGCAGAGCTACAGAAGAAACTGGATGAATTGAAGTAGTGTAATAGAGGGAGGTTCGCTTCCCTCTATTTTTTGAGGAGTATTAATGAATAAAATAATCAAAAATAAGAGAGAAGGATTTGTGATAGTTCGTGATGGGAAATATTGGGGAGTTCAATATTCTGATGGTCACAGCCACTGTGAGGATTTTGGAGATTTTGACAAGGTAAGGTTTTTCTATATAAAACTAGATAGATCCAAGTCCCCAGAATACTACGTGACACCAAACCACCATTCTGAGATAAGGGGTGGTAAATTTGTAGAGTTTGTAGAAGAGACAACGTATACATTTAACAATGTAGAGGAAATGAATGAAAATTAAAACAAAAACACTTCTAGATATTTTGGATCACCTCAAATTTGTTTTTATGTCAAACAATTACATTGAGGATTCCAACTATATTTACTTCAACACCCATCAAGGTGTAATTTGGGCATATTCAGATACACTTATTTACAGACATAAGTATGTTGGGTCTCTTGCAGATGACTTTGAAATTATTGATGAGGAGATTGCCATTCCTGCAAAAGAACTATTCACTCTTATTAAAAAGATTAAGAAAGAAGAAATTAATGTAAAGCAGGTTGGAACTACTTTTTGCGTAAGAAATGGAAGATCCTCTAATACTTTTGCCATATCTGATCGCATGTCTGATATTAAAAAACTAGAAATAGAACTAACTAGTAATAATATCCTTCCAGCTAATCTCGATTACTTATTCAAAACATATTGTATGTATGATAAAAATGACAAAAGTTGTAAAAATATTATCTTTGAGAATGGATACGTTGTTTCATCGGACAGATACAATATAACAAGGATGGAATTTAATGATGAGGATTTCTCCGGCAGATTTGCCATTAGGTGGGATATCTTGAAGCATGTATTAGATAATGCTTTTACCAAGTATGGATGTTCTGAAGATATCTTATCCTTTAGTAAAGACAACTATGAACTAATTTGTAGGAATGATATAAATAATATTTTTGGATATGAAGACTACATGGAGAGTGCTAATGAAGATATGGATTATGGTTATTCTATTTATATGAATAAAGAAGAAGACATTGATTTTATTGACTCTTTTTTACTAGATTACAAAACTCTAGATAAAAAAGTATTGGTAGATATTATTAGTAGTCATAGACTGTTGATTCTAGCAAAGGGAAATGATGGTACACAGGAAACAAAAGCTTCTATTACTTTAGAGAAGTATAATGCCGGAGAAGCAGAGCAATTTGAAATAAACGTTGATTATATGAAATTATTATATGAGAAGTTTGATTACTTTAATGTACTGGATAGAATGCTATACTGCTGTAATGTTGAAGATAGTATAGAGAGGATTATTGTGATAAAAAATTTGGGGGACTAAATGAATGAGAAATTAAGAGAAGCAAAACAAGCGTTTGAGAAAAGATTTAGAGTCCCTGATTTTCTGGATTTTGATGGTGAAGACTATATGTATTATGGTGAAGATCCAGTGTTAGAATATCAATGCAGGAATACGACAGCCCAATGGAGAGGATTCTCCTCTTGCTATAGGATAACTCTAAACCAACCCAAACACGAAACAGTAGATCAATGGGAAGATCGAACAGGGGATATTTATCCTAATGATGGGCTTACTATTGTTTGGTCTAATTATAGAATAGAATATCAATTATATCGTTATTATGCAGTAAAAAGCACCAATTCAAAAAATAAGATATATGTGATTGACCTACCTATCGTCACCAACCATCATGGCAAACCAGAGGAGAAAAACAATGACAGATGATTTACTTAAGTGGGCAATAAATTTAACAGAAGAATTTAGAATAGAAATAGAAAATAAGATGGAAGGACTATTCTATAATGAAGAGTATATATTTGGGAGTTATCAAGATATATTGGAAGATGAGACTTATTTTCCCCTACTTCTTTTCAAAGCAGTTTTAGGGCTAAATAAAATATCTTCTGCTAATTGGATAAATATTGAAGGGGATTGTGTGCAATGCTACCTAGATCATGATGAAGAAGATGTTACTTATTTCTATAAAGATTTGGACAATGAAGAAAATGCTATAATTGCAGGACTAATATTATTCTATAATAGAGGTATTACATGATACTCCCATGGGATTGTGATTGGGACATTTATCCTATTTGGGCACAGATGTTTATCTTGTTATGTCTCACAGTAATTGGGTTGACAATATTGGCACATTACTTACTGAAATGGCATATTAAAAGACAATGGAAGAAGATAGTGGAGGATGTTAGTGCAGATACAGATCCCTAAGAAATTCAGCTACTTAGATATAAATGAGGATTGGGAAAAGGCTCTCAATAGTATTTATGAAAAGAAAAGAAATGTAATAATTACGGGGGAAGCCGGATCAGGTAAATCAGAGTTCATCCACCTCATAACAGCAATATTCAAAGAGAATAAAACTCAGGTGATTTTAATTGCCCCAACAGGAATTGCTGCTGTCAACATAAAAGGTGCAACAATGCACAGTACTTTTGGCTTGGGCATACATCCAAAAAGACCAGAAGATTTTGGATTATATCCAAATGTGAGAGGAGTATTAGAAAGAGTAGAGGTTATAATCATGGATGAAGTAAGCATGACTACAGGGAGTCACTTTGATGCTATGAATCTACTGTGTCAGAAAGCTAAAGGCAATACAAAATTATTTGGGGGAATAACTTTGATCCTCTCTGGTGACTATTATCAGTTGACTCCGATAATTGGATCTTCAAAAGAGGAACAAGCATTCTATACTAATAGGTATGGGGCAAACCCATTCTTCTTTAATAGTGAGTGTTATAAAAAGCATAGTAGTGAGTTTTCTAAAGTTAAATTCAGCAAAATATACAGACAGGAAGATTCTGAGTTTAAGGATATTTTAAATAGAATTAGAGTTGGGGATCAAACAGACAAGGATCTAACCTATATAAATGGGAATAGACAACCATATAGGAGATTTAAAGCTAAATTTAATAACAGCATTTGCTTAGCACCATTCAACAATCTGGTAGACGAAATCAACCAGATGGAGTTGTCAAAGATAGAAAAACCTGAGATAATACTATCTGCAAGAATTATTGGAGATATAAATCATAAGCACATACCAGCACCGTCTAGACTATGTCTACGGGAAGGGTGCAAGATTATGCTTCTGACAAATGATCCTAGTGGTCGTTACCAAAATGGAACTCTTGGCATATTTGATAAGATGTTAAATAATCAGGAGATCCAGGTAATAATAGATGAGAATAAGGTAGTTGTAGCTAGGTATAATTTTGAGGAATATAGATACACTTTAATTAAAGGAAGTATTACCAAACAGAAGAAGGGAGTATTTTCACAATACCCTTTAAAAATTGCATATGCTTTAACTCCTTGGAAGGCACAAGGTCTGACATTTAATGATGGTTATGTGGATTTTGCAAGTGTTAGTGTCTTTGCAGAGCACTTAGTATATGTAGCACTAAGTAGATTTAGGGATTTTGATAAAGTTGGGTTGAAGAGAAGCATACATCATGACGATATTAAAATAAATCCCTATGTTTTGGAATTTATGAAAACATTTGATGATGGAGAAGCAGAAATAGAAAATATAGATATTTTTGATGAGAGTAATTCCTTTGATGAAATACCATTTTAAAGAGGATCTATGCCTAGAAAATTAATGCAATCTGAATTTTTGGATAGGGTGTACTTACAGTTAAGATGATAGGGCGAGAGACATACACACTAGAGCAATCCATTATTAGAGATAACAAAGAATTTAAATACAATGGAAAACCAATCTTAGAGTCGGGAAACACAGAGTTGTTCACCAAAGACATACTGGAATGGTTTTAGTAATTTTACTTTTGAAAGGAGAAAAATATGGATTATACAAGAAAAGTAGAAGATAAAATAAACGAATACCTTAAAGAGTCTGGGGTGACAATTCAGGAAATTTTAGGTAATACAGATGCCTTAGTATTTTGGAGGAGCTGTCAGAGACTCTATTGCAGGGAATCCCATTAATGATATTGATATAGTTGGCTTCAGTATGTCTATTAATGACACACTGTCATTCCTAGGATTACACAAGTACACTAATGGAGATACTATAGAAGAGATGGATGAACTGTATCATGGTGAGGGTTTGTTCAGTAATCCTTTCATAATGGAATATGGAAAAATTAAGATACACATAATCAATATAAACCCAAGACATGTACTGTTAAGGCTAAGAGACAACTCCAGTACAAAGAGATACAGATCCTCGTTAAAAAGAGTAGTAGCCAACGTTGATATTGACATTTGTGGAATTTACTATTCCCCAAGAGAGGGAGTAGTTGAGCTTATTGAAGATGCCATCAAGAACATTGAAGAAGGAGTTTTCAATGTTCTTGAGGATAATGTAATGCACAAACCAAATAGAATAGAAGGCAGGATACAGAAAATGGTGGAGAAAGGCTTTAGACCATTGAATATAGCCCCAAAACCAAACTCCAGTCCTTATGCTGGTAGATTAGATATGTGGGAGGATGAATGAAAGTAATTGAGAAGCTAAAACGTAAGCTAGTACTAAATGACATGAGCAACTATGACCTACAATTATTTTGTAAATCTGCCGAGGAAGAACTTAAAAACAGAATAGAATCTGGTAAAAAACATAAAGTTTCTTTACTTGAAAATCTTATAACAAGAGAGTATTATGGGAGAAGAAGTAGACAGGAATCAAAAGTTGTAGTTTGCATGACAGAAAGCAATGAAGAAATAAAATATCTATGTGAGAGAGTGGAAGATGTGTTAAATGATAGTTGGATGACTACATCTGATATGATAAAACTGGTAGAGTTTTTACAAGAGGAGAAAAAGTGAGTAAAGAAATATTACAACAAACAAGAATATTAATTGAAGAACTAAACAAAACAAATGGGTCAAATGATAAAATGAAAACATTAGCAGAACATCCTGAGTGTAAGCAAATACTGCATTACATCTATAATGAGTTTAAGATGTATGGAATAACCTCTGCCAGAATTAGTAAATTAGTAGATGTACCAGCTATCAAGAGTTACAGTGATATATTTGTATTATTGGATGCTTTAGCTAATGGTAATATCACAGGTCACAAGGCTGTGTCATCCGTAAAAGGCTTTATATCATATTACCCAGAATACGAAGACATTATCCTTAAGATAATTGACAAAGATTTAATGATTGGAATGGGAACTTCCAATATCAATAAGGTATTTAAGAATCTCATCCCAAAATTTGATGTAGCACTGGCAAATTCCTATGACAAGGTATCAGGAAAGATTAATAAAGAAGAATACTATGGCTCACATAAGCTTGATGGTCTACGTTGTATTTGTATTAAAAATGGAAATGACGTTAGATTCTATTCCAGAAAAGGAAAAGAGTTCCTTACATTAGATAAAATTAAAAATGCTATCTTAAACTTGAACTATAAATCTAATTTTGTATTAGATGGGGAATTGTGTATTGTAGATGCAGAGGGAAAAGAAGACTTCACTGCAATCATGAAAGTGTATAAGAAAAAAGATTTTACTATCCCAAATCCCAAATATAAGATTTTTGATATGCTCACCATTGAAGAGTTTGAAAGCAAAACTTCTAAACGCATATTGTCAAAACGATTAGAAAAATTAAATGAGTATTTTGCTGACCAGAACTTACATTTAGATGTACTAGAACAAGTAAAAATGAATGAAGATACCTTTGCTGAGATGCAGAAGAAAGCCACCGATAATGGATGGGAAGGATTAATTCTACGAAGAGATACTATCTACAAAGGGAAAAGAAGTAACGATCTTCTCAAAGTAAAGAAGTTTTTTGATGCTGAATACGTAGTTAACTCAATTGAAAAGGGAATGTATCAGGTTGTGGAAGATGGTGAGCGTAAAGAGATTGAAACTCTCACAGCAGTCCATATTACCCATAAAGGATTTGATGTAAAAGTAGGCTCTGGATTCTCACTCGATCAGAGGAAAGCATTCTATGCTGATCCTCGTAAAATACTTGGGAAGACAATAACTGTACAATATTTTGAGGAGACAACTAATGAAAAGGGTGGAATCAGTTTGAGATTTCCTACTTTGAAGTACATCTATGATGGAGAAAGAATGGCATGAATAAGGAAAGTGCAATACAGTACATGCTGTATTGTCATCATAATTTTAAGACAGTCATTCCAAATGTACATACAGATGAACATGGTGGGTCGGAAGTTGATGCCCTTTATCTTACATCTACTAATAGGGCATATTTTTATGAAATAAAATGTAGCAAGGCAGATTTTAAGGCAGATTTCAAAAAGAAAAGGCATCAATTATTTCTTGACCGCAGTGATAAAATGAGTATAAAGCCAAAGCACTTTTACTATGTGTGTTATGGATTTGATATTTCTGTAGAAGATGTCCCAGAGTATGCAGGATTGATCACATGTAATAAATACGGTCTTACTACTGTTAAAAATGCCCCTGTTTTATGGAAAGAACCATTGACTACACAGAATCTTAAGTTTATTAATACTAAGATAATGCATAGATATTTGAATATGAGACATAAGAAGGGACAGGATAGTTGGGATGAAATGAGGGAGGAATAAATGGGATTAGAAATGCTTTTTGAAAAAGAAAAAGTGACATGTTTACGAACGGCTCTTATGGAAATACGAAAGATTAGAAGGAATAAGCTTATCCCTGAGCATGAAAAAGACGAAGTGTATAACATAGCTACAGAGGCACTGAATAAAGTGGGGTATTAATGCGAGGATTCTTTGAAATAGAAAAAGAAATAGTTAGAAAGAAAGTTAATAAAAAGAAAATTGGAGGCTGTGAAAGTTGTAAAGCTTATATGGACTGCCAAAATCCAAAACTAGGAGTGGTAGGTAACGGAGATAAATCCATCTTAATTGTGGGAGCACCTCCAAGTGAAAGGGAAGACCAATCTGGAAAACTTTTAAGTAATATACAAGGGAAATATTTAAAACATGCTTTACAGAAAATTAATATTGACTTAGAAAGAGATTGCTGGTATGTGCCTTCTGTGAGATGTTTTTCTGAGGACTGGGGAGGACCTAGTACTCAGATTATAAATAGTTGCAAATACAAATTGCATAAAACAATCAAGCAATTAAATCCTAAAAAAATAATAACACTAGGAGAACTTCCTTTAGAGATTCTTTTAGGGGATAGATGTAATGGAAGGATGAGCCTTAAACCTACAGAAAAGTTCTATGGAACTATAATACCAGATCAAGAATTGCATAAGCTAGTTATGCCAAATTATGACATTAATTTTGTACTCCAGCCTCTTAAAAAAAGAAGAGACTCCTTGAAAAAATGGGGGAAATGGAAAAGTTCTGATGATAAAATTGTTTTATGGAAGAATGAAAAATTATGTGAGTATGATGATTTTATATTAAAGGAAAAATTCTTTATAAAATATTTAAAAAATATATTATCAAAAAAAGAATTTAGAAAAGATACATATGAGTCAGAGTGTTGTACCGTAATGCATGAGGAGGATGCTACTCATGTTCTGAAATGTATGCAAAAGGAAAGTTTAGTATCTTTTGACTATGAGGCAAGTGGTATAAAATTACAAAAAAAAGGACATAAAATATATTGTGTGTCCTTTAGTAATGGTATTGTATCTTATGGTTTTCCTATATTCTATGACAACAAACCATTTATGGATAATCTAAAGAGATTGCTTCAATCTAATAGGGTTGGAAAAATATCACACAATATGGCATATGAGTATCAAGCTAGTATTTCCATATTTGGATACAGATCTGAAAACTTTGTATGGGACACAATGCTAGTTTCTCACATTTTGGATAATAGATCTAATATCACAGGTTTAAAAGTACAGACATATATGAGATTTGGAATTCTAGGATATGATAGTATGGCAGATAGTTATATTAAATCTACAAAAGAAGAGAAAGCATTATATGGTGCAAATGGCTTCAATACAATGCATCTTATGGATTTAAAGGATATGTGTTTATATTGTGCAAAAGATAGCCATTTTACATATCATCTTTATGAATGGCAGAGGCCACAAATAGAAGGTGATCCACATTTGATGAAGGGTTTTCACTTATTTCATGATGGTATGTTATCTTTTTGTAGAATGATGGAGAATGGGTTTAGAATAGATGAAGAAAGATTGATAAAAAATGAAATGATATTAGAAAAGAAAATAGTCAAATTGCAATACAATATTAAAAATTGTCCAGAAATTGATAAGTGGTATGAGAATAGAGATACAGAGTTCAACTATAGTTCTGGCAAACAATTGTCGGATTTTCTTTTTAATATTTTGAGATTACCTAAAACAAAAAAAACAGGAGGGGATCAATATTCAACAGAAGCTAAAGAGCTAAAAGACATAGCTCCGTTATCTGAGTTTTTGAAAATGTACTTGGAGCTTGCTAAATTGATAAAATTAACACAAGATTTGAAAGGTGTTAGAAGAGAAATGGTAGAAGGGCACATATACCCTATGTTCTCTTTGAATATACCAAAAAGTTATAGAGGATCTTCTCAAAATCCAAACTGGCAGAATCAAAGTCAACATGATCCATTTGCAGCAGAGATGTCAAAGTCTTTCTTAATGTCTTCAGAAGGAAACAGAATCATAGGAGCAGATGCAAGTAGTTTAGAAGTGGGTGTAGGGTGTTCTGTACATCATGATAAAACCATGCTCAAACAATTAGAGGAAGGATTAGATATGCATCTTGGCTTAGCTGAAAAATTGTTTATGGGGGAATTGTCTCAAGTATCTAAAGACATGATAGAGATTAAAAAAGAAATGGGAAATTATGATGCTAAAAATGACACGGAAGCTCATATGTGGAAAGATCTTAGGTATATAGGTAAAAATGGTATGTCCTTTTCATTACAATTTGGAGATATATATCTCAGTATAGGTCCAACAGTGTACAATAAACATCTACAGGAATACCACAAACAATATTTCAAAGAGTCTAAAATAGATACAGAAAAGAAATTTACAGAGCATATAAAAACTGTGTGTGATTGGTACTGGGAGGATAATTATGGAGAGTTTGGACAATGGAGAAAAGATAACTGGAAAAATTATGTAAAAAATATGAGAACAAAATTAGCAACAGGCTTCTATTCAACTACAGTTATGAATAGAAATCAGTGTAACAATTACGTGATACAAGGACCTGCTTTTCATCTTATTCTTCAGGCACAAACTAAAATACAAGAATATATAGATAAAAACAAGTTAAAGACAAAAATAGTAGCCCAGATTCATGATGCTATATACTTTGATACACCAGAAGATCTATCTGAATGGATAGGGAAGGGTTTGCGTGAGAAAGTTGTTTATTATATGACTACATATCTAATGAAGAAACACAGATGGGTTATACATACCATGAAAGCGGATGTAGAATACTATGATAATGGGAATTGGTATGATCATATTTATGCTGATAAAGATTGGGATGATGAAAAGAAAGAGGCAGAATTGATAAGGAGTTACGGATATGAATGGGACTATGAAGAAAGTGCATAATATACTTGCATGTTATTAGCAAAAATAGGAGAAGTGTGTTGGTGATGAGGAATTAAGTGTGGTAGTTAATCTGAAATTCAAAGCCTCCAACTTTTCTACATTCAAGAAACTTTTCTTTGAAACATTTAATTAAGTGCTTGACAAAAGATACTCCTTGTGCTATGCTTCTAATAAAGTATGGTATGAGGAGTTTTTTATGGGAACAGAATGGAGCACGCCTAAAGTGATGAAGCAATATGAATTTTACAAAAAAGACCAAATCAAGAAAGGAAATACTGATGTTGGGAAATGTCTCACCAAGTTTATCTTTTCTCAACTTTCTAACATTTTCAATAGGATTGACAAGTTAAAGCCAAGAAGAAATTGGGTAATTCTGCATTTTGCAGGACAACTTAGACTTACTTGCATCACAATTAGACCACAGTTTCTAAGTTCTGTATTTGATCTAGCCACTGAAAAATACTGGCAATATGAGCATAAGGATAAGGCTAAAATATATATGGAAAGCCTAGCCAAAAAGAACGATCTGGAAGTGTATACAGAAATCAAAAATGGAATATTAGATTAGGAGCCAAAATGGAATATGATTATAAAATACCTTGGATTAAAAAACTAAAAATAAATAATGAAGAAATAGACTGCTCCTTATGTAAAGCAGGATTTCCTGCGGAGGCAAGATACAATCACCCTGTTTATGGTAATCCAGATAATCCTAGTGAAGTGACAGCGTATTTCAATACACGTTACTCACGGGAGGAATTGGGCTTGCCAAAAGATGGGAAAATATTTAGTATTGGAGTGAATAAATGCTAACACAACAGACCATAGTGGTAAGAAAAGATCTTAAAATGAGAAAAGGTAAAATAGCATCTCAGGTAGCACATGCTTCCATGAAGGTAATTTTAGATCAGGGTAATTGGCTAGAAGATGACTGCTTAATAATATCAGTCACTCCTGAGCAGAAGGAGTGGATTAATGGTATCTTTACCAAAATAGTATTGGGATGTGATTCCGAGTCTGATATCCACTCTTTAGCAGAAAGAGCCAAGAGATTAGATATACCATATGCCATCATAACTGACTGTGGCAAGACAGAGTTTCATGGAATACCAACTGTGACATGCATAGCCATTGGTCCCTATAGAAGTATTCTTGTAAAGGATATGACTAGTGAGTATAAATTACTGTAGCAGTATTAAACACAAGGAGTAAAAAAATGAGTAAAAACGAAGTTGAAATTGAAATTACAGGAGAAGATATTAAAAGATTTTTTAGAAACTATGGGAAAACTATAGCCATTATATGCAGTATATTAGCTGTTATAAGTTTGGTAACATTTCTGTTTGTTCGGTTTTTTGAGCTTCCTATAAAAGAAGGGACAATAAAAGAACGATTATATGATGAAGAACATGTTGGTTATATTGAAGACTCAAAATCAGTAACCAGAACTGAGTTTTATGTAACTACAGATTCCGATGGGAATATAGTTACACGTAGCAGACAGGTTTTTGATCACTATGAATATTGTGTAGTGAAGCATTTTGATGGTGAGGATTTTATTTTATTTATCACATCCCCATCTCAAAAGATAAAAGATAAAATACTAACTAGGTACATTTATATAACTAAAAATATATTTGAATCACAGGAAGTTGGTGATTACTTTGTAGCCGACTTTAAACAGAAAGGCAGAAATGAATCTACGAGAGATAGAAACAATTATCGAGAAAGGGTTACAAATTGGCATAGAGGACATGTAGTGAGTGCTGTAATGCTAGAGTGGAAAAGAAAGGAGTACTAAGTGATAACTAAAGTAATAAAGGGTGATTTAATAAAATTGGCGAAACAGGGAAATTTTGATATCATTGTACATGGGAGTAATTGCTTTTGCACAATGGGCAAGGGAATTGCCTTTGGAATTAAGAGAAATTTTCCAGATGCTTACCAGATTGATAAGGACTCAAAAAAAGGAGATAAAGACAAACTTGGGACGTATACTTGTGCTTTTACTAATTATTTAGGGACAGTTGGGAATCTTCTAGTAATCAATGCCTATACACAATATGACTATAGAGGTGAAAAGCCAGTTGACTATATGGCTATACGAGAAGTATTTACCACTATTAATTATGACTTTAGAGGAGACGTAGTTGGGATACCTAAAATAGGTGCTGGATTAGCCGGTGGGAATTGGAATAAAATCAAAGAGATAATCAATGAGGTAACACCTGATATTGAAATTACATTAGTGGAGTGGGATGGATGAAAAGAAAAAGATTGATCTTGGATCTCGATGATACATTGGGAGATTTACTTACCCCATGGATAGCAGTATACAACAATGTCTGGGATGATAACTTGGATACTAAGATAATCACAGATTGGGATATAGCTAAGTTCACCAAACCTAAATGTGGGAATACTATCTACACTTATTTGAAGCCAGAAGAAAACAGATATGGAGTAGTAACAACTCTGTGGGATAATATGTTGCCAATGGATGATGCTATAGAAATTGTTGGGTATTTGGAAAAGATGGTGGAAATATTCGTAGTATCCTCTATATCAGGGAACTGGGATATTGCACCATATAAAGTTAAGTGGCTTGAACGTCATTTTCCATTCTTGGATAGTAGGAACTTCTTCTTTGGAACTAATAAAAGTCTGGTGTCTGGGGATTTTATAGTAGACGATAGACCATTAAATATGGAAGAGTTTAATGGAAGAAGGATATTATTTAATCAGGGGCATAATAAGGATTATCCTGCGGTAATTAATGGTATGCAGAGAGTAGATAACTGGAAAGAAATATATGAGATTATAGTGAGGGAATTTTGAAACAAGAGAATAGAGATTATCTAGGAGGTATTTAATGTTAAAAAATTTGGTAAATAGAGCATACACATTTGCTCAGGAAGCACACGAAGGACAGGAAAGAAAATGGGTGGAATTACCTTACTTTATTCATCCTAAATTCGTAGCTAGAATATTAGAAGATTTCACGAAAGATCCCGTCTTGGTTGCTTCAGGATTGCTCCATGATGTAGTGGAAGACACTGACATCACTTCTGAAATGATCCATAAAGAATTTGGAAGTAAAGTGGGAAACTTAGTTGATGAACTTACTTCCATCATTCCCAAAGGAATAACCAAACTGGAATATTTATATGATAAAATGATGAGAATGTCTGATGATGCTCTCACAATTAAGTTAGTGGATAGACTTCATAATGTACAGTTTCTAGAAATGAATGGAATCCCTTTGAAGTTTATCACAAAGTATGTAATAGATACAGAAGCTTTAATTTCTTCTGTATACCAGAATAGAATTGGGCATAATCCTGATCACATTCATAAACTGTTTGCATATCGGATTGCTTCTCATGTGAATTGGCTAGCTGAGAGATACAGGATTGACGTAGACTACATGGATATAAGGATGACAAAATGAGAAAAGACACATATACATTTAAAACATTAATGAAAGCTAGTGGTTGGAAGAAACACTACTATATGCCAATAGGTTCATCTATTGATGTATATGCCTTAAACGGTTTTACAGCACATTTCCAGAACTATTACATGGTAATCTACGGGCAGATGCCTGTGACTAAAGCTCTGAAGCTGTTTAATAGTGTAGAAAAAGCACTAGAAATAAGAGCTGATGGACATGGCTGTAACATTTCCCCTTCTGAGACTAGAGGCTCTAATAAAGCTATAATGAAATACTTGGATGAATTACTTGAGCAAGGAACTCCCTTAAAGGATTTAGATAAAATTTGCAAAATTCGGGAAAATAAATTATTAGAAACTAATCCCGAAGACTTCTTTATTGATACCTACCATATTGATACATGGAAAGGTTTTGAGGTATTCTCTAAGTTCATTGTTGACAATAATATCAAAAGCACATGGTTTGATTAGGGGGAGAAAATGAACTATAGTTTTATTTACGATGAAGAGGAGCTGTTTAAATTTTATACTAAAATAGTTCCTGAATTGAAAGATTTTGAAGTGTTCTTCCTCTCACTTTCTTGTAGGAAGAAATACTTAAATGCAGAAGAAAGAGAGAAATTTCACATCACTAGAGCTGAGATGTTTGGTAGAGCTATTGTGAGAAAACGGGAATGGACTAGATTTCTAAGAACAATTAGAAAGTATGAAGTAGCTGAAGGAGGGTATTTATCAAAGAATGCGCTACCTATTCCTGCTAAATGTATGGTGATTTACTTTAATATTAATCCCAGTAATTCATTGAAGTCTTTACAAGAGTTTAATCGGAAGGTGAATGATTGGCAATACGAATTGTCTAGTAATAATGCAATCAGCTTCAAAGATAAGTTCAATAAACTAGATGTGGAGCTAATGAATTGTTACCAAAGAAATAGAGGTACAAAGCATTGGCTTGATATTGATTTTGATGTGCCAGACGATTTTAATGCTCCAGAATTGTTAGAGGAATATTTAGAAAGAACCAAACTCAGATATTTCTGGATAGATACAAAATCTGGATTTCATTTATTGCTGGACAGAAATACTTTGGATTTTGATCCGTATAAAATTTGCAATGAGGGACTGGGAATATTGTGGACATGTTTGTGTAATAGCCCAAAAGCTAAAGATATGTATCCAATAGAAAGAACAGATGAGAAGGTCATTACTAAGGAAAAGAGTTATGAGGTAGTTGTAAACAAGAATGCTATGATCCCACTACCTGGAACTCTTCAGGGCGAGTATCCAGTTAAAGTGTTGTGGAAGTACAGCAAGGAGAGGCTGATAAGTGAAGAGATGTAGTGCTTGTGGAGAGGAAAGAGAATTAACCGAGTTTGGTAGAAGGAAGGATAGTTTGGAGAAAGCAGATAAATGGGAAGAGACAGATATAACGGAGGAATAGATGGCAAGAACAATTACTGTAAAGAAACATAATACAAAAGAAATAAAAAATGATGAAGATCCTCTTTTCGTTATTAAGATAAATGGAAAGCCCATTCTTTATATCAATGAAAGATCGGAAGCAAAGCTTTGGAATAAGATTGAGAAAGCAATCAAGGGAATAAAATAATGGGTAAGATAAATGTGAGAGATCTTCAACCCAACTTAAATTGGACGTGGAATGGGTGTTCCTTTAGATGGAAGTTTGAAGATGATTCTACTAGCTTTGCTTTTGAAAAAGAAGACAAATCTTATGTAGAATATATTGTACCAGAATGGCAAAGAGGTCACGTTTGGACAGAGGAACAGCAAATTGCCTACATTGAGTACTGCTTTACAGCCCCCTTACAGGGTGGTTCAGCTACAGAAGTTATTATAGCAGAGCAATATTTCAATGAGTTTGGTAGTAATAAAGACTTCCATGTTAAACTATATTTAATTGATGGATTACAGAGAACAACGGCTGTACGTAGATTTCTCAAACATGAAATAAAAGTTTTTGGGAGATTTGCAGATGAGTATGAGATTAGGGGTTGTGTAGATTTTAGAGTACATATGCTTAAAGTTAAGTCCGAGAAAGAAGCTATTGAGCTTTATTTAAGTTTGAACGGAACAGGTACACCTCATACTGCTGAGGAACTAAATAATGCCAGAAATATGTTAGAGGATAAATAAATGGAAATAGTATATAAAGGGCACATATTAAATGTAAATGAAAGACTTTTAGAGAAGAACAATGTCTGGGAGAGTCTTCCTAAAATTATAGAGATTAGAATTGAAATTCGTATCCTGCTGGATATGGATAAAACTCTTGCAGAAGCAAAACTATTAACATCTTTCAAAGCTAAAGTGATATTAGAAAGATTAACTGATTTGGAATTTACACTTCAAGATGCATGGGGTTTTGATAGAGACAAAAACTACCATACTTATTGGCTGAAATTATCTGGCTGTACTTGTCCAAAAATGGATAATAGGGAGCTTATTGGGATAGACTGGAAATGGGTTAGCGAAGATTGTTTGTATCATGGGGAGAATAGCACTTGACAAAACTCCAAATATGTAGTAGTATAGTACTTAGGAGGAATAATATGAAAAAAATTATTATTTTAGTTGTACTTGTATCTCTTAGTGGCTGTCGTATGCTCAACTTTATTGATATGGCCATGTATAGTTTTTTAGACGATGTGGAATATTATGATTTTGCAGAATATGATCTAAGTGAAGTGCATAACTTCAAGCAGATAGGAGATATGAATCGAAGACTTATAACTTATAAGTCGGATATAGGAGAGCAAATAGATTCCCCTAGAGTAGCTGTTATGCGAGGCTTTGGTGACTGTGATGAGTTTAGTTTAATTTTCATGTGCATTGCTAAGGAAGCACTTGGGATTAAGATGAGTTTGGTTATTGTAGATACGACAGACTACGTATTATCTAATGGCACCACTGGTCGTACTGTGGTGAATGGTGGGATAGGTAATCACTTGACAGTGAGATATAATAATGTAAACTATAGTGCTCAACATGGCTCTGTTAGTATCTACCAGAATGTACTGTATGAGTATACATTTGATGAAGTATTTGGATTTTAAGGAGGAACCAATGAAAGAAGTTACGATTGAAATAGATTTTTCTAAATTTGGAAAATTCGTTATGAAACAAGTCAGAAGGATAGATAGAGGAATACTAACATTACTTATATGTTGGGCTGTGCTATGTAGTATTTTCTTTTTAAGTCCGTTGCTACTAGGGTGGATGTAATGCCTAGACTACAGACAGCAGTAATGCTATCAGGGGATTTTACCTCTGAATTAGATGGTAAAACATTAGAAGAGATAAAGGAATACTGTGACACCATCCTAAATAAACATGCCGGAAAGATTAACTCCATTTACGTAAATACTGAAGATAGTTGGGATAGCTCTAATTTACAACTGTGGGGCAAACGTCTTGAAACTGATACAGAATATGAAAGCAGAATGAAGAATGCGCAGATAAGGGAAGATCGAGAAAAAGAAAAGAGAAGATTTGAGTATTCAGAATTAAAAAAGGAGTTTGAGGTCGATGGATAAAACACAAATTGCAGATAGAATGAAAGATAATTATGAAAAGAGAGCTAGAACGTATTTAACTAGGAGAACACCAGTTATCTGTCGCTTAGATGGGAAGTGCTTTCATTCTATTACAAAAGGTATGGATAGACCGTTCGATGAAAATTTAAATGCTATGATGAGAGCAACCACCATCAAGCTTTGTGAAGAAATTCAGGGAGCTAAATGTGCATATATGCAATCAGATGAAATTTCCATTCTAATCACAGATTATGACAAACTTACAACGGATGCATGGTTTGATTATGGTATACAGAAGATGTGTAGTGTCTCTGCTTCTATTGCTACTGCGGAGTTTAATCATTACTACAGCAGTATATATAATTCCTCAAAGACTGCTTATTTCGATAGCAGAGTATTCAACATTCCCCGTGAAGAAGTGAATAATTATTTTGTGTGGAGAAGTATGGATTGGAAAAGGAATTCCATTCAGCTTGCAGGACAATCTGTGTTCTCTCATAGTAAAATGCATAAAAAGAATACTAATGACATCAAACAGATGTTGTGGGATGAGCACCAAATTACATGGGAAGACTACAAAGATAAATGGAAGAATGGAAATTTCTGTGTAAAGACTGAGAATGGATGGGAGTTTTTAAATGAAGCACCTATATTTTCAAAAGAACCAAATGTTATAGATAATTTGGTTAATTGTGATATGGAGGAGTAAATGATAATAGCTGATATAATAATTGAAGAACAAAATAGACTAGAGTATTTACTGGTCATCTCCACAGGGAAATTAGAGGGAGCATGGGCTTCAGAGCAAAAGGAAAAGTACGAACAATTAATAAAAAGGACTGAGCAGAAACTAAAAGAATTACAACCATACATAGATCTAACAGAGAAGGAGGATCTATGACTGAAGAAAGATATTATGAGTTCTTAGAAGAGTATGATAAAGTTTGTGAGGAAGCAGAAGAAGCTCTACAATGGTATAATGATAATATTAAAAAAATAGATGGATTGAAACACCTCTTTGTGACTGAATTAGGTAGTAATGGAATTACATTTAGTGGTGAAGAGAGCTGGGCTTATGGTGGTCATGAGGATTATGGTTTCTACTTAGATATTAATTTTTTATACAATCAGGAGTATAGAGAGGAGAAAAAAGCAGAGGTATTAAAAGCTAAAAAGAAAGTGATGAATGTACAAGTTCAAAATGATAAGAAAGCCAAGGCTCTAAAGGAAGCTAAAGAAAAGGCTACGTACTTAGAATTGAAAGAAAAGTATGAGGGAAAGCCATGATTGTGTACCTAGTTGGAAAAGAAGGATGCAGATCTGCTATCAAAGTTACTACATCCAACATTTATTCTAATATAGATGGTGTAATCCTATCTGTATTAGATAAGCTGGAGGAAAGATTTACAGGTAGAAAAGAGTGGATGGCAGGACAATCTTTAACTTATCTTCTAGAAGGTGGGTACTACACTCCAAAAGTCTATTGGGAAGAACTTGACTCTAGAACAGGAATTAAGTTACTTAGCCCGAAAATGTGGGCAAAAGTAATTTTGGAGTATGTTGATAGAAAGGGTACCAGGAAATATTGGAAAGTATTGCAAAGGAGAAATAGATGAGAAGTTTAATATACAAAATTAGGGATTATTTTAGTTATGCTGAAAGAAATCTAAAATTCATCTGGGGAATAAGCTCTTGTAGTGGTGAAGCTAGTTTATACCAAGCTAATGATATTGATATCGTGTATGATAAGAAAACAAAAAAGTATATGCTTGGAGTGGAAACAGCTTTTATATTTTATGATAAAAATACCGAATGTGACTATCTGAATGAGTTGCTCGGATCATTTCACGGTTACATGGTATCTAAAAACATTTCTGTAGAATGGGAGCATATGTTCTTTTGCTCCAGCCTCACTATATCTTGTGAAGCTGATTCTATAGAAGAATTATATTTTAATTTCAATGTTTATGTAAAAGGGTACACTGCTGTACATAAAAAGGATATATAAGATGGTAGAAGCACTTGAAAAACTATTAGAAGATCCTAATGCATGGTCATGGGATGAATTGGCAGAAGCTATTGTGGAGAAATATGGAACAGAAGAAGCAACAGAAATCATTATGTGCTTGCTAATGAAGGAGCCTAAGATACTAGAAGAGGTTGCTAGTTGGAGTGATGTACAAAGAGCCGTATTAAAAGATGTTTTACAAGATGGGGAGGATGTATGAAAAAATTTATTAGTTTTACAAAAATAGGACAGTACCGGCACATCATTAGAAATGTATGCCATGTGCCAGAAGGAGAGGTTAGAGCTACACACCCTACGCTAACTTTTGAAGGGGCAATTAAGCTCCACGGAACGAATGCAGGGATATGCCATACACCGGCAGATGGAATTTGGTATCAGAGTAGAAAGAATATAATTACTCCAGAGAAAGATAATGCAGGATTTGCTTTCTTTGCCAGCAATAGAAAAGATTTTTGGTATAAAATATTTGATTATCTACATAAAGATGGATATATCACCACTATCTTCGGAGAATGGTGTGGTGGAAATATCCAGACAGGAGTTGCTTTAAATCATCTCTCTAAACGATTTGTGGTCTTTGCAATCAAATATACAGGAATTGAAGATGAAGCAGATCATTTCTACACACAGCCTGATTTTATGAATGAGGATCTTGATGTGTATAATATCTTTGATTTCCTCACATATGAACTGGAGATTGATTTTAACTATTCACAGATTGCACAGGCAGAAATGATTAAGTTAGTGGATGAAGTGGAGGAGGAATGTCCTTTCTCAAAGCATTTTGATGCACATGGTATTGGGGAAGGGATTGTGTGGTCACACTATGATGAGAATGGACACAGAGATCATATTTTTAAAACTAAGGGGGAGAAGCACTCGGCATCTAAAGTTAAGACAGTAGCTCCTGTGGACATTGAAAAGATGAATTCAGTCAATGAGTTTGTGGAATATGCAGTCACAGAGAACAGATTGAATCAGGCTATTGAACAGGTTTTCACTTCTGCATCTGAAACACCCAGAATCCAGATGATGAGTGATTTCCTTAAGTGGGTTAACAGAGATATTATTATGGAAGAAATGGATGTATTAAATGAGAATGGTTTGGAGCCTAAAGATGTAGGGAAAGCCATGAGTGTGAAAGCACGAATGTGGTTTATGAATTATTTGGATAAGGTGGTTATGGAATGATACTAGGAATAGTAGGAAAAAAAAGATCAGGGAAAGATGAGGTAGCAGATTATTTGATAGATCAATTTGGATTTACCAGATACAAATTTGCAGATCCAATTAAAACATCAGTGGCAGAAATCTTCCTTTGGGATGATGAATGGGTTAATGGAAAATATAAAGAGACAATTGACCCTAGATGGAATATCTCTCCCAGACAGGCACAACAAGCTATGGGCACAGAATTATTCAGGCAAAGGCTACAAGAGATATTACCATTATTCAAGGAATTGATAGGGTCCGATATCTGGGTAAAAAGATTTCAGTACTGGTATGATTCTTTTACAGAGAAGCCAAATGTAGTTATATCTGATGTTAGATTCTTAAATGAAGCCAACACCATTAAATCTATGGGAGGACATATTATTAAACTGGAACGAGAGGGACTTATCTCTATCGATACACATTCCTCTGAAATGGAAATAGACAGTATCGTTCCTGACAGTGTTATTTACAATGATTCAACCATAGCCGGTTTACAGTCAAAGATAGGAATGCTGTATCCAAGGCTGGCTTATGGAAAATAAACCTAAAGTATGCCCTTTGTATCTTGGGAGATCTAAACGATGTTTAGTTGGGTATTGTGTATATGGATATAGAGGAGCTGATGGTGGTTGTGTTTCTGGAGGAACTGTACGTGACAAAAAACTAGTTGACAAAACTAAATAGATGTGCTATTCTTAGATTAACTTAGAAATGAGTAAGTTAGGAGGTATCACATGTTTCTCATGAACACTGCAAAAAGGTAGCTAGTGAAAAGGAATATTATTTAAAGTATCCCCGAATAGGGATTGACAAAACTAAATAGATGTGTTATATTTAAAACATCTTAAAGATAAGGAGATAAAGTATGTATATGATAGGAGCTTTTGTCATAGGTGCAGTAACATCTGCATTGGGATGTCCTGTGTATGATTTTGGGGGATTGGGATTCAGTTTAAGGAACACATGTCTTGTAGTTGTTTTAGTTATTTTATGGAGAGTTGCATTTAATATGTTTAGTTAGGAGGAAATAAATGTCAATAATATTAAGTATTGGTATTCCATTATTAGCTTTCTATATATTTTATAAATGGGGACTTAAGAAATGGAATGAAATAGGTAGAGATGAAAAGAGGGAGGAAATAAGAAAAAGAAAAGAAGAAATAGAAATTGAAAATGAATTGTATAAGAATGTGAAGGATGTAGACCTTAAGAAAGTACAGAAAGAAAAAGCCAAAGTTTCCGAATTTATGGAAGAAACAAAATAAGGAGAAATAATATATGAATATAAAAATGAACCCAAATAGAATAGGAATTATAGGGGGAGGAGTTATTGCACTTATTGTAGTGTTACTCTTCTCACAGTCAATTGTTGAGACAGTAGATGGTGGAGAGATCCATGTAAAACAGGCGACCTTGACTGGAACGCTAACCACAAGAGCAGAAGAGGGGCTTTACCTTCAGATGTTTGGTAAGATCACAGAGTACTACAGAACATCAGAGACGTACTTATCAAATGATGCGCTTGATGGTGGTAAAGGTGCAGAAACTAATGCAACCACTGTTCGGTTTGGTGATGGTGGTACAGCAGAGATAGGTTCTGTCACCCAGTGGAGAATGCCTTTAGGAGATGTCCCTATTATTAAGATACATAGAAACTATAGAGGATTTGCTTCTTTATCTGCACAGGTACGGCAATGGATAATTGAAGTTTCTAAACAGACTGCTTCCACATTTAAAGCTGATGAAACATATTCAACACGCCGTGGAGAGTTTTCACAACTGATAACAGATCAGATTGCCAATGGGTTGTATGCAACAATTATTGAAAAAGTACTAACTCCAACAAATGAAGAAGATGAAGAAGGTAATGTAATCATGGCATCTTCTACAAGAGTAGTTATTAAAACTGATGCTGATGGGTTTCCTATTATTATCAAACCAGGTATCTTCAAAGAGTATGGTCTTGAGCTTGTTAACCATACTTTAAAAGATATTGATTATGATGAAACTATTGATAGCTTGATCTCCCAGAAGAAAAAAGCGGAACAGGAAAAAGCTGTTGCTATTACAAATGCTGAAAAAGCCGTACAGGATGCTTTAACTGCTGAAGCTCAGGGTGAAGCCGATATTGCCAAAGCAAGAGCTACTGAAGAAGTTGCTAAGATCACTGCCGTAACACAGGCTGAGAAAGCGAAGGCAGTTGCTAAACTTAAAGCAGAACAGGCAAAAGAAGTTGCTGAGATGAATGCCCAAAGGGATCTTAATGTTGCTAAACTTGCAACTGCTGAAGCCAGAGAGTCAGCTACACAGCGACTTGTTAAAGAAAAAGCTGAAGCAGATGCCAATGCATTAAAAGTAAGAGCAGGACTTACACCACAGCAGAAAGCAGAATGGAATTTCAAAATCGCTGATGTAGTATCTAGGAATATGTCAAATATAGATCTTCCTGATATGATGATCTTTGGTGGTGGTGAAGGATCTCCCATGAATCCTTTTGATGCCATTGGTCTTGAATCTTTCATGAATATTTCTGAAACAGTTAAGAACCAGTAAATAAGTATAGGAGCTTCGGCTCCTCCTTTTTAACAAATATACTTGACAAGAAAACATTATCATGGTATACTTATTAAAAAGAATGAAGGAGAATGTATGAAAAAATTATTAATGATAATTATCACGCTATCAATTTTTACATTTGTAGGATGTGATGGATATGATGAGCTAAAATGCAGAGAAGCTGTACTTAAAGCTTTTCCAGAAGATACAATATATCGAATAGATAATGATAGTCATATTGTTGTGTCCAATAATGGAAAATTGTTTTACGTGTACAACGTAGGTGTCTTCTCTGCCAATACTCTGGCTATCACCCCTATGTTATTAGTGCAGGAGGGAACTAGTGAGTAAAGTATTATTTATGCGTGGTATTCAAGGATCAGGGAAGAGTACGTATGCTAAGAAACGTGCTCAAGACCCTAATTGGAAACGAGTATGCAGGGACGATCTCCGGCTGATGTTTGATAATATTCATTTTAATGCCAAAAATGAGAAGTTCATCTCCAAGGTTGAGAAGGAAATGATTCTATCTATTTTGGATAGTGGGAAGAATGCAATTATTGATTCCATGAATTTAAGTATGGAAAAAATCAAAGAGAGAAAGGCAGTAATTAAAGGGTACTATCCGGCTGTGGAATTTGAAATTAAAAGTTTTCTAGATGTGCCTTTGGAAAAATGTATTGAGAACGATCTTAAGCGTGAGAATAGTCTTGGTGCTAGTATCATTCAAAATACTTGGATGAGACATTTTGATGTTAGGGAAAACAAAAAGCATCAGGCAGACCCCAGAGATGGAAATTTAAATCAACTTTATATTTTTGATTTGGATGGCTCCCTTGCTCAAATGAATGGTAGAAAACCTTTTATGTGGGATCGGGTAGGAGAAGATAAGTTAAGGGTAGATGTAGCTCTAATTTTGAGACTACTACATAGAACCGGAAATACGATCTACATTATGTCTGGGAGAGATAGCTCTTGCCGAGAACTTACTGAAAAGTGGTTAGATGATTATATCATCCCATACGAGGGATTATACATGCGAGCCAAAGGTGACAGTAGGAAAGATGCTATTATTAAACGGGAATTATTTGACCAGCATGTTGCCAGAAAGGGCTTTGTTGTGTGTGGTGTATTTGATGATCGTCCGATTATGGTCAGAGAATGGAAAAGTATGGGACTTACCGTATTTAATATTGATGATAGAATTTACCACACTGAATTTTAAAAAAAAGGAGATTCTTATGAGAGTTTTGTCAGATGAACAAATAAAAGCGTATAATGGACATAAAATATGCTGGAAAAATGAGAGAATACATGTCCCTAAAAGAGGGAGAATTTTTTATCTTATACTGGCAGTGATGGTATAGAACACACTATAAGGAGACTTTCTTATTCTGAGCACGTAGATAGGCTTAATAGTATTTTAAAGAGAAAGGGTTGACCATTCCAGAAATTTCTAGCACAATAGAGATGCCTTTCCAAACTTTATATAAATGGAAAAAGAAATTTAATTACTAAGGAGCACAAATGTTAAAAATACAAGAGTTTTGTAAAGAGCATCCAGAGAACTATGAGGAGCTTTTAGAAAGAGATTATGCTATAAAGGTTAAGAAAGATAACGGATTAGTCATATTTAAGTATAACCAAATTAAATCAGATTTTCACAAGCCATTAGTGCGAGAATGTAGAGGAATTATCCTTCGGGAAGGTACTTGGGAAATAGTATGTCATCCCTTTCATAAGTTTGGAAATTATGGTGAGAGTTACGTTCCAGAAATTGATTGGAAATCTGCACGAGCTACTTCTAAGGAAGATGGAAGCATCATAAAACTATACTGTATAAATGGTGGATGGTTCATTGCTACCAATGGGACAATAAATGGATTTAATGCAGGGCTTCAGGAACTTACTTTCAATGATGAAGGAATTCCTATTGACAGTTTTGGAGCACTGTTCATCAATACCTTAATGGTTAATTACAATGTACAGAATTTCAGCTTCCTTAATGATCTTGAAGATGAAACGCATATCTTTGAATTGTGTACTCCCTCTAACAGAGTGGTGGTACGATATGATTCTCCAAAGATATTCTATCTTTCTTCCAAGGACAATAAAACAGGGGAAGAGAAGAACCATCTTGCCATAAGTGCTATAGTGAGTAGTCTGCAAGAATATGATCTAGCCAATCTTGAGGATTGTATAGATCTGGTACAAGATTTTGGGACTGATAAAGAAGGTATTGTAGTTTGTGATAAATATTTCAATCGAATTAAGATTAAAGGTGAAGTATACGTTCATTTGCACCATATGAGGGGAGAGGGGATCTTTACAGAAAAGAGAGCTTTGGATATCATAAGAAAGAATGAGATGGCTGAGGTGCTTACTTACTTTCCTGAATACAAAAATGTTTTGGCATCTGTAAAGGATAAGTATGATCTGTACATGGCAGAAGCAGAAGGATTCTTGAAATATCTTAAGAGCTTTTCTGATAAGGAATTAGCAAATAGAAAAAGATTTGCTACCTTAGTTGTAGGTACACCATATAAAGATCTTGCTTTTAAATGGCTAGATGGAAGTGTGGGGACTGTAGCGGAATACTATGAGGACTTCCCCTCAGAGAAGTTGATAAAGGCTATTTGATGGCAAAGTATCCTAAGTACTTAGAAGCAGGAATGGAATTTGGGAGACTTACCATTATTGAGGTGGATGAGGATAGTAAGATTAATGGCGAGGCAAATATCTGCCCTTCTGATTGGAAGTACTCATGTAAATGCTCATGTCCCAGTGGGAGTATAAGATCTATTAGAAGAGCAGACTTGGTAGGAAATAAAACTAAGAGTTGTGGCTGTCTACAAAAGGAAGCTGTACGAAAAACTCACATTAAGAATCACAAAATAAACATTGCAGAAGATTGTGGTGCTTACATTAAAATTTATTTCTTCAACTGTGATGATTACGCTATTATAGATAAAGAAAATTATGATAAAGTGAAAAGCATCTGCTGGTTTAGAGTAGCAAAGGCAAATACATATTATGCTGTTGCTAACATCCCAATAGATCAACAAAAGTTTTATGGTAAGAAGACTATTATGATGCATCAAATACTATGCCCATCAGAGAAAGGACACATGCCTGATCATAAAGATGGAAATGGTCTAAATAATATTAACAGGAATCTAAGACCTACTACAAGAAGCCAAAACAATATGAACAGAGCCTTGATGTCAAATAACACCTCTGGAATTGCCGGTGTTGTATGGAATGACAAACAAAAGAGGTGGATAGCTCGTATAGGTATGGGTGCCGGACGGAAACACTTAGGTTCCTTTATATATAAAAAAGATGCTATTAAAGTTAGAAAAGAAGCAGAAGAGAGGTACTTCAACAAACACTCTTTTGATAACAGTAGAGGAAAAGGAGAATAATAAGAATGTTTTTGCCGAAGAAGATAAAAGCAGGATATAATGAAAGAGAGGACTGTTACACAGGTAAACTGTCCTACATCATTTACTATGATGAAAAAGACAAATTAAGAAAAGAAGCATCATGGAATAGTTGGAAAGATGATAAGTTAGGCTCGGATGATTATACAAATGAGCCTACAGAAGGCTTTGTCCTAAACAAGAAAGCTGGGGGACAACGGTGTAGTTGGAATACCAGAAATACATATACAAGAGTTTATGATCCAAGAGGCTTTGAGTTTGAAATCTCAATTCCCAATCTTATTTTCATACTGGAAAATGCGAATTCCTATAAGGGAAAGGCTTTAGAAGGAGATTTTGTATATGGGTGGGAAGGGACTGAGCTTTGGCTCGTTCCAGTAGGTGCCCCAGAGTATGCTGAGTGGACTAATACGTCTAAAATACTTTTGAGTAATACAACTATCAAGGCAAAGGACTTAGTTGCTGGATATACTTATATGACAAAGCAAGCTCAGAGTTGGATATACTTAGGTAGGTTTATTGAGTATGGCAAACTTAAGAAGCATTGGTTTGTAAATGTTAACCAGACAGAAGAGGGTGAAGATAAAGAAGAGCGAAGTAGTTGGAGTAAAAATTATTATGAGGATTTTACTTCTTTGTATGCAAGTACCATTACTTCTGTTCCTCAGAAAATAGTGTATTGTATTAGTGAGGAGGTTCATCCTGAGTATCCTGAGCTAATGGAAGCATTAGAGCACAAAAGTAGTTATGTAGGTTCAGAGGAAACTACTAAGACTAAACCTTACACCTATACAGATCTCTCTAGAGAGTGTATTTTTAATAAAGACTACCACTATAACTACAGTGAAAGTTTCTTTGATTCTGAAGGTATTTTATTCTATGTTAGGTTTATATTAAAAGAAGAGAAGTTTGAGAAGTATAGAAAAGTAAATAAAAATACAACACATAGCTACTATAATAATTATGATGAAGTAGCTGTAGCTACATACGATACTATAGAAGAACTATTTAATAACGGAGATTGTAACTACCAGAATTACTATCTAAGTAATGGTAAAATTTGTAGAACATCTAGAACATATGATATTAGTTTAAAAGAAATCATTATGGAGGAGGAAAATAATGAGTAAAAACGATGATAAAATTATTGGAATGAAGGAAGAGATCCTAAAAAAGAAAAAAGAATTATCCAAAGGTAGTGTTAAAGTTACAACCATAACCAATTGCTCCCTTAACATAGTAGATAAAAGGTATAATATTAACACATTAAAAGGTCAGGAATTACAACATTTACTTGTGTCTGTGAACATGCTATTCCTTTCAGCTAAAGATCTTAAGATGCAAGATGATTTTAAATATGATGGCTATTTACTTGGGGATTGGATCTCCGATTTAAAAAGTAGAGTTGCGGTAGAAGAATATAAAAAGAAAGTGAAAGAAATGACAGCTCTTGAGAAACAGCTCGATAGCCTACTTTCAAGTGATAAACAGACCGAGTTAGAAATTGATGGCATTTCCGAACTTATTAATAATCTTTAGGAGGGATATTTAATGACAAATAAAGAGATAAGAAACACATTCTATGATATTGTAGAAAAAATACAAGAAGTAGATATAAGCCCCTTCTTGACATATTCTTTTTCGGGGGTACACCATACATTATCATGGGGAGATACAGTATTATTTGATACAAATGATTGGGTTATGGAAAATATCATAACTGATCAGGAGATCAAAAATACAATAGAACAAGAGATTCTTAGAGTTTTAAAAAATAATCAAAGCCACATTTCTGAAATCCAAAAAGTTATGAAAGAAATAATAAAAGAAGTAATGGGAGAGTAGATGAACACTTTAGATAAACAATACATAAATTTATTGAGAAATATAAAACAAAATGGAATGCACAAAGGAGATCGTACAGGTACAGGGACACAATCTATTTCAGGGGCTATGATTCAACATAACATGGCAGAGGGATTTCCATTGCTTACTACTAAGAAAGTAGCTTTTAAGACCATGGCTACCGAATTAGAAGGCTTTATTAAGGGAATAACAAGTAAAGATTGGTATCAGAATAGAAACTGCCACATCTGGGATGAATGGTGTAATCCAATGCAAGTCCCATCTGATGTTCTTAATAATGAAGAAAGGAAAGCATTTCAAGTACAGGAATTGGACTTAGGACCAATCTATGGAAGGCAATGGAGAAATTTCAATGGTGATAACTACGACCAGTTAGAGAAAGTATTACATAGTTTAGAGTGTCATCCCAATGATAGAAGAATGATAGTTTCAGCATGGAATCCATTACAGTTAGATCAAATGGCTCTTCCTCCTTGTCATCTGCTTTGGCAAGTAATTGTTCGTGGAGGATATCTTGATTTATTATGGTATCAAAGATCAGTAGATGTATTTTTAGGATTACCATTCAATATTGCATCTTATGGATTGCTATTGGAGCTTCTTGCCCATCAATTTGGGTACAAGTCTGGAATATTGACTGGATTTTTAGGGGATACACACATTTACAACAATCTCACGGAACAAGTTGATAAGCAGATTTCTAGGGATGGTAGAGAGTTCACATTACCGTCCGTGACTATTGCTAGTAAATTAAAAGATATAAGAGATTTTAATTCTAGTGAGGATATTGTTTTAATAGATTATTCTTATCATCCATCAATTAGAGGAGAGGTGTCTGTGTAATGTACAAATATGAAAAAGAAAAACTAATCTCTTTAATGGGAGAAGTAACATACAACGAGTTAAAAAAAATGAAAGCATTCTTAGCCGGAGGAGCAATACTATCTCTCTTCTCCGGCACAGAAATAAAAGATTTTGATCTTTACTTTAGATCAAAGGGAGATGCCTTCAATTTTTACATATGCAATGAGGGACAAGCAGTAATATCTTACACAAAGCGCTCTATGATAATTGTAGGGTTTACCATCCCTCGTAATCTTATCTTATTTAAATACTTCAATTCTCTGGAGGAAATATTTGAATCATTTGACTTTACCATTTGTATGGCAGGATTTGATTTTGAAACGGAGGAGTTTGTATTTGATCCTAGATTTCATAGAGATATAATAGGCAGGAAGTTAATTTATTCCGGTACTAATATGTACCCCATAGGATCTCTTCTTAGAATTCATAAATACAAAGAGAAGGGGTTTCACATCTCTAGGAGAGAAATGATAAAGATTGCTCTTAAAACATCTTTTCTAAATCTTACATGTATAGAGGATGTAGAAAACCATATCCAAGGAATGTATGGTATCAATTTGAAAGAAGAATGGGAAAAGAAAGGATATAGTGAGTTCAATGAAGTTAACGTTATGGATTTTATTTCTACCATAAAAATACTCCCATTTAAGGAAGGAAAGTATTTGTGTATAGCAGGGTATCCAGAGAATGATGTCATTTTGTTTGGTAGTAGTAGAAATGATGGTGCAAATATGGTTGATAGTAGTGCAATAGATGAGGAAGATTATCAAATCAAAATATATAAAGATTTGTGCCCTACCCCTTCTAAGGTATACAAAATTGGAGAAATGGCATTCATTATTGCTGGTAGTAATTACATGAAAATGGTGTACGTAGCAAAGGATGATGAAGAAGATATTATCCACCCTATTCAAAAATTAGATTCCTTTAAGATGTATAAAAATGTAAAGAAGAAAGGCTCTAAGCTAATCTCCTATTGGCAATCTGATTTTGAGTATGTAGTAGGAGAAGAGATAGAGGCAGTCATGAGAGGGTACTATGGTAGATATTCTTCTGGGATATATGGTGAGATTGCACCTTCTGTGCTTCCTCATAGTAATGACGCTAATTCTGTTATTTTGGAATTGGAAGTGAAATATGACGATATGATATTTGATTTTTATGATAGTGCTCCACGTGCAAAAAAAGTATTTGTAAAACGGGAAATATCTAAGGAAGAATATGAGAAAATCACAATAGAGGATTGGATAAAAGATAATGGTTGATAAATATAAAACGAGTAAGGAACTTGGAAGACAACCTCCTTCGGTAGAAGAAGTGATCGAAGAGGAGGTTAAAGCTCCCTCCGATATCATGAACACAAGTGTAGAGAATGCTGAAGTTTCTGGTGATTTTTTTTGGAAAAATGGATATTCGGGGTCAGCCGAAAATTGTATAGTATTAAAATCTGATATAATTCAAGAGATTAGAGAACTAGAACGCATAACTGCTAAAACTATTGTAGGACTAATCTTCCTAGAGGATGGTACAGTTATGACTTTAATGGAGAAAATCCAATGAGATATTCTAAATATCTAGAAAAAGAAATGAGATTTGGAAGGTTACACATAATTGAGGTTGATGAAGATAGTAAAGTTAAAGATGATAAAGATGTACCCCCTTCACAGTGGAAATACTGGTGTAGGTGTAGTTGCCTCAATGCTACTATAACCACAGTGAAGCGAACCAAACTAGTGTCTGGATTGACAAAAAGTTGTGGGTGTTTGCAAAAGGAAACAGCATCCACAACAAACTCCAAGGTAAATAGCATAGAAGATTGTGGTGAGTACATTAAAATATTTTTCTTCAATAGGGAGCATGGATGTACTCTTGTGGACAAGGAAGATTACATCAAAGTAAAAGACTATTGTTGGTGTAGGACTGTGGGTATTGGTGGGGTTTTCTACAGTATAGCAAATGCAAAAGGGAAGCACTACTCTTCAAGTGTATATATGCATTCCATAATACTTCCTACTAAGGAAGGAATCATCCCAGAACATAAAGATGGCGATGGTTTGAACAATAGGAAGCTAAATATGAGGACAGCCTCAAGTAGCCAAAATAGTATGAATACAAAGGTAAGCAAGAGAAATACTTCTGGAGTAAAGGGGATTAGTTGGAATATTAAGCAGAATAAATGGGAGTCCTGTTTATCTGTTGGGGGAAAGAGAGTGTTGAGAAAACTGTTTAAAAATAAATCTGATGCAATAAAGGCACGTAAAGATGCAGAGCAGAGATACCAAAAGGATTTTTCACTAGATGCTAGTAGAGGGGTAGTACGTGAGTAATACTAAATTATATAATAAATATAGATTTAAATCACTTGATGAAACGATAGGAGATCTTGCACATCTTAATAAACTGAAGAAGGATATTGAATCTGGCAACATAGATCATACCTATCTTTTTTATGGTATCCACGGTTTAGGAAAAACTTCCATGGCTAGAGTTATGGGTTCTAATATCCCTGATTGTTACATTGAAGAAATCTCTTCTGCGGTAGATAACGGAGTAGCTAAATCAAAAGAAATAGCTAATAATATTCATCAGATACCACTAGGGTACAAAAATAAACTTATTATCTTAGATGAAATTCAGAAAGCATCTTCGGCATTCTTTGATGCACTATTAAAAGCTACAGAGGAGCCACCAGAGAATGTGTTTTTCATCCTTTGTACAACAGAGTTTAAGAAGATCCCTGCTAACATTAAAAGTAGATTTACCAAGATAGAATTTAAAGCTCCTGATATGAAATCAATGCGAGATCATTTGGTATACATATGTAAAGAAGAAAGTTTAACGGTAGAAAGAAAAGTACTGACTGAGATATGTAAGATTAACAATTCTATTCCACGCGATTGTATTAGCTCTCTACAACTACTTGTGGGGATAGATGATAGTGAAACACAACTTAAACTAATAAGTAGCCTAGAGGAAGCTGAGAAAGGTATTGGCTATGAATTATCAAAGGCATTGTATAGCTCTTCTACAAAATGGAGCACAATTACCAAACTATTACAGAATGTATCCGCTAGTGAGGTAGAAGGTATTCGCAGAGTGGTTCTTAATTACCATGCAAAAGTTTTGTTGAATACCGGAGATAAAAATAGTGCATTGATACTGGACAGTTTTAAAACGGAAATGTATGATACACCACTGCCGAGTTTGCTTTTAGCAATTTATGAGAATATATAGGAGAGAATATGGCATATTACAAAGACGAAGAAGGAATAGTACATACACACATTTTTTTATTAGAAGAAGACTCTGCACAACATGCACAAGGATTCCACTTTGAGAATGAAACTTACAGTGAATTATATGGTCCCTTTACAACGTTAGAAATTTGCAAGGCAGAATTAAAAAGATATTGTGTTGAATATTTAGGTACATAAATAGGAGGAAATATGGAATACAAAACAGGAGATAAGTTTAAAGTTAAATCCTATGAGGGTTTGGTAGGGATGGTAGGTGTGGTTAAGGATTCTGACGGGGAATTAGAATTCGATGAAGGAAACGCAGTATTTGCAGTGGGAATGAAAGACCATTGTGGTATGGAGCTTATTGTGAGAGCTGTTATAGGAGACACATATCGAACAGAAGGTAATGATTGGGAGTGGGAAGAGTGGATGCTGGAAGATATTCCTAAACAAAGAACTGCTACAGCAAACGTAGATGGGGAGGTATACTTAGATGTTATCCAAACTGATGAGCCTATAGTAACAACCAGAGCCATTTATGAAACTATTAAAAATGGCTCTCCTGTAATGGCTGGATACCTAACTGAAGCACTTCCACACTTTGATGAAATGCTCTTTGTAGGAAAGAGTCCTATAGATGGATATGGCTTTATAGTATCAGATTTTGAAGGTTGTACTGAGGCATATGACCTAATCCTTCCTCTACATAAATATGAGGAGATGGAAAAACTGGTTATAGAAAACCGAAAAAATATAATGAAGGATTACATTAGGAAATTTGGATTAGGGGAAATTGAATGAGGATATTAAAAGTTTTATTGTATGATGTATTCATAGTAGGGGTATTGTACCTTGGGTATAATACAGGGCATATGCAATTAGCAGGGAACATTGTTGGGATATTTTATGGCTTTGTATTCTTCTTTGGAACCATTGGATTAGCCTCTTTCTTTACAAAGAATAAAGAGAATAAAGAGAAAATTGACCTTATCCTCAAGAACAATACACAGGTTCAACTGGATTACAATTATGTTACCGCGAATATCCTATCCGTATTACTTATGATAACCACATATTATATGGGATATTACAAAATAGTGATTATTATGTTTACTATTTTACTTATTGGGTTTAGTGCAATGATCAAATTTATAGAATTGCAAAAGGAGAAAATAGATGAAGGAAATTAACAAAGAACTAGCAGGAGATATAAAAGATTACTATAAAAAATATAAATCTTTTATGAATGAGCAAAAAGAATTATCTGACCATAACAAGGATATGAAAGATGCTTTTATGGAGAGGCACTTTGGAGAAGAAAGTGCCTTTGAGCCTTTTGAAGTTAAGAGGATTAAGAAAGAAGTTACAAAATATTTCAATACAATTCTAGAAATAGACGCTGGAATAGAGACTGTAACTGAAATTAAATCTGTAAGAAAATCACATTTTAATTTTGAAGTAAATGTCTATGAAGATTTAATGGAAGTATTTAAGCAAATTGTAGAAAACAATACCAACAAAGAGGATTTGAAAAACAGAATGGAGAAAGAAGTGCTCCTAATCATTGGTGGAAAGCTTGGAATTTCTTTAGATATAACTAAGGGGATCTTCAAGCTTTGGAAAGATCAGGAGGATGGAAAGTTCCCTGTAGCACTATCTGTTGTAGATGATTATCGTATCATTGTTAGGGAAATAGATAAATTGGAGGAATAGAATGTGTGTAGATTACAGTGCTTGTGCCGGAATTGGCATTAAGTTTAATGAAGAAACTGTTATGAAATTTGATTCAGATCTCTGGGAGAGATTTATAGAATCCGATTCTGGGTTTGACTTCTTAGAAGAACTTTTAGTAGAAAGTGAGTGTATTGATTTTGAGCAAGGTGGAAATGCATGGTCTGGAAACACATTCTTCTGCCTGTTTGCTTCTGATCCCATATTTGGTATTGTTGATTTTATCAGTGAGATGCACATGATAGGATTCACGAATCTGGAGAAGACTGATCTGCTGTGGATTAATGAAGTATACATTAGTTAAGAAAGGAGGAATAATGTTATTTAATGAATTGAACGCAATCCCAGAGAAGCTAAATGCATTAGGAAGACTACAGTATGTGTATTATTCGGTGGAGGAAGATATTATTGTTTCCTCCTCTGAGTTAGGGAATGCTATAATACTGGAGCGTAGGGATCAAGCAAAATTGGAATCTTTCTACAAGCAAGCATACTATGCAAACACCTCAATGACTTGTGAGGATTGCCGAGAACATAAACTTATACAAGTTGATATAGAGTTTAACAGATTTCTTACCGAAATGAAAGACAAATACGGAGGATAAAAGTAATGCGGAAAAAAGCACTAGAAAATTTGACAGATCAAGTAACATCATCTTTCAATGAGTACATTGATTATATCGAAGGGGAAGTGGTAGAAGCAAGAGATATGCTTGAGGTAGTATTGGGAGAAGATTCTCTAGATAGAGAAAAACTACAGGAATGTTTTGATATACTAAAGCAATTAGCGGAAGATGTGTATTGAGGGAATATGGTAAATAATTTAACAACAGAAGATTTTGAAGAGAAGGTGATCAAGGCTAAAAAGCCTGTAATTGTAAAAATGTACACTAAGTCTTGTGTCCCATGCAAACTATTTTCTCCTATCTATAAGGAACTATCAGAAGAGAATGGGCATATTGATTTTTATCAACTGGATGCAGAAGAAGAACATGCAATAGCAACGGAATATGACTTGATGGTAGTGCCTACAGTAATGTTCTTTTATAAAGGGGAGTATCTAGATCGATTTAGTGGGATGCTAAATAAGGAGAAAGTACTGAGTCTGTTTGAAGAGTTAGTTATTGAGAGTTTTGAAAAACCCTTTGGAAGAAGTGAGGAGCATAGCATTGGAATTTAAATCAGAAATGGCAGAGAAGGTCTATAGATCAAAGTATATGATACCAGTAGACAAGGAGCTGATAGATCCACTAAAAAGAATTGATGCAGTAGTAACTAAGTACTACCCTGAACTAGAAGGCAAATGCATTGAATATGGGAGTAAAAAGTGGGTTGGGTTTGCAGGAGGTTTATACAGATCGGCTATGAACCCCAACCAAAATGTAAGTGTAATAAACTGTACAACATTAGGAGCTATAGATGATAGCCTAGAAGATATTTCAAGAGGCTGGTATAAATGGAGCAAATACAGTGCCTTTGGACAAGGTGAAGGAGCAGATTTTTCTAAGTTACGCCCTCGTGGAGCACAAGTTCATAATTCTTCACAGGAATCCACTGGAGCAGTGTCTTTCATGAGAACTTATGATGATATCCTAAAGGTAATCTCACAACAGGGAAGAAGAGGAGCTGGACTAATGTCCCTCAAGATCTCTCATCCAGATATTTTAGAGTTCATCTCCGTTAAAGATGAGGAAGGTACGTTAGAAAATGCCAACATCTCTATAATGATAGATGATGATTTCATGAGAAAAGTAGAGAAAGATGAGATGTTCACATTATACTTTGAGAATAAGTATGAGAGAATTGAGAGGAATATTCAAGCTAAAAAACTATTTACAATGATAGCGAAACATGCCTGTAAATCTGGAGATCCTGGATTATTATTTTGGGATACAGCACAGAGATATAGCAACTCAGATACTGTTGGGTTCCCTATAACGTCAGTCAATGGTTGCTCTGAAATTAACTTGGATGATGACAATGTTTGTATGCTTAGTTCTATTAATATTGCAAAATACAATGAGTATGGTAAAGATGTGTATAGAGAATTAATTGTTTTCATGATATATGTTCTTGATGCATTTCGACTGTATGAAATAGAAAATGAGAGAAGTCCTACAGAGGAGCAAAGATTTAAAATTATGAATGCTCCCCGTGTAGGTTTAGGATTTGTTGGGTTAGCAGATTTCTTTATCCACCACAAAGTTAGATATGGGTCAGAGAGATCTCTTGTATTGGCAGAAGAAATAAGCAGGGACTTGGTGCATTACTCATATAAGGCTTCAAACTTGATTGCACAGAAGAATTGTGGATCATACCCATCCTATGACAGGGAGCAAATAAAGAACTCCATGTTTATTCAAAACATGTTGGAAGATGGGGTTTTAGATGATGGGATGCTAGAGTTCCAAGCACATATGACACACAATGCCCATGCACCTACAGGGACTCTACAAATGATTTGTGAAGCAGGTGGAGGAGGAGTGGAGCCTTTATTTGCTAAGTATTATGTGAGAAGAGAGAGGAGTACAACAAATGATTGGAAAGAGTGGTTCACATTTAATGATCTAGTTGTACAGCATTTAACAGATAATGATTTAGAAGTGACAAAGGAGAATGCAGACAATCTTGATCCTTCTATTTGGTCTACAGCACATAATATTAATAATATGGAAAAAATACAACTAATGGCTGTTCTCCAGAGATATATAGATTCATCTATATCTATTACATACAATCTCCCTAAAGATGCCACATCTACGGATGTTGAAGATATTTATATGGCAACTTGGAAGGCTGGATTGAAAGGAGTTACGGTATACAGGGAAGGTAGTAAGGCAGGAGTCTTAATTACGGAAGCTAACTATAATGCTGTTAAGAATAAGACAGAAAACTCTGAATCCAGAATTGCACCAAAAAGACCATATGCACTACGATGTGAAATTCACCATATAAAATCTAAAGGTGAAAAGTTTATGGTGTTGGTAGGAATGTTAGATGACAAACCTTATGAGTTATTTGTAGCACATCCAGTAGAAGGTTTCCATGATAAGGAAGGTGGTATTGTAAAGAGCAAAAAAGGACACTATAAACTTCTTAACAACGGAGAAGAGGTGGTCATAGATGATTTAGGAGCAGGAGCTGAAAAAGAATATGGAATGGCAACACGCCTCCTCTCTCTATCTCTACGACACCAAGGAGCAGAAACACCAATCCAGTTCATTGTGGACTCACTACTGAAGGATAAGGACTTTACTTCATTTAGTAAAGGTGTAGGAAGAGTTTTGAAGAAGTACATTAAGGAAGGAGAGAAGAGTTTATCTTCAAAAAAATGTCCTGAATGTGGAAGTACTTCTCTTGTATTTCAAGAAGGATGCCTTACATGTTCTGAATGCTTTTATTCAAAATGTGATTAAAAAACAAATTTAATAAAATATTTAAAAATAACCACTTGACAGATTGTTAAAGTCATGCTATAATATTAGAATAGGGGGAATAATGACTTGGAATAAATCAGAAGATAAACTCCCAAGTATAACCGTTGCAACAGACTGGGGAAAATCAAGTATTCCGATTCTGGGTGACTATGGTAAAGATCAGGAATGGCGGTATCTCCAGCTTTCTTATGAAGAAGGTGAAGCTGATGGAGAGGACTGGGTGGAATGGTTCAACCCAGATGGGGAAGTATTTGAAGCACCGGAAAGATGGTGCTATATAGAGGAGTAATTATTGAACTGGAATGAATATGTAAAGGAAGCAAAGAAGACGATCACATTTGACACCCATGAGAAATTATTATTTTGCACAACTACAGGATTGATGGGGGAATGGTCAGAATTTATTACCCATCTGCAATGGGATTCAGAAGATGCTTTGATAGGGAAAGAAATTGGAGATACAAGTTGGTACTTAGCAATTCTTTCTGACTTCCTAAATGTTGAAATTGAATTATTTGTTTGGGATGAAGCTGAATGCAGAAGAGATATTATACTAGATGGTTTTATTACTATAGGGCATATACAAGAAACATTAAAAAAAGTAGTTAGAGATAATGATTGGGAAATAAGAACTAGTGAAACTCATTTAAAACTTAAAACATTACTTAGTAAAATGTACACTCTTCTATTAGAAATATGTGAAGATGAAGGATTTAATTTTTCTGATATTTTATCAGGGAATATTGAAAAACTTGCAGATAGAGCAAAACGAGGTGTATTACAAGGATCAGGAGATTAAAGATAATTTAGAAGAATCGGTTAATGTATTGAGAAAAGCCTTAAAAGAAGATGAAGAATTATATTATGGATATCAAGCAAATATAGCAATGGCTTTTGTAGATGAAGTGGGGAGTAGTGATCTTGTTATTGACCACAATGATCTACATGAAATTGCAAATACCTCTGCTATTAATTTTTTGAATACTCTTATAGGAGATACAAGATGAAAATTATTTATATTGAGGAGACGAATGGTTTTGATGCTATGAACTTTGAAGAGGTTTTTCCTAATGTCACACTAGAATTATGGGAAGAGATGCAGGATAACAGATGTATTCAAGATCCAAACTGTGAAGATGAAACATTTGAAGGATCTGCTTTGGAGTTTGGGGAAATAGATTCAAAGTTCATTTCTTTTATTCAGAATGAAATTATGGATTACGATGCGTCAAAGGAAAGTAACTTTTATATCGTGGAGGAATAGATGAAAATAAAAGGTAAAATAGAAGACAGAATGAATAGGAAGAATCGAAGGGACTTCATTCATAAGGAAAAAATTAGACTTCATGCTGGACAAGCTACTAGAAAAGGAACTTTGGGGGATGGCAGTGAAATCCCATGGAGGGCAGAGAGGAGTAAGAAATGGTGGAAATCATAATTACCGATCCAAAGAAATCCTACAGTAGAAATGATGTGACATTCAACAATGAATTTTTAATAACTACTTTAACAGTAAAAGAACTGGATGATGTGATTTGTGGGAAGCAATACAATTTGTATGTGGATGATAAGAAGGTAGAGAATGAGTAAAGGTACTGAATAAAGATGGAAATAGAAGACAATACAGTGGTAGATTTATACAATCTACATACGGAGTGGCAAAGACAGGCATCCCTTAGAAGAGAGGCAGGGGATGAACAAGCAGATGTTGCTAATGAACTACGCAACAAAAAAATATACATCAAAAAAAGAAGATCTGATATTGCCTTAGAATATAAAAGGGGAATTAGAAGTATACTTGATACAAATGAAAAGCCTGTGAAATTGGCACTGCCGGATATTGCTAATGCTGTAGAATCTGATGAAGAGATCTACAAACTTGAACAGGAAGCAAATGTACTACAGAAGAAAGTAGATATTTGTACAAACTATACTATAGCCTTGGATGTAAAGAAATACGCACTACAAGATGAAGTGAGATTATACCTAGGAGGATATTTTGCTGACCCTGTAGATTTTACTAGAAATAGTGGAAATTACATAAAAGAGATTACAGAAATCAAAGAAAAAGAAGAGGAGGTTGATGAGCGAGCAGAGTTGAAACGAAGGAGAAGGAAGAAAACAGATGGGTAATAGTGAAGTTTATTACGAAGTAAAAAGAAATTGGAAAAAACCGCTTTTGGTTAAATCAAAGTTTGTAAGATGTGAGGACGCTGTGTATTATTTTTACAACAAAGAAGATCGTTCTGACATAGATCAGCCAGAAGCAATGTTTAAACAAAATGAAGTAAGTAAAATAATTAAAAAGAATAAGGAAGTAAAGAATGGCAAGCGTAAGTAATGACAGAAGAGCAAGATTAGCAAAGAAACAAGAAAGAGACATGAAGGAAGAAAGTGGTGGGGGCTATAGAGTGCTGGACACATCTGAGTATCCTGATATCACATGGGTTAAGCCGGAGTTAGAGACAGATTATCTTTTTGACATTATACCATATGTTGTGACATCAAAGAAGCATCCTAAATATGCCACTCTGAAAGATGCAGATCCAGATTTCATGGAAGATGATCGCCTTGATCTATATGTCCATACTAAAGTTGGCCCTTCTAAAAAGAACATGGTATGTCCTAAGAAAAATTATGACAAGGACTGCCCTATCTGTGAGGAACATGACCGTCTTAAAGAAGATGAAGACCTTGAGTGGAATGATGAAAAGCTATATGCCCTTCGACCAAAGAGAAAGTCCTTCTACAATGTGGTGGATTTAGAAGATAACAATAAGATGAAAATCTTTGAGTACTCCTATGGGTGGTTCACCCGTAATCTAAAAGACCAGATTAAGAGAAAATCTAAAAAGAGACAATATCTTCTTGGTGATATCTCTGAAGATGGATTCTCAATTGGATTTGAATTCTCTAAGTCTAAATACAATGGTAAAGAGTATTGTGGTGAAGTAAAATCTTTTGACTTTGAGGATATGGAAAACCAGTACAATGATGAGGATATTGATACTTCTCCTAGACTTGATACTATGATTAAGATTTCTTCTTATGATGAGATATCTAATGCTTTCTGGGGTAATGATGATGATGATGACGGTAGTGATAAAGATGGTGTCGATAAAGAGGATAAACCTTCTACATCTAAACGTGATCGTGGTGATAAAAAAGAGGAGAAGGAAGAAACATCAGGACGTTCTTCTAGACGTAGTGAGAAAACTGACTCTGAAGATGATACACCTTCCACACGGAGACGAGCTAGAAGAGCTAAAGAAGAGCCTTCAGATCCTGAATGCCCAATGGAATTGACTTTTGGACAGGATATAGATACCAAAACTTGTGTTAAGGATTGTGAGTTTTACTCATTGTGTGATAAAAAGTATGAGGAACTTCATAACTAGATAGATTTTAATGGGAGGGAGAAATCTCTCCCTTATTTTTTGGAGAAATTATGTCTAAAGTAAATAACATAGAAGTCTATGATGGCTATATTAAAATATTCTTCTTCAATAAAGACCATGGATTTACAATCATTGACAAAGAAGATTATTTTAAAGTAAAAGACTACTGTTGGTATAGAGTGCCCACCACCTCAAAGAAGTTATTTTACGCTGTAGCCCGTACTAAGGGGAACTTTAATAAAACTCGTATAAAAATGCACCAAGTAATTCACACTGTAGAGAAAGGGTTTATTCCAGAGCATAGAGACGGTGATGGGCTTAATAATAGAAAGATTAATTTACGTTCTGCAACCAATGGTCAAAACCAAATGAATAAAGAAATTCAATCTAATAATACTTCTAAACATGTAGGTGTATCTTGGCATAAATTGACTAAGAAATGGAGAGCGTATATAAACAAAGATGATAAAAGAAAAGAGCTAGGGTTATTTGCACATAAAGAAGATGCTATAAAAGCAAGACAAAACGCTGAGGAAGAACTTCATAATGAATTTTCGTATAAAAAGAGCAGAGGAGAAACTAGGATATGCCAACAATAGAAGATAAAGAAAAAATCCTTGAAAATAAGAAAGAAAAAAAGAGTAGAAGATTAATATTTGATAAAAAGATTCCTACAGGAATAGATCTTCTAGATATAGCAATGGAAGGGGGGTGGGACATTGGTGGTGTATCACAAATTTTTGCGGATAGTAAGGGTGGTAAAACCCAATTTGCCGTAGAGCTAATATATCAGGCAATGTTAAAATACAGTGGAAAGAAAACTAAGTATAGGTATAACGATGCAGAGGCAGCAATGTCCTTTGATACCGAAGATCGTTATGGATACCCCCTACTAAACACAAAAAACTTAGTTCACATTCCTATTATTGAGTCTGTAAAGGCAGATCTTTTAGATTTTTGTGAATCTGTTGATGCTTCAAAAGGTGAAGTTGGTGTGTATATTACAGACAGTCAAGATCAACTTTACTCTTTAGCAGATAAAAGTAGAACGGATGATCAGAGGAAAGCATTTAAGAAAAGCGGTGAAGCTACTAATATTGGAACGTATGGTGATAGGGCTAAGAAGCTTGGTGAACTTTGGAGGGAAGTTACTATTCCCTGCTTTGAGCATAATATTCATGCTTTAATTATTTCTCAGATCAGAGACAACTTAAACGCAGGAACGTTCGGGAAAAAGCACATAGTATCTGGAGGGCATTCAAGTAAGTTCACTGCAAGTAAACGATTTGAAATTTCACGAGTTTGTGATCTAGGCCCTAAAGATCGTCCTTATGGGTATAGGGTTAAAGTTTTCTTAGACAAAACAAGAACCAAATATGAAAAAAGAAAAGTGTACGTAGATGTGATTACTGATACAGGCTTTGACAATGTGCGGAGTAACATAACTTTTATCTATGATTTGTTAGATGAGTATGGTAAGGATATCCCTGCCAGAATGGGTGCATTGAAGTGGGGAGGATCCTATGACCCCTTTGATAGTGAGGAAGTGGAAGGTGTATCTAATGATGAGTATAAAGGGTTCTGTAAGGATCAAAACATAGAGGATGCTATCAAAGAAGAATTTAATAGCCTCAGAGTTTCTAATATTAAAAAATATATCTCTGCTCGTTCTGATATCATGGCAGTCTTTGTGAAACAATTTGGTGTTATGTCTTTTAATGACTTAGTGACCTACATTGAGGATAATGATTTAGAGGAAGAACTTACTAAAAGAGCAAAGCTGAAATGGGATTATCTTGAACAAAAAGATAAACCTAAGAATAGAAAGGTAAGACCGAAGGTGGAATTATGAAATACAGAAAGAAATCTGTCGTTATAGAAGCTATTACATTTAATGAATTCGTGGAGTATGGGAAAAATATCTCTGATAATATTGTTGGAGGTTTGCCATGGTCATTTAACTACAATGGGCATTATATAACTCATGAAAATGATGAATGTTATCTTTTTGATACACTTGAAGGTACTGAAAGGATGACTCCAAAGGATATGCTAATAACTGGTATTGAGGGTGAGATATACCCAATTAAGTTAGATATATTTAAGAAGACGTATGATATCGTGGAGGAATAGATGAATGAAAACTTACTATTAAACACCATTGAATATTTATGGCAAATTATTGATGACATTGATACAGCCAGTGATGTTGCTAAAGAGAATGATAGGGCATATAGATTCATGGTTGAACAAAGACAGAAAGCTAGATGGAATACAGGCATCTCATCTGATGGATATCTGTTAAATTATGCTAAATTAAAGGATGTGAAATGATTTGTAAAAGAAAATGTTATGAGTACGCAGTAATGAATTTCACTGTGGAAGAGGATAGTGAGAATATCATGCACTTAGCCAATGGATGTTCTCCTAAAATTGTTCGGGTATCAACAAAAGAAACATCTTTTGCACTAAAAGGAAAAGGTATATTGGGGCATGGTGTTCTTGGTGATTTCATTGTAAAGGAAGATAATAAATTGATTGTTTATTCTCCAGAGGATTTTCATGAGAAATTCACTATGCAAGAGGTAACATAGTGAGTATAAAAGTAGAAGTAATAAATGGGGATTTCCATATATACCCCGAGACGTATTCTGAAAAATATGCTTGTGAATGTGCCCTCTCTCTGCAAGAAGGAGAAAGCACAGATCCTGAATCTATTCGTAGAGCTATTACCCTTCATGATGATAAAATACTTCAAGAGGATGATGTATAGTGACCAAGAATAATCCTGAAGAAGCTATACTAGTAGAACAGCTTCTTGTAGAAATTAATAAACACAAGCCATGGGAATGGTCCTCTAATTGGAAGACCCAATCACAGTACTTCTCATGGCTTAGAGGGCAGTTAAGGGGAATCTGGTCAAGAAAGTGGGTTCCTAAGAATGACTACTTAAAGAAGCAGTGTTTTGATCACCCACTGACAGATGGGCAAGGAAATCCAGTCCTGATTAAATCGGGTAAGAATGCAGGGAAGCAAAAGACACAAAAGTACTTTATATGTGAAGTTACAGGGGAATTAACCAAAAAAACAGAAGGAGAAGTGGATCATATTTCTCCAGCAGGAAGTTGTAATTCTCCTCTGGAAGCTTGTGTATTTCTATTTAGATTACTGACTTCTCCTGATAATATGAGATTGATATCAAAAGATGCCCATAAGATAATTACACATATGGAACGTACAGGGATGTCATGGGAAGAGGCTTCATTGGATAAAGCTATTATTGCAAAGATGAAACAATCAGTGAAGGATCAGTCCCGTGAGCTTTCTCACAATGGGTATACTCCTTCAGAGATATCCAACAAAGCTAAAAGAAAAGAGTGTTATATTAAAATGTTAAGTAAATAGTAAGTCAGAAGAAGATGTGCTTTGTCTCATAAGCATATTGGACTCTGACTTTTTTATTTTGTATATTGACAAATGATGCGTGATGTGTTATGTTTATTGTAGATTGAATATTTGGAGGAATAGATGTTTATTAAAAAGAGTACTTTTGCTTCTCTAAAGGAAAAGCTACATAAGAAAGATACTGAATGGCAACAAATGTATGGGGAGCATGTCACTTCCCCATACACATTTCACGCCCTCTCCACTGAAAAAGATGGTAGAATTTGGTTGAACCCTAGACACCAAGATTACATGGATGGGTATTGGCTTAAAAAAGAAGATCTTGTTGAGTGGATACATGATGAGTTCAATTCTAGCATCTTTAAGAGTAAAGAACATAAGAGGGAGATTTACTTTTTAGAAAGCCTACCCCATGGAATGTCTATTAGATGGGCATATGATAATTTCACGGGACTGTCAGCAAAGTATTTTGATGCAGACTCAATGTATGGGTACAGATCAGATGGATTCGTTGCAAGTAAAATCAACAGAAATTCTAAGAAGAAAACCCTAGATGATATTCTCTCTTTTGTAAAACATAATTACAAACAGGAAATTGGCTATATCTATAAAGACAATCATGGTTGTGTTCAAGATCCTATATCAGAGAAAAGAATGGAAAAGTTAAATAGTGAAGCATGGGGTATCTTAAGATGTGCCTCTTTATTCGGTCTAGGGTATTATGGGGCATCCAATACACCCTGCAATAAAGAGAACTTCGCATGGGTAAGAGAGATCCTTTTTTATGAGGCATTATTCGAAAGATATGTGGAAGAAGAAATACTTACTGAAATGGATGTGGAATTGTACTTCACCAACAGTGTACTGCGTAAGAAATAAATTAAAAACTTAGGAGAAAATATGCTATTTGTAAAGAAAAAAGAAAATGAGATAAATGAGATTGATGTAAAGTTTGAGGTGTTGTCAAGAAGTCCATTTAATAATATGGACTTCTTCATAGACAAGTTTCGTTTTACCGAATTATTTAGATGTGTATCAAACGATATGATCAATACAAATCTGAGTAATCACAAGCAAGACATCTATGAATGTGTAGATGAAATATTTGTGGAGAAAATGCTATGGTGGAATTACAACATTGTAACCATAACCTCTTTGAATACTTTAATATATGGGGGTGGGAAACCTACTATAGAATCCTACGGAGAATTGGATCAATACAAGGATGAATACTTGGAGAAGTTTAGTGTAGATCATTTCATCTATTCAAAAGATTATAAATTCTTTAAGGACTTCTTCAATAATACAGTTGTGTTGGAAGAGGCTTCAAATGGGTAAGTGTGAATGGATTGGAACCAAGGCCAAAGGTTCACCAACTGAGTGGAAGTTTAAGCCGTGCAACGATTTTGAACCTATAGCAGATACAAATTCTTTTGGACAAAGCAATGGTAAAGTTTTTTGTAAAGGCTGTCAGTCTGATATTCCCCAATTCAAACCAGAACCTGAACAGCCAATTATTAAAAAGAGTGGTGAGACTTTTGTGGCTTTGGATGATGGTGTAGATTTATTCTGCTTTAATCCTGATCTTGATAATGGGGGATGGGATATAAACAAGTTCTTAATACAGAAAAAACACGGCAATTTGCCTATGTCTTGGAAACCAATATCAGAAATCAAAATAACCGATGAAATCGCGAAATTGTCACCGATTGTAAAAATTAAACATGGAGCCGTTAAAGGGCGTTTAGCTCAATTGATAAGAGTAATGGATAATGATTATGTTATTTATGAATTGTACGACAAAGACACTGAGCAGGATTGTTATTTATCTGAATCTAATTGGTGGGAACTCACCACCGTCTCAGACTTGGAGGATAATAGTGAATGAGAAATTGAGAGAAGGGGATCAGAGCGTAATTTTAGCTCTCGGGTTTATGTTGGCTTCAAAAGATCTCAAGGATGAGTTTATTTTAAACAGGGAACAGGTTGATAGGCTATTAAAAGAAGTTAACCAGTTACAATCATCAAAACACGAAACAGTTGAGGAGTGGGAAAGATTCGTTGATAGGTTTATGATAGATAGAGAAAAGTATAATCTTGATCTGGTGTATCACAGACAAGCCGATGTATATTTTCAGTACTACAGTGCTGGTTGTGCTGATGTTCAAACAGATTTGATGACTATCCCTAAACACGAAACAGTAGAGCAATGGGAAGAGAGAACTGAAGTATTACGGGGAATACTCAAGGAATTACAAGGAGCTTACAAATGAAAATAAAGGAAGTTGAACTTACAAACTATGGTCCGTACAAGCATGAAGTATTTTCTTTTATAGATGGATTGAACACAATAACAGCATCAGGAGATGCTGGAAAAAGTAATCTACAACACGCTATGGCTTTTGTATTCAAAAACTATCAAGGAAATAATTATGCTTCCCACTGGATACAAGATGATAAAGGAAAGATAAAGAAAGGAGAAACGTGTTCTGTAGAAATTAGAACATTTGAAGGAGATAGTATCAAGAGGGTGCGTACCCGTACTGAGAATATGTACATCATCAATAATAATGATCCTATTCAGAACTTCAATCAGAGCGTTCCAGAAGACGTACAGCGCATCCTAAATATAAATGAGGTCAATACCCAGAGTCAGTTCGAAACACATTTTATGCTTAATGACAACTCATCTACGGTAGCTAAGACACTCAATAAGATGGTGAATCTAGAGATCATTGATGAATCTATTTCCAATGCCGGAAAGATTATTAGAAAGATTAAAAAGGAAAAAGATGCTTCTGATATTAATCTTAAGAAGTACAGTGAAGAAATTGCCAAATTCGATTTTATTGAAGCTATGGGAAAAGATGTTAATGAGTTACTGGAATTAGAAAAAGAACTGATAGAGAATAAAGAGGGGCATGAGCATCTAGTTGGTATTAGGGAGAATTTGGAGAATCTTTCTAAAGAATTAAAGTCAATAGAGGATATCACTTCCAATTCCACTTTAGTAGAGAATGTGCTAAAATTACACAATGCTCTCGATGAGAAAATTGAACAGAGAACTGATCTTTTTGATATTAAAGATAGTATCTCCACTAAAGAAAGAGAATTAAAAGAGATTGATAGGACTGTCAAGAATAAAGATCTAGTAGAAAAACTCCTGCCTCTGTTTGATCTAAAATCAAAAAAGGTAGATGAGTATAACAAGAGACTGGATTGCATTGAAAATATTGAAGCTTATGAAGCAGAACTCAAAACCTATACAGATGTTGATAAGTATAAAGGAAATGTGGCAGAACTCCTTACTCTTTATGATGAGCTAGATACTCTTAAGAAAGAGTATCAAACACTTGAAGGTATCTCTGTTAGTATTGAAGATTGGGAAGATGATCTGAGAGATTATGATAAATCTATTGAAGAGGATTTTGAGAAGATCAAGGATGAAGCTTGCCCTGTATGTGGTGGAGAAATGAAAAAGGAGGTGTGTTAATGAAATATGCAAATAGTTTATTAAAGAGAAATTGCTATGAAGAACTCAGTACGTTATTTGGACATACTGCAAATCCCATTAAAGAGATTACAGAAAGTTATGGGGCATTTCATCATGTAGCAAATGCCGTGTATAAAGATGGATTGAAATTAGATGATTTTTTTAATCTTCATATTGGGGATGGAAGTACAGCTCGTACCGGAGCACTCTTTACTTTCATGGGTAAATCGGTTAATGTGTCTATTGATCCACAAACCAATCTTAAATTTATGAATAATTGGATGGAACGGTATGATGTTGTAGATTTTAATGCATATAAATCTACATGGCAAGATTATGAAAAGAATATGTCTGCTATGGATAGTTGGTATGCTATGGGAACACAAAAAAAGAAACATCTTGCCATTGTGTTAGTTCATTCACATGTACACACTATGGAAGTAATGAAAGCCTTCCCTAATTGGAAATATGTTTATACTAACCCATGTTGTATGCCTAATCATCAATTATTAAGTACACAGCAGTTAGAACAAAATAATATTAGTATTGTAACTTGTGGGCATGATGTGCAGATTTTAAGTCCACAGAATCAAGTTGTTGTTTATCGTAATGATACGCTGTTTAAGGGGAAATGATGGGTGAGTTCATTATAGATAATTTTAAGTTCACTAAAGATACAAAATTAGTATTTTTAGATATTGACGGTGTATTGAATCATCAGCTATACTATAAGGAGATGAGACAACATGAAAGACGAAACACCTCAGAGGTGTTATATCCTGAAGTTGGGGATGGAATACCTATAATGCTTTCAGATATTGATTCAGAGCGTGTGGAATTCTTAAATACGTTAGCGGAAGATGTTCCTAATCTCTACTTTATTATATCTTCTACTTGGAGACAAGGCAGAACTATAGAGGAATTGCAAAATACATTCAAACTAAAAGGATTCAAAGGAAACATTATTGGGAAAACACCCTCTTTTAGACTTGCAGATTGGAACTACACTCCACCTAGAGGGATGGAAATAGCTTGTTGGCTTACGCACTATGCTAAAGGATTTGATAGGGAAATAAAATATGTGATCTTTGATGATGATAGTGATATGCTACTGTGGCAAAAGGATAATTATTTTTGGATTGATCCTTATGTGGGAATTACTCCTAATATAATTTATCAAGCGAAGAGGTTTTTAAAAGGGGAGGGGAGTAGATGAAACAAAAATACCCTAAACATCTAAAGAAAGGTATGGAGTTTGGGAGGCTCACTGTCGTTGGGGTAGATGAAAATAGTAAAATTGATAAAGAAGGCGATAGGGTAAAACCATCTCAATGGAAATATTTTTGTAAATGTTCTTGTCCGACTGAAAGTGTAATTTGTGCTATAAAACAAAATCTAGTATCTGGACATACCACAAGTTGTGGGTGCTACAGAATAGAAACAGCGAAGGAATCAGGATCTGCTAACTCTAAAACAAACCCAATAGAAGATTGTGATGATTATGTTAAAATATTTTTCTTCAATGAAGCTCATGGATATACAATTATTGATAAGGAAGATTACATTAAAGTGCGAAATTATTGTTGGTATTGTAATGGTGGATATGCAGATACCAGAGAAGACGGAAAATTATTGCGTATGCATAGAATAATATTAGACGCAGATGAAGGTACTTTGGTGGATCACAGGGATAGAAATCCTTTAAATAATCGCACATTGAACTTGCGGATATGTGACAAATCTCAGAATGCCATAAATACAAAAGTATATAAAAATAATACTTCTGGGATTAAAGGTGTTCACTGGAGTTCTAAAAACAATAGATGGATTGCTCAAATAAGCATAAATAAAAAACGACATCATATAGGCTCATTTACAGATTTTAATGGGGCATGTAAGGCTAGACAGGAATTTGAGAAAATATATTACAAAGAATCCCCTACAAGTCTGAATCAGGAGGAGAAACCATGAAACTACTCGCTAGTGGAGATATGCACTTAGATGGGTCAAAGACTCCTATTTGCAGAACAGACAATTATTATCAAGCACAAGTTACAGCTTTGGAGTATGTTAACCATTTAACAGAAAAATACAATGCTAAAAGAATTGATGCAGGAGATATAGTAGACAGAGCTGTTGGACAGAGTGTATCTGAGGCAATTGCTACCATTGATCTCATTAGAAAAAATATAGATGGATTGATTGCGATAGCAGGAAACCATTGTTTAAAAAATAAATCATTAGATTACCTAGATGAATCTATAATTAGTGTTCCTATCAAATATGGTAATATTATACATGTATGGAAAGAACCATACTTAATCCCTGACTCTAATGTTATGGTACATGGTTTCAATTGGGGAGAAGAGATATCTCATATTTCTGAGGAGGAGAGATCTGATGGGAATGTTCATATTGGTTTATATCATGGATTTGTGGATGAGCGAGAGAACACTCTTATTGGGGGGTTAGTTGCAGAAGATATTGTTCATGAATTTTATAAAGACTACTCTTTCATTATTACCGCAGACCATCACAAGCCCTTTACCTATTCTTATGAAGGATGTACGTTAATTAATACCGGATCTTTGATGAGAAGAACAGCTATCCAAATTGATTTCAAGCCTAGGGTATGGTTGATTGATACTGAAACAAAAGAGTTTGAACCATTATACCTTCCTATTGAAGATGGTGTAATATCTGATAAACACTTAGTTATTGAGAAAGAAAGAGAAGAAAGAATTGATAGTTTCGTACTAACTATGGATGAGGAGTACGAATTGACTGATTCTTTTGAGAAGAATGTGGAAGCATACATTGCTGAAAATAAGTACAACAAGGAAGAGGATCTTATGATTAATCCTAATATGGAGAAGTTCATAAACAAAGCCTTGGAGGGAAATATTGAATAAGTTCATGTATTAAAAAATAGATAATCATGCACTAAATATATTAAGTTATTGGTAATAAACGATAATTATCGGTAATAACAGATAATTCTAGGGGGACAATATTGAATAGGATAATACCACCAGATAGATTAATGAAAATCATAAATGGAGATGATCCTACTGATTTTGAGAAAGATATTCTGGTTGAACAAAGAAATATGATGATGAAAACCAAAATGGAAAAGAAGATACGTGAGAATACTATTATACGTATGTACGAGGAAACTAAAGCTGATCTGGAAAAAGCAAAAAAGGATACTAATAAAAGAAGAAATATGCGAAAGAAACTTAGGAGGAAAAATTGAAAACTACAGACGGGTATAATTTAGAAGATGGTGGTCCTTTCTTTTTAGATAATGGGCAGGAAGTGTTGCTAGATGATTGGATGGAAACAATAGATAGAAGAATAAAGTATCTTGTTATTCCTCTATATGAAGGGGAAGCTATGGAAGTTTCTGGTGATGGTGGGTTTCACCATGAGATTAGTATGAATTATGAGCATGAAGGATTACCAACTATTGTGTATACTTTATTTAAACATGAGCCACTGGAAAAGTTGGGGAAGCAATATAAATCTAAGATGAAAGAAATTGAAGACATTTCTTTAGTTCTGGGGGATATGAAACTCTCGATGAAAGAAGGGGAGAAACTTAGTAAGGAACTAACCACACAAATAACTGATTTAGAAGATCTATATAAAAGATCTGAAACATCAGTAGGAGATATCCAAAATGAAATGGACATAATCACCATTAAGCTTACAGACAAAACTTCAGAATACAGCAACTTGCAGGATTCTATAGATAATTTGGATGGTGCTAAAAAGAATGAGACTCTAGCATATCTTAGAAAAAGAGATTTTCTTCTTTCCTGCCTTGAAGCCGGTGGAGTAAATAACTGGGAATGGTATGGTGAATCTTTAGATCAGCATGGTTGGAAAGAAAGGTATCCTGATGAGTAGAAGAATAGGTAAGTTCTATTTACCCCAAAGTATGTTAATGACTATGGAAACAGCTACAGTGTTGGGGATTTTGAGTTTCATCCCTACTAGAGTGGAACACATATATCACCAAATGGAATTTGAATACATTGGATTTTCTGAGCTTTTTAGAGAAGTTTCTGAAGGTGAAATAATACCAACATATAATATTATAGTTACTAAGGAACACGGAGAGATAGTTCATGTGTCTCCTGTAGAAATTACAAAGTATTAGGAGGAAATGATGAATAAAGGAATTATAGAACTTATAAATTTGATAGATGAGCTTCATGAAGATATTTGGGAAACAGATGATGATTGTGATCTCCTTGGATTTTCGTATACTTACAACGGAGAAGATTATATAAAGTTTGATGATTTTATTGTGTACTCTGATGCTGAATCTGATCGTGGATGGGATGATGAGAATGACGACTACGAAAGAACCATCAGAGAGCAAGTTATCTTTGAGATGAAAAAACTACGAAATAAACTTGATATAGTAATAAAAGCAATTGATAAGGAAAGTTAAATGGAAATAAAAGATGAAATAATTGAACAAGCCAAAGAGCTATTAAAAACTCAAGGCTCACCAGGAAACTGGGATTTTGATCCATACATGCATGGTATGTACAATGGAATGGAATTAATACTTGCAGTGATAGAGGATAGAGATCCTGTGTATAAAGATGGTCCTAAAGAATGGGTAAAAGATAAACCCTCTACAGAGACACCTAAAGAAATGAAAAAGGAGAAATAATTTGGAAAAGAAAGATGTACTAGCAATTAAGAAAATCATTGATGAGAACCAGAAAAAAAAGATTCAGGTTGAGACAAAGTTGGAAACTGAGTATAAAACTGCCGATACTGATTTTGGTTGTAAGACTATTAAAGGGATTGATAAGGAGCTATCTATAAGGGACAAAGAGATTACAGAGATTGAAACAGAAATAAAAGAAAAATCTACAACCCTTGATGAAGCCTACGATTGGGCTATTTAAAAGTTTGGGTGGATTCTTCTTTTCAATCGGACAGGAAATCTCAAGCAGGATATGTCTATCATTCTCCAGATAATAACAGAAGGGTGGTAGAATCTTCAGAAGTATTTGAAGCAGAAAATAATAATACCGCAGAAATTATGGGGGTATACTACGCAGTAAAGGCAATACATGACAAATATAGTATTACAAGTTTTAGAATATATTGTGACTCTATTATTAGTGTTGCCATGCTTGATAAGCATAAGAAAACAAGTAAGAAGTTATTAAACAAACATCCTGCGTTAAAATTTGTTTTAGATTATTTTAAAAAGAATGAGATAGACGTTATAACAGAGCATCTTTCCAGAAGTGCTCATATGCTAAAAATAGCGGATAAGAAGAGTAAGGAATTTAGAAAGGAGAAAGAATATGGATGGGTGGAAAAAAGTAAAGTTGGATAATCTCTCCGATAAAGAGATGTTTAAAGAAGGTAAATATGAATTTGCATGGATTACACCAGAGAGAGAAGTAAACTCTGAAATAGACATATTTTCAAGTGAAGACAGATTCATAGCAGTAATGTATACTCTCAAATATGGGAAACATAAAGAATCTGGAGAATCCTTTGATGGTAAATTATATTATCGACTACCAGAACCAAAAATACCGAGCCATGAGGAGATTTGTACTAAATGGTGGTTTGATGAACTGCTGAACGATGGACAATGGTGTAAAGTAGTAGGAGTTCATAAAGATAGTTATATGATTATGGAGGATGTTGGCTCCTCTACATATAGGAATAAACAATGGTTCACTGGCAGAGAATCTGCAACAATACCACCGGAGGTAAATAAATGAAAAAATATGATGTAGATATATCAGCAAAGTATCAGGTTACATTTCCTGATGAAAAAAAAGTTATAGATTATTTCATTCTTGGAGATTGGAAAAATACTTTTTATACATTCGATGATCTAGAGGATATATGTGAGCATGTAACAATGGGATTTCATCATGAAGATTCTAAGTATGATCATGATAAGAAAACTTTCTATAAGTTTATTGAAGGTTTCTATCCTTTCTATAGTGATACAAATACAGGAGATTGGACTTCTACAGATGAAGAATCAGGAGCTGTTATCATTGTATCTGAGGAAGATGAGCTTGACATAGAATTCTGTCAAGAGGTAGATGACGTATGACAGCCACACAGTACACGAATAAGCTACATGAGTACAAAGGACAACTTAGTTCCATAAGTCGATTGTACGAAGCGGAGACGTTACAGAATCAAAGATTAGGCATTGATTATATTGATGCAGAAATGGCACTGGATATCCTCACTCTTGTAGGAAGACAAACACAGGAGAAGCTCTCCTTCAGGATTGAAAATCTTGTGACAAGTGCCTTAGAATACGTCTTTGAAAACCCCTATCAGTTTAAAGTAGAGTTCGACACTAAGAATAATAGGACACAATGTGAATTATATTTTGAGAGAGATGGATTCAAAGCAGATCCCATGGGAGATTCAGGAGGAACTGTTTTAGATATTACTTCAATAGCACTGCGTTGGTCTATGTGGTCACTACAGGCAGATAGGAGTTCCCCTGTCTTTGTACTGGATGAACCATTTAAACATGTATCTAGAGACTATAGGGATCGTGCATCTATGTTCTTAAAAGAGATGTGCACAAGGCTAGGGATACAAGTAATAACATCCACACATGAGGATGAACTCATAAGTGGGGCAGACCGTGTTATCGAGATTATTAAAGATGGAAGATATAGTAAAATAAGGAGGTCTGCTTGAAGTATAAAACATACCTAAAAAGCGGAGAGAAATACAATAAATTAACTATTATAAAAGTGGATGATACAAGTGTCATAGGAAATACAAAACGCCCTTCCGTTTGGAGATATTTTTGTGAATGTGATTGTGGTAAAATAAAATCTATTCAGAGAAATAAAATTATCAGAGGGGATGTAAAAAGCTGTGGATGTTTAGTGACTACTAACTCAGAACTTTTAGAAGACGGTACAGAATATGGTGAATTAACTATAGTTGGCGTGGAGCATAGTTCTAAGCTTAGTGTGCACGGTGCAACAAAGCCCCCACATCTATGGAGGTATATATGTACTTGCTCTTGTGGTAACTCAAAGGTAGCTACTAGAAAAGCACTAATAGGTGGGACAGCAATTAGATGCAGTACTTGTTCTAGAAAAATTGCTGGAGACAGTATATCTAAGGTTATGCATAAGGTTAATCATGTAGAAGATTGTGGGGATTACATTAAGATATTCTTTTTTAATAAAGAGCATGAATTTACCGTGATTGATAAGGACGACTATGACTTGGTTAAAGAGTATTGTTGGAGCTTAACTAATGGGTATGCCTATGCTAATAGGGGGAGAGGCTATGGTTATAGATCAATTAGTATGCATTCACTCCTATGTAACCGTCCTCTCAAAAAATTAGTTGACCACTGGAACGGAGACACTTTAGACAATAAAAGAATAAACCTGAGAATAACCGACAAATCGGGAAATGCCCAAAATAGTGTAACCCCCTCTGACAACACCTCCGGTTGTAAAGGGGTTACATACGATAGTGCAAGAAATAGATGGGTGGCTAGAATAACACACAGAGGTGAAACCTTCCGTATTGGTAGGTTTACAAACAAAGAAGATGCTATAAAAACAAGGGTTGAAAAAGAGAAAGAAATATTTGGTGAATTCTCTTTTTTGAATAGACCAAAAGAAAAAGAGGTAAGAAATGGGACATTATGATAGTTGTAGAGAAGCAAGTTGTGTAATCTGCGGAAGTGGGGTTGCAGGAAAGTGTAATTGTCGAGGTCAACTGAAAAAATATGATTCAACACAAGAGACATTAGATCATATTGAAATGGTACAAGAGTTTGGAGGAAGGGTATTAATAAATTTAAATGATAGATTTACTAATCATGACTACTCTAAACTTCATCCACCTGAAAAGGAAGTGTTTGATAAGTACACACCTAAGTTAACAGGATCTACTTATGGTAGTGATGAGTATAAGGGTTTCCTTAAAGGAATGGGAGTGGCACTTGACCATCACTATGCTGAAAATTCTCATCATCCAGAACACCATAAGCATTTGTACTGCCCTCATTGTGAAACAAGCTGGAATCCTGAAGAAGAATCAAATTTGGATGGTGTATGCCCACTTTGTGGTGAGAACAAATTGTTTATTACAGGAGATCTTTCACAGATGTCTTTGTTATCGTTGTTGGAAATGATAACTGATTGGAAATCAGCTACCATGAGAGATGATGGAGATATTCTAAAATCCATTATTATCAATCAGGAGAGGTTTGGTTATAGTGATGATATCCGACATATACTCTATAATACAATTATTGAATTAGGATGGGAGGATTAAATGGGCAAAGAAATGTCAATGCCGTATGAAAAAGGACAGAAGTTTTTAATTGAGATTGAGGCTAAATCTGATGGGGATTTCATTGGATCAGAACTATTGTCCAAGCTATTTTCTGTGAATGATAATAAGCTTTTCAAATTTACTTCTCTTATTGTAAAACTAGATATGTATAAAAAAGAAATAAATACAGAGCTTATAAGAGAATTGAATAATGTGATGGTGGAAAAAGGTGTTATATCTAATGAGTCATTCCCAAATGGTATTTATTAAATAAAACCCTCCCACCAATTAAGGAGGGAGGGAAAAAGAGAGAAACTATATGAAAAATCCTATAACATAGGACATCAACAAATTGAAAGCCTCATTTGTTTGGGGCTTTTTAAAATTTCCACCCAATACTAAATCTGGCTTCTAAAGGGTATCCACCCTGCGCTTGCAGGAAGAGGGAATTGAATAACAGAAACCCAACCCCTGCTCCTCCACTAGAACCATTTTCAGATATACTGTAATACACAGAAGGGATAATTGAAAACCTTTCCTTAACAGACTCCAGTTGTTTTATTCTGGCATCCTTAATAATTATCAATTCCTTCTGTTCTGCTATAACTTCATTTTTAGATGCAATGAGTATATCAGTTTCTTCCTGATACTCATCAAAGGTTGATTTTAATGTTTCATAATTATTCTTTGTTTTAAGATATGCTGTCATTGATCTGATATATGCTTTCTTTAAATTACTATAATCTTCTGGAATAACCACATTATACTCTTCCCCGTCAATAGTTAAAACTTCAATTTTAGACTCTTCTTGAGAAAATATATTGAAAGATATCAATAAGAATAATACACCTAGTAATATTTTTAATTTCTTCATAGCTATTCCTTTTTACTTACTAGATCATTCATGCTATTATCTATAGCTTCCTGTGATTCAGAAGTAGATTTCTTAATATCATTTACTTTCTTAGTTACTTTTTCATATCTAACAGAAAGTGATTCATCTATTTTCGAAAGCTTTTTCAAAAGCTTTTCTTTTTTCTTTTCATCTTTTTTTAAATTTGTGGATGGTTTACTTCTCTTGAACTTAATAAAGATTATTGTAATTACTACAAATATAATTGCTATTAGAATTAGTGTTAGTTTCATATTAGTCCTCTATCTCTAATTTAAAAGGTGTACCAGATATGGTTATACTGCTGGGCAAAATAAACCAAATTATGCCAATCATATTCATTACAACCAATACTGTTAAATCCTCTTTTGTAAATGTGACTCCGTGAAAGTATAGCCACGTTGTCCTAATATTTGCAGGAACAGTGAGGAAGAATCCTATAATGGATGCTATCTTCCCTTTCTCACCCCAGATTTTCCATGCTTTATTAAAAAATCTCATTTGCTACTCCTTTTCCAATCCAATTTATCTACTTATTCAAAATAGTTTCCTACTCCCAATCATTAAATCGTATTCCACGATACAAAGTTTTAATAAGACCACCTATTAAAAGCCATGGTCCTATTACGATCATTTTGACTTTTTCTTTCAATGTAAAATCTTTCCATTCCATATTCTATAACTCCTTTATCTGGAAATGGCAAGGATCAAAAAATGCCTCTTTCAAATTACCATCACCATTCCAATCTGCACCACCTGTAATTGGGATATTCATTCTGTTACAATATGCCATGAAAGCACCGGCAAGATACAAACAACTGTCACGATCCCATGAGGATTTGTTACTAATCCATGGGACAAGATCAACAGCCAGCCCTTTTTGATGTTCTGACAAATTCTTAATCCCATCACATTTTGAATTACCAGCAAGAAACAATTCATGCTGTACCTCTGTTGTACGATACCCACCATTTCCTATAATGCAAAAATCTATTGGCGTATCATGAATAAAATCCTTTACAGCATTAACCAATATTTTGGAAGATTCTTTACCAGATTCCAAAATTGATTCTAGATTCTTAGTTGTGTTTTTACCTAATGTATATTCCATGTATCTTCTCCTATTTAATTATAAAAAAATCTGATTGAATGAAATCGCTAGGGGATGTTATCTCTTCATACCCATTAGGCAGAATATCAATCCCAGAAAACTTAAAAGCCTCATCTACTCCTGAAGAGCAATGATTACCCCAAATTTTATCTTCTTGAAAAGGAATCCATTTGATTTTCTCCCAGAAGGGTCTTGACCATGCAAGTATGAAACTAAGGAAAAGCTTTGCATATCCATAGGGAATATTGTTGCGAATTTTATCATCAAAATATGCTGTAATAGAATCACACTCTTTCTGTGTTAGGTCCCTAATTGGTTCTAAGAAATCAAGACCTTCTCTTTTCTCTGGAGTCTGCTTCTTCTTTTGGAATCCACTGGGGTGAACCGTTTCTAGCATATATCCATCCACCCATACTTGTGTGTGAATGTACTTTGACTTAGTTACTTTTTGGATACACCATATTACGAAGTTCACGTACCACTTATCAAACTTACCTCTAGGATATGTAAGTATTACTGTTCCATTTTTCATCTATTTCTCCTTAGAGGCCAAAGCCTCCATTATTTACACTATAAGACTATATATTTTGATAAACCAATTCCCACCAGATGGGAAAACTACAAATATGTCTTTTACTGCATTTTCCAGTTCGTAAGTACTAGGGATATTACCATCAATAGTCTGTGCTGACTGAGTATTAAATAATACTTTACCAGTTCCAGCTCCTCTCCTTTTTACTACAATTTCATCAAGAGTATTTGAAGCATCTGGTAAATTGTAAGTCACATCTACAGCATCAGCAATATCATAGACTTGTCTGTTATTTGTGTTGTAGAAAGTTGATACAAGGTTTGGTTTGGTGACTACTACTTTAATATCAATAATGATAGATAAAAGCCCACTATTATCTAATATTCTTTGGGACGACGCATCTCCTGATTGTATGAGTATATTGTTTATATCCACATCTGTAGGTATTAAACCATAATTTACATTTACATCCGATCTAAAATGGAATGGTATAGAAATTATTCCCCCCGCATCTCTTCCAAGTACTATAACTTGTAATCCATCATCTAAGAGCATCCCTAATTTGTGGTTGATAACTACATCATTGCCGAGTTGAGGGCAAGTTTGCCAATCCTCGACATATCTCAAAGCGCTTACAGCTTCACCAGATGGTGTGATAGATTCTGCTTTAATATATGCGAACTCGTAGAAAGTATTCGGTCTTGTTTCGTTGGAGATGTTTGCACCATTCACACCTGTCACGAATGTTCCATCTGAGCTTTCAGTATCCTTTGTTACTCCTCTTACTAATGCTCCACCTACACCACCAACACCACTATTATCAAGAGATGCTCCATGATTATGATCTTCAACTGCATCATCAATACTAATCCCTTCTTGAGTCAGTCTGAAAGTACCAGAGCCAGTAGTGGTTATATCCACCCGATTAGTAATTGCGATTGCATCCTCTTCTGTTGGGTAAAAATCCATAAAACCATCACCAAAACGACCATAATAAATAGTTCCATCTGTTAAGCCTGTTGGAACAGTTCCTGAAATAAGTTCAAATCTAAAAGCTGTACCATCTCTTAATGCATTCACAATTCCAGTTAATCCTGTGGCTCTATCAAGAGAAATATCCACATCTAAATCTGTAAATTCTTGTGTTGGAATACCAATTCTCCCATATGCGTCTGGTGGAGGAGTAGGATAGAACAGTGTTCCAGATCCACTCAAGTCTGCATCCCCAGCAGCAACATGGGCATCATTAAACATGTGTCCAACTTCTGCAAATAGCGGAGAATATGTTCCTTGTGAAATAGCATTATCAAATGCAAATGGTAAGAGAGAAGGTCTATCTTTATATGTTGAAAAGTATTTTATTGTTCCAATTTCATCAAAATCGCCTGTTCGTACAACCGGCTGTGGAGGTTGAACATTTGCATCCATTTCTGTAGTTGATACCGCTCTCCCAACGTATACAATCTGTGCTCCATCTGCTAATTGACTTTTTAATAATATATCTCCAGCAGTGCCCAGATAATAGTCTGAGCCTATTGTTAAGCCAGTGAATAAATCCACTGATCCTGCTTTTTGTGCTTCTACTTCATCATCTAATATTCCTGCTGTTAAAGTAAAACCCACACAAAATGATTTTGTAAAATCTGTATTATCTGCAAGGTACATTTTTCCATCTGTTTTAAAATAAGTTAACTTGGCTTGGGCAACTGTTTCACCTAATGTACCTTCAGTTATGCTCCCACCACCGCCAGCGGAAGGTAATTGTATATTTGCGTCTATTGCTGATGTTGAAACTGCTACTCCTATGAATACAGTTTCAGCTCCTCCACTAATGGTACTTTCTTCTATAAGATTTCCTGTTGCTCCTAAGTAATATGCTGTACCAACTGTTAAGCCAGAATAGAAATCTATCAGCCCTGCTTTTTGTGCTATTATTGTTTCACTAGATGAAGCAGTGGATAATGATAATCCTGCCAGTATAACTTTTGTAGGGTCAGTATTATCTGCTATGTATAATTTACCATCAGTAGCAAAATAAAGTGCATCTCCTGCTGTTACTGCTTCTCCTAATTCCCCAGTAATGGAAGCTCCTGCCCCACCTTGCCCTGAAAGGGTAGACCACAGTGTTCCATCAAAGATGAAATAAAATGCTTGTCCATCCTCTAAATTTAATAAGCTTGCCCCATAATTTACGGTAAGGGGGTTTCCCCCTGTACCGCTATTTTTTATGATATATTGTTTTCCAATAATTGCAGAAAGTGTAGTGCTGTCTGCCCCTGCTGTAGTATCAAAATCCTCATAGTCTGAATTTGCTAGTATTAATCTACTCATTTAATTGTCTCTCCTATTTTAATAACGCATTTATTGTGTATTATTTAACAGGAGACTATGTTCTGTGATATGTTCTTTACTTACATTATTGTAGCCAAAATAATGTAAGTAGCTAGGGACATTCGGTAAGTAAAAGTATACTTTGAATCAAAGTCTTTTATCTTTACTCCCTTAATGCCTTCCCATTCAACACCTTCCCATTCAACAATCATATGTCCTTCTCCATTGGACTTTTCACATCTTACTAAATACACATTTTCAGCATGTAAATAAGTTATTATAAGATATGCGAACAAAGATGCTTGATCCTCACAGTCCCCTGCACCTCTATCATATGTTGTTTCTGGTAATTGCCAGTTTTCTTTTACATCTGCCACATATTCAATAGAACGCATGACCTCAGCTATTTCGTCTATATTATTAAACGTCTCTGTGATGGCATCTTGGTTGTACAGTATATTTGCACAACCAAGATTCAAAAAAATGATTATTACCAATAGTGTTGTTTTTAAAATCTTAAGCATAAATCCCCCATTATTTTATTGTTACTTCATGTGGAATTATATCATATACAGAACTAAATGTCAATAGTTAATCTTGACATTTATTTGTCTCCTTCTTATTACGGACTAGCTGGATCTGGTTGCCTAATTACCATAGCCGTCATACTAGCAGATGTTCCTGCCCCTGCTGTATTTTTTATGAATTGAATCTGAAGAGTACCACTTCTGACAACTACAGATCCAGAAATTGTATCTCCAAACCCTGTTAGATCCATTGTGTTTACACGATTTGTGGCATTATACGTGTTGTATAAATATTGTACACCAAATAAAGCGTTTGGTGTATCAAATCCTCCTGCTATTAGGAAAATGTCCCTTGTTGCTAAGAAAAATGTCCCTGCAACTACCGTAGTTGAACTTGACTTCCCAGTGTCGTAGTAGAATGCTGTCTCTGTTCCACTGTAGGCTACCGCTTCCATTCTAAGACCAGATAATCCTTCAAATACTCCTGAAACTGCATCTAGTGTTCCAGAGAAGCTCCCATCTACTGCTGTTAATGTTCCGGTAAACTCTCCATCTACACCAACTAATGTTCCACCAAGAAGTAACTCACTTCCTGTTCTATCTGCATCAAAATCGAGCATAATAGTATCATCATCTCTTCTAAGTAGCTGTGCTCCCGAATCTAAATCATATTCCGATTTGTAAAATCCCCCATCTGTCTTAGCCTTACTATTTATAGCACTTGCTTCTAATAAATTAGCTGTTACAGTGCCATCAATAATAACCCTATTTGCATCTAATATAATACGTGTTCCAGCTACTTCTATTGTTGCTTGTACAGATGTGCCTCCAGCCGAAATATTTACTACTACATAGTCATTTCCTTTAAATAACACAACTGTTTCTAACGACAAATATTCATGGTAGAAAGAGTCTTTCACTGCAATTTCATCCAAAGCTTCGGAAGTGATATTTGAAATTCTAGTACTTCCTATAAGTAAGTCCCCCAATAAAGTAAACTCATTTGGCGAAGCTTCTAAAAACCCATCTGTAATAGCTAGATCAAGAAGTCCACTATATATTGTACTATTGTCAAACAGTGATATAAATACAACGTTCCCTTCACTGTCAGCAGTGACACCCAAAGAAGCAAGATAAGCCGGTATCCCATCAGTAATTGTATCATCAATGTTTATCTTGTAAATTAGTAGCCCATCATCATAGTTTATGTAATAAATACTCCCCTCGTTTGCATAAGCTAATCTACCAGCAGAGACGTTGGTTAATATTGTTCCCTCCAAGTCATCTGTACTAGCTTTTCTGTATAATTTTGAATCATCATTCCAATTTGAATAAATTATTTCTAAAGAGGATATTGGGACATAATGCCCAATTGAAAAAGTTGTCACTTGTACTCCATCTAAAGCATCCGTAATTACACCTCTATAAAGAAAGCCATCAAACCCTATGTAAAGAAGTTCATCATTCCCTATAAATTGTGGTCGCTCTGCACCACTGGTTGTTACCGGAGTTCCATCTAATAAGTCTGTTATATTCTTTAAATATATTCTATCATTGTCTTCCTTATTTACATATAATATTCTAGAATTCCCAAAGCCATTCACTCCTGCATTTGCTGGATTACTCGCTACCACATCTCCTATAGGAGTTCCTGTGAAGCTATCTGTTTTTCTGGTCTTATATAGTATACTAGTGGTTCTATCTACAAATATGATTTCACCGCTGTCAGCTATGCATACTTCGAATGCTTGGTCTACAACACTAAATGCATCTGGTCTTGAAGCAATCAACGATTGTCCTGCTCTTGCAATATTTCCTGCATTTATGGCATCTTGTGATGCTAAATATTGTGCAGATTTTTCTGGATCGTATAACGTACTGAAGTTCAAACCTACTGTGCCATCTCCAGGATTACTTATTACAGGATTGTATTCAGGTATAACACCTGAATCTGCATCAAATACTTCAGGAGAATATTCTACACAAGTCAAGGATGCAGATAATCCTTCTGCCGGAGATATCCCAGCCACTATAAGATCTAATACTTCTTCTCCTAATTCTCCAAAAGAAAATAATTCTGTGGAAAGTAAGATGCCTGTACCTATTATTGGGGTGACAAAATCTACAAAATCAGTATAGCTTTCTTGATTTACAATAGGCTCTTCAATTATAGTTCCATCTTGTAGTCTAATTTTTACTGCATAATCTTTTCCTGCTTCATAATTTAATAATTCATCAGAAGTGAACCCATCTGTATCTCCACCACTTTCAAATATTAGCTTAACTCTTCCTTGGGAAATCCCAATAAGGGCAGAATCATGTGCTATAGATATTCTGTCTCCTTTAGTACATACTAGATTTTCTATATCCACGGTAAAACTATACGCTTCAGGACGTAGAAGGCTAGTTGCCAACATATACTTTCCAATCTTCCATGCTTGATCAGATGAGATTGCTCCAAATAAACTAACCGACTGAGTAACAGAATCATCTGGAACAGCGTCATTCACATACACATCTCTTTCAGCAGAGGTATATCCCGTAGTTGAGTCTATGAACTGTATTTTTAACATAGTAGCGTTATCTGGAAATGTTTTTCTTCCTACAAAATTAGTACTATTTCGTGGAGTGAACATCTGTATGATAACTGGTTTTACATCATCTATTATTATGGAGTACTTACCATCTATTGTTACCCATCCTGCTCTTCCTGTTGAAGCAATATTATTTAATGCATCTGCAACTGTAATATTTCCATTTAAAACGGCATTACATTCAAACTCTTTGGTTACACAAAATGTATACCATTCTTCCAAAGAAGCCCAATCTATCTGTGCATCTGTTGTTGGATGTGGATTTACCTTACTATCTTGCAATATATACCGAAACATGGACGCAGGATTATTAGTTCCTGCTACAGACCATGCTGTGGGTCCAGATCCAACTCCATCATACTTAAGTGTATGTAATTGCCCAATAGCATTAAGTTGATCAATTACCCCTTTTAATTGATTTTCTGCTAGGACATCAACACTAATAATAGCTAATTGTCCTTGTGTGGTTGGGTCTACAGGTCTGTTATTAGAATAGACATTTGAATCATATGAGGCAGTGTGACTTTTGATACTATCCAGATATGTTGAATCTACCCATTGGGAATTACTATAGTCTGGTGTAACTCGATATACTTCTATTTTATACTGTCTTTTTTCATCGTAATAATCAGATCCTCCAGATGTATCATTGTCTAAAACAATGGGATATGTTCCTCTTTTGGTTACAGCTTCACTTCCACTCATGAATGTGTTATACACTCTGTGTCTATTTGTGCCATCATAATTACTAAGAAATATACTAAACCATACTGCGTGATAGGATGGTTCACCCTCATTGGTATAGAATACTACTCCATTAGGCCAAACTATTTCAACATCAATTTGCCTTGTGTTAGTACTTGTTATTTGATATAATGGGAATGTAGGTGTAGTCCCTTGTATTTCTGGTCCTACTAATTCTAACCCAATACTATTTTGTATAATTCTTTTTGGGTAATGCGTAGGAGGACTAGTATTTTTTTGTATATTGTATAAAAAACTATTATAGTTAGAAATTGGATTATCACCTATTTTTAATGTACTTTCATCTATTGTTATATCATTATACCCAAAACAAAATAATTGGTGCAATCGTTGCTCATTTCCTGATACTGATGAATATGGTATTGCAATTGTGTCGGGAACTAATAAGTGTGTTCCCAATAAGATAGGAACATTCCCTCCAATTTTAGTCTTGTTTTTTGCTCCACGAATGGATGGAGTTGTAACAACTGCTTCTCTTTCTGTGCCTGATAGATCTGGTGTTTCTGTTTTATATGTCTGAGTTCCAGTGTAAAATAAGGATAGTCCGGCACCTAGTATCATTCCCCCAAGGGGAGATAATGGTGTAAATAAAAGAATAGCTCCCAGTACTGTAAGTAAGAATCCACCTGTTTTTTGGAGTGTTCCTAGCCCTTCCCCACTCCCAGTGGATGATGGCCCAAGTGCTCCAAAATCATTTGCTCCAGTTGGGGATGCAGAATCATCTCCTGCCGGAAGCATTTTTATAATTACATTGTTAGATTCTGGTAGATTACCAAAATCTTCTAATGCAATTTTTCTATCTTTATCAAAAATTAATGCGTGTTCTATTGGAAGAAATGTATCTACATGTTCTTCAAATAATTCTTTATATGTTTTTCTATCTACTTCAGAATCTATCCGTTCCGTCTTAAAAGGATGCGGAACAACACTAAGTTTTATTTTTTCGTTCAAGTCCATAATAACCCTCTAATCTTCCTTTTAATCTTCTACTATCAATAGCTTCACAAGTAGAATTAGTTCCTCTTAATATATGGAGTACTCTATTGTTCCCTACGTATATTCCAATATGACTGGCAATTCCACGAAAGTGGAACAAAGCCACATCTCCTATTTCAGGGATGTCCACCCTTTCTCCTGCTATCAGAGGAATATTCAAACTGAATTGTTTTGCTACTTCTTTAATATCCTCATCAGGGTTGTATTGTTCAAATTTAGGCATAGCCATTCCAAACTCATTTTGAAGAAATAACCTAACTAAACCAAAGCAATCCGCTCCATCAAAATCATATCCCTTTGTTTTATAAGGAATTCCTATATATTTATTTATATCTATCATCCGAATAATCCTGGGAAATTAATATTCTTATATTTTATAGTACCCAAATTGTCCCTTAAATAACTTGCATATACCAATTCTCCAGAAACGGTTTCTCGGTTATACGTCACATCTCTAAGTTTAAAATCCCAAGGTCCTGCTTCCACTACATCAGGAGAATCAGCTAAAATTATGCTGGCACTTATATCAGCAGGAGAACTAATTGTTCTTATTACTTGTACCATTAGTCTGTCTACATTATCAATAGATAATTGACTATTACTTATTACTCCATCCTCCTGTGCAGGAGGTATAAAACTGAATGCTGTAGCTATATATGTTTCCCCATTTGATATAACACTCTGTTTGTTGTTTACAACTCGCATAGGAGAAGATAAATCTGGATGATCAATTGTTAAAATCACCAAAAAGACCTGATCTGTCTGAGGAGCATTTATAGCTATTCTAGCAGTATTTGATATGTTTCTACTCATGGTGTAGACTCCAAGTTTAATGTAATACTCCAATCAAGTGTATCCGCATCAGGGGTAACTTGATATGGAGAAGCATTACTATCTATTTTAAATCTAACTTCTATAGTAGAAGAAAGATTGAACGGATCTGGGAAGTTGAAAGTATTAATTCCATACCCCAGAGTTGTAGTAAAAAATGTTTTAAATGTTGTTAACTGGGCAGAAGTCATCACCATCACACCGGAATAATTTTCCGGTACTGCTGTGAATAGCCTCCTCACTTTAGCAGGCCCAGAATCCATGTTTGTTCTTAATACATTACCTTGTGGTGTGTGATTAAAAGAACTTTGTATGTATGATTGTGGGAGTGTTGAATCCCAATCTATTATTGTAGGCATTATACTGCTATCCCTTTTACTTTAGTGCCGTATCTGCCTTGCATGGCAGAATCATATTTACCATTAGCTAATTGCTTTCCAACAACCTGTCCAATGATAACTTCTATCTGTGTTCCATCAGGAGTTTTTCTTTCCTTTGTCTGTACCTGAGATCCAGTATTATTTATTATATTAATGGAGATATTTGCCCCACCCATTCCGGTAGTTTCCACACCTAAATTTCCAGAAGATGTTCTAGATAAAGGTAGTATAGCTTCTGGTCCTGCTTCACCCATTAGACCTAGTGCCCCACCATTTGCAAAAGCAAAGTTAGTAGGAGAATCAATTACTGAATTAGTAAATGATCCACCGGAAGCGAACGGAATTATGTTTGAACCTGAGAATGCATTTCCTTGTGCATTAGCAGTTTCATCCGCTTCTGCTTTACCCTTAGCCAGACCTGTCAAAAAGGAGGATGTTAATCCTGCTGCCACAAACCCAATACCCACAGCGTAGTTTCCACTGGCTATCAGTTGTAACCCTGCCTGAATAAATAATTGTGGGAGCATTTCAAGTATAGCTAATGCTTGATCTGCTAAAATATCATTAAGTTCTTTTCCACTAGCCACACCGTCTGCAAATGCATTACCGAGTGCTTCAAAACTAGAGGTGATTCCATCAATACCTAAACTCAATAACGCTACCCCAATTTCAGATATGGCCAATGCCACCTGTGGAGCCATGCCCATTGTATTGGTCATAAACTCAAACATTGCTTTCTGGGCTTTCTCAAAAAAGTCAACAACATTATTCTGTGCACCTTCAAAAGTGCTGGAAAGTGCTTCTTCTACTTCAGATAATTGGCTTTTTAAATCCTCTACAAATCCCGTACCTTCAAGATCTAGCTCTAGTGCCTTTTCCAAAGCTTCTCCTAGAACATCTGCTTTTGCTGTTAAGGCATCAAAGGACTCAGGAGCTTCACCAAATGCTTCATTCAGCTTATCCATAGCTAACAAATCATCTTTTAAAGTATCTTTTAAAGATTGAGCTTGAAATCCTTTTAATGCATCTGTTGCCTCATTGATTCCCTGAATCAAAGTCCTAATGCTCTTATCATCAAATTCAAAAATCTCTCCGTCCTTTACCTCGTCTTTTGCAATTGTTACAAGTTCCAATAAGGCACTTTTCATCTTGTCTATTTCAGACTTTGCACTCTTCACATTATCTAAATCTTCACCTATTAAAAGAGAAAGAATATCTTGGTCTGAGGTTGCTTTCTTTATTTGTGCTATGAATTCCTCTGATGCAACTTTTCCACTATTCCCAAATCTTTCTTTAGCAACTCCGGTAATTTGTTCAAACCATTCTTGCCAAGTTTTAAGAGCTTTCTCTTTTGTATCTGCATCTAGTGTTAGATCTATTTCTGGCTTATTCTTATCTAATTCCTCTTGTGTTTTGTTTAACACCTCTTGTAAGGTCTTTGGTATCAATTTAAGAATATTAGCTTCATCTGCTATCACATCAAATAGTCCGGTAGACTCTATTCTCTCCAGCACTTCATCATAGACTTCTGCAAACTTTCCTTGCTCTATGTTAAGTTCCCCTTGCCTTATTCTGAATCTGTTAATAAGTCCTAAGTAATTATCTACAGCAACTTCTCCACTGGACACAGCTTGAAGAAATCCTTCAAATCCTCCAGTGAATTCCTCATGTCCTCCAAGTTCATCAAATAATGCTCTAAACTCTGGGAGTATATCTGCATAAGCATCTCCAGCTTCTCTTGCATTTGCTCTCAAATCGTGCAATGTATCTATTTGAGCCTGTAGTGCTAACTCAAGTTTTATTTGTTTTATTTTGACTAATTCATTATATACATCCCCTAGACTATCCTTGTATATATCTACATTTTCTGACAATTCTGGATATAGCTCAACCAACTCTTTGTTTAGATCTCGGTTAACAGTTGTTACATCATTCACAGTTTCATATTTGGTTGCTAAATTATTGAAAGCAGTACCTACTCCACTAGTGGAGGATATAGCATCACTCAATTCTTTCTGGGTTTTAATAGACTTTGCAATTGTACTATTTAGTAATAAGAAACCAGTTACTGCTACTGCTAATATTGCAATCAATCCTGCCGGACCACCAAGTGCTGTGGCTAATGAAATAAATGTAGCAGAGGCTTTCAATGCCTGTATTGCTTTTATTGCCCTAGCAATTGACCCAAGTAAAATTAAAAAGGGTCCTAATACTGCTAAGGATGCTCCAACAGTTATTATAAAGTGTTGAAGTTCATCATCCATATTAGAAAAAGACGTTACTGCATCTGCAATTTTTGCAAGTAACTCCGCTAATCGTGGTACTAAGTTTTCCCCTATTTCTGTAGCTGCAACTATAATTTGTTGTCTACTTTCTAAGATAGATTGTCTAAAGGAGTCTATCCCTTCTTTTACTTCATCATATGAACGCTTACTTGCTCCTACAGCATTATTGGCATCTTCTAAGTCAGAAGCATATTTCTCTGCTGAATTTCCAGCCAATCTACTGGCAAGTGTTATACCTTCAATTCTTCTAATATATGTTTGTAATGGCTGTCCTGCTTTTTCTGCTGTGTCAACTACTAATGCTAATGCCTCTTGCCATCCACCGGCTACCTTTACAAAATCTTTCCCATTTTTAATAGACTCTCCAGTCTGTTCTGATAAGGCTTTAAATAATCTTAACAGATTCTCATTCGGATTTAATAAAGATGCTGAAGCTGATCTAAACTTTGTTGCAACTTCTGATGCATCACCTATAACTCCTGTTAATGCAGAGAATGTAGCAAATAGTTCTTCTTGAGATATCCCTAAACGTACAGCACTGTCTGTTGCTGTCTGGATTCCATTTGCTAATTGTGGGAAAGTAGTTTGACCTAATCTAACTGTCTCAAATGCCAAGTCAAATACCTTCTGTGTTGCTTTCGCAGTTGTGTCACCATAGGCTTTTGTAACAGCAGATGCTAGTTCAATAGAATCAACTACTCTAGCATTACCAGCTATTGAGGCTTCAGTTGCTTGAGTAAATATATCTATTGTGTCAGCACTATCTTGAAATGCAGATATAGTCTGGTATAAACCTTCTGTTAAATTATTTAAACTAACACCTGAAGATACAGAAAGATCTTTGAGAGCGTCTTCTAGCTCAAATATTCTATTTCCTGTATCGGGTATTAAAGTCTGTACTTGCCCCAGTCCTTTAGATAGGTCAAAACTAAACTTAGCTACCGCAGTTCCTGCTCCTGCTAAAAGTAGAGAATATCTATTCAAGTCTCTACCCACAGTCTTTAGACCAGAAGAGGCACTAGCCAGTGTGACGGCTGTTGCCTTTGTAGATGTATTTAGAGCCTTAGTTCCTGCTGTCACTTTTGCTACAGCAGGAACTACTTTATTAGCTTGATCTTTTAATCCTTTTAAATTCTTAGAAGCGGTGACGACACCATTTGAATCCACTTTTATAAATAATGTAGTTATATTTGCCATTCCTACCTCCGTCTTTTTCCTGTATGTCTACTTGCCGGTTTGTTATTCTTAGGGGTTGTTTCTTTACCCTTTTTATCTTTTTCAGATAAGTACTTACTTGCTGTGTTCCATAGGAGTAATAAGATAGTTAAATCTTCCCCATCAAGCTCTAAGTCCATGACTTGTTGATAATAGTAGATTGTCTGGTAGAACTCTTGACCTCTCTGAAAAATCTCAAAAAACATATTAAATATGGGTTCATCCCAAAACTCCGGTCTAACCTCATCTGCTAATTCAGGAGGTAATACACCAGATTGTTCATATACCTTTTCTAATTTTTTTCTTTTAGATACTCCTGTTTTTTCATCGGGAGTATCCAACAACAATCTACTTATTACCGCATCCTTTAAACGGGATGCCTTTAGTCTAAAAAATTTGTACGGTCACTCGCAAATTTAATAATTTGTGCACATATATAGGGGGATTCTGTATAGACAATTTCTACAGCCTCTTTTGAAAAAGGAACTGCTTTATCTTCATCATCCTCAACGTTCTTCCAATCTGTTGTGATTGCTACCAGAGTACGAATTGTCTCCGCTTCTAGTTTATCTGCATCACTTACTTTCTTACCTTCATTCTGTCTGGCAAGTTTATTTACCTGTTTCTTGAATACTTTGGAATCTACACCAATTACTTTGATCTCAATATCTGTGTCCATCTCATCAAAGTCCTGAATGGTCAACCATGCTCCCTTCTCGCAAGCTTCTACTGTGTTAAATTTAGAAATTTTCATAGTTCTCTTTACCTCTTTGTTTTTGTTTTGTTTCTCTTTTTTTGGTTTAAAATCCCCTACTAAAAAGTAGGGGAATAATTACTAAACTGCTCTGTTCTTAATTACATACATAGTTTTGAAGTCTGCATCTCCCCCCAAGGCAGTGAAGCCTATGGACTCACTTACGTCATTCTCTGCTATGTCCAAAGAATCAGTTGTGAACTTAACTTTTGGAAATCCAAAAGTATAACCATTTCCATCGAGATCTTCAAAGTACAATGCTACGTTAAGTTCTGTCTCATTGTTGTAGATCTCACTTAGTGTACTATCAGGAAAGTAAGCACTGATTGTTCCGGTGACGTTAATTCTACCTTCACCAATGGAACATGCATCTCTTTGAAGAAGAGCATATCTTACATTCAGGTTGTTCTCTAACGTGAAGTCAAATCCTGTAATTACACAATCGTTGACACCTGGTATTGTTAGTGTTCCAGTATATGAGTCAAACACATCATTGATGTTTCCATCTGTAAGAGAGTTAGTTACAGTAGTTGTATCAAACCCACTATAAGTTACACCACTCATTCCAAACTCAGTAGTTATAATACTATCAGTCTGTATAGTTGCACTCCACGTACCTACCTTCGCTCCTGTAATGTGGTGATATCTGGAAACATCACTAAATCCTTCTTCAACACTAAATGTTGGAAGATCAACTCCAGTCACAATTATTGCCGAAGCATTTGCTACTTCTAATGCTGTAGCCATAACCTCATCCACTAATGTAAGAGTCTTCAATGTAAGTACTGTATCTGTAACAGCAGCTACTTTGTGAAATCCATTATTTCCTGCATTTGTAAATCCTGCGAAGAATACTCTATCACCAACACGGATGTTGAATGTAGTAACCCACAATGCAGTAGCAGCAGTCATGGTTTTTGCCAAGGCTACTACAGTTATGTTGTTTGTAGAACCATCATGTGCTCCACCTTTTCTTGCTCCTGCGATTCTTACAACAGCACCGGCTTCAAGTGTGAATGCAGCCGGTGTGGAGGCATCTGCCTGATCCAATGTCATTACAGCACCAGCCAAGGTGTCTACATAATAAACTCCATCTTCTGCTGTTACTGTCAATCCTGTAAGTGTGATATAGTCTCCTACTGCAACACCTTTACTTAGCCATGTGGAAGCATCGTCTGTAGTAATTGTAGCTCCTGCTGCCACATCTACTGTGATAGTATTTAAATCATAATCTCCTACCCAAAGGCTACCCATTGCACCGGCGATAAGGTCATCATAACTTTCAAATGAAAGCTCACCTGGTATTGTTAGTGCAGGGGCATTCTGCCCTAGTCTTGCTACTATAATCTGTCTATCATCTCTAATTTCATCAGAACTTATATTAGTTCTGGCATTCTCAATACCACTTCCTGATACCACTCTCAGCTTTTGTGCATCAAACGGACTAGGGAGTGTTGAAGCTATTGTTTCTTTCTGGTATGCTAAATACCGTTCTGATCCATTTGCCATTTATTACCTCCGTAATTTACTTTAATTTGATATATCGGACCGAAAAATAATATTCACTACTTCTCGGTAATAATCCCCTTCGGAAGAATAACTCCCTAAATAAAAACCTAATATTCTAACATTCAAGCCATTGTACGAAGCAATTGTTCCTCTCTTGAAAAACTCTTTCAATTGAGTGATAATTTTTGTTGCTTCTGCGGAACCTTTATTGTTTTCCACATTTAATGTGATTTGATATATCCCAGTAGCTCTATCAGCAGCTTTCGTTCCTAATTGAACTTGTATAGTTGGGGTATTTAAATAATCTATTTTTAAATATGATGTACCAATAATAGGAGTATATGCTACATCAGGATACTCTACTGGTATAGGATATACTGTCTTATACTCACCCATCCTAAAATCTAGTGCTTTTTCAATGTCTTTTTGCGTCATTTGATACTCCTACCTATTTTGGCGTTGTGCCTTTCGTATGGCATTTTTAGATACACTAGAAAAGGCAAGTAGTGTTAATTTTACCATTCCGGCTGGTGCTTGCTTGGAAAAGCCTCCAGAACTTCTTATCTCGTATGATTTTGTCTGCTTATTCCAAGATCCTACACTAGGAGATTTAGGATATAGGCCATCTTCAATCTGAAATATGTGACTTACGGAGTTGGAAAAAAATATTATATCATCAGATTTTACTCTGTCTAGGACTTTTTCCATTCTAGCTTTAGTTACATTTCCCTTTTTATCGACCCCCTTTAATATGGAGGTTGGTAGAGTGTTAATGGTGCAGGTCCAATTGAACTTAGTATTACCTGATGTTGGTTCATATAGGAAACCGACGGGAGTTCTATCAACTACACGGGAAAACAGCTCAAAAGCTAAGAATTTTCTTGTATCATCTATAGTGTTTTCAGATTTTATTTTGAACTTAGCAATATCAGTTATGAAATCTTTATTATTAGACATGCTATATTCCTTCTTCCAATTCTGGATATTTTTTTAAGACATCATTTTGTATTTCAAGGTAAAGATCCTGACACATATCTTCTATGTGGGCATGTTTTGCCCAATTTTCCTTAGCTGGGTACAACCTTAAGTTGTTATAATTGAAACAAATCAATTGTTCTAGTGCATTATCCAAGTTGAAAAAGGCACATGGAATAATATGGTCTACATGCAAGGAAAACATACCATGATCTTTAAAGTTATATCCAAACTCATTATCATTAAGGTAATCTACACATTCTTTCGGAGTACAACCCAACATTTTATTAGAGCATAAAAACTTTTTAGATGTAGAAGCTTTTAAAGCTCTGGAAATACTATTGCGAAGAGTAGACTCCAGTTTAAATGCGGAATCATTTTCTAATCTATTTTTTCTATAGTTACGTTTATGCTCTCTACGGGATTCCTTTGTCCTAAAGTAATATTCTGAATGTTTTTTCTGGATATTCTCCTTATCCTTCTGATATTTAGCCTTATTTATTTCTCTATATTTTTCTGGATTATTTTGCATATCAAGCTTTTCTACAGAATGATAATATAGGGTGCTCTTTTTTCTTGTGCATCCAATACACCAATGATTTTTTCTGTTAAAACCATCTTCTTTTTCACCAAAAGAATCCCATGATAAAAATTGATCACACATTGTGCAAGTACGTCCCTTTTTGTTTCTTACAACATCATGAGAACAGGGGTTTATACCTCCAATAAGTAAAGTTGTTCTTTTAACAAGTTTTTCATTTTCACATACAGGACATACACATTTGTAAAACCATTCGGAAGGCTTAACTCTGATGTTCTTTGATTCTTCTGGTTCTACGACTTCCCAGCCGGAAAATGTGGTTCCCTTTTCTAAATATTTTGGATGTTGCTTTTGTCCCTTATGATCACAAAGCCCTATACTCAAAGAAGCCAATCTGTTCTTATCAATCCCTTTCTCTAAACCACAATCTGTACATTTACACCTGTATGACCATCTACAAGACGGTTTTCCTTCATTACTTTCTACGTCAGGTTTAATGACTTCCCAGCCATTAAACACCATACCAGCTATTAAATACTTTGAATACTTACTCATATTAAAACCACCTTCTCTTTCTGATGACTATTACTAATCACCAGCCTTTGCAAAGGAGAAGGTGATCTATAATATTATTAGCAGGGGTCAGATTCGAACTGACGAAGCCTGTTAAGGCTGGCGACTTATGAGACCGCTGAGAATGACCGCTTCTCTACCCTGCTATGTTATACTAATAAAAATTAAATTCGGAGAGCTACTTTGTATAAAACATTCACACCAGCAGGATTAATAGATATGTGAGCAATGTAAGCGTATACTTTCCCATTAACAATAAATGTGTCTCCAACCTGTGGTTCGTCAATCCCCACAACCAAAAGCTTACTATCACTTTTTTTGACTAAACTATTTTCCAATAGCTCTTCATCAATTCCAACTAATGCACCATCTGCTATTGTAACCTCATCTGCCGGTTCTGTGCTCTGTGAAGCTCCTGTGGTGGTGTTTGTCCAAGTAAATGACTCTGTTACCGGATCATAGACACGATCCCATTGGGAGGCGTTGTACGCTCTTGTCATAGTAATTGGATTACCAAACTTATTTATCAATCTCTGAGATGTAGCTAATGTTTTTTGGTAATTAAATTTAGCCATGTTCTATCTCCAAATAGAGGATAACTCCTCTATGCAGAGAAGTTTGCACTTATCGTCACAGCAATGTCTGTAGCTGTATGTGTATATGGATTATCTGTAGAAACTTCCACCGAATCTATTTCCCAATTTACAAAAGTTGGAAAAGCCCCTGCTCCTGTGGCTGTTAGTGTTATTTGATCCCCTTCCTTTATATACACTGGTGTACTTGGTGAAACGGTTGCTCCTGCTGTTACTGCTCCTGCCGGAAGAACTTCAGGTGTTACAGCAACTACTGTAGATTCTGTGATAAGAAATGTAGAATCCTTAAATAGTGCTATAGATGTTGGGTACACCCCTTTGTCCTGAAAATACTTTGTCACAGCATCATCCATCGTATCTGCTGTTATATATTCTTGGCTATCTGCCAAATATAAATTAGTTGCCATTTTTAATCTCCTTATTTTAAGCTGAATCCCCACCCGTTCGAATAACACTAAGTGTGAAGTTATTACTTACACCACCTGTTAATCTATATAATGCAGAATCTACAATTACGTACACATCACTATAAAGAACTGATCCTTCCTCAAATTTGGTGCTCTCTTTAATAACGTCTACAGCACTGCTTTCAGCTATTACTTTCCCATCTTTACTAATTGTAGCAAAAGGATCTGATCCAGTGTTGATTAAATTGGCTGTTTCACACACTGCATTAATAATCTCAGGTGGAATATAAGACTCATCTATATTGTATCCATCCAGGTAATATGCAGAGGATCTAGGCCATGTCAAACTCTGTGTCCCTGTTTGACGATACCCAGGAAAGTCATAGTTTGTGTCTATATAAAAAGTGCTCTTATTTAATAGTCTTTTAATATCGTCATCAGTCAAGCTATCATAATCATACCCAACATTAAAAAAATATTGTTTCATATCTTCTACAGACACATATGATGTTGCATCAGATTTAGCTGTGCCGTCTTCTATGATAAATATTACATTCATCTTCTATTCCTCATTATTCATTATTCATTAAAAAGCTTTTTATCCATTTAAGATCTGTTTGTATCTCTACCAAATTTGTTTGTGTTCCAATCAAAAGAGATTTGGTTTCTTTATACTCATCCATAAGTTCCTCATCTGCTAGTTTTCGTTCTGTTATTTCTTCAACAAGTTGTGTATCTACATATTCCAATTGGGATTCAAATTTTGTTTTCCAAGTGGTAAAGGTAAATGTGGCTGTTATAGAAAATCCAATAACTATTAAAAGAGTGGCTATACTTATAGTTACGCGTGTTTGTTCATTTAGCAAAACTTCCCCCAATTTATTCATATAGCCTCCTCTATTGATCAGCTAGAAAATGATTTAGTAAATAAATCACAGCATATGCAATTAAAACATTGATAGCATCAGCAGGGGATATTGCATTAAATACATGTGAACCAATAACTATTAACATAGTTAGAAAATATATAAAAAATGAAAAAATATTACTTTTAAAAATATTCATTGAAAATATAAAAAATACTATACCACCAGATAAATAATTTGGGGTTGCAGTATCTATCATAGTTAAAAGCCCCATAAGGGCTAATACTATTGCTACTACAAAGTTCTTATGGATAAACATAAGAACAATGCATAAGACCAATAAACTCAATACATAGAATATGTAGTGAGAAAAAGGTACTCCCTGATTAATTGAATCAAATAAATTTAGAAACATAACCAAAATACTTGATATAAGTAAAACATATCGTGCCTTGTCTACTGACTCCACCATCCCATAACTCCCACTTCTACATCATCCGGCTCCAATCCAGCCATTAGTGATGCCTGCTCTTCCAAAGTATCTTCTCCATGCTTATCTTCTCTGTGTTTAGCAATACCTAATGCTAAAATTTTAGAAACTCTTTTTGTTGCAAGTTTTAAAAACTTATCTGCCCTATCCTCACATTTTTTAAAATCTTTCTGATTTAAGAATTCCATTTCAGCCACTTCTTTATTCATAAGAGCTTTCAGATCCTCTTCGAATCTCGTTGCCAATTCTGCACATAAATCCAAGTAATTTTCTTCCATTAATATCTCCTGTAATTTTTTGTATTAATTTTATTTTATTCTATTCTGTATATTATGCTTCCACCCAATCAAAACGCCTACCAATATTATTTACACCGTTTGCATTTGTTACTCTAATCAATATTTTAATTGACTTACTAACTTCAAATGGTAATCCACTAACTGTGACTGCTCCTGTATCCCCTTGAGCTGCCTCTGTTGCAGTAAGTATTATTCCACTAAATCTTGCCCCATCAAAAGTTATTGTTGGTCCAATATATAGTTTTGCTTCTGGAATATCTCCACCTGAACGTCTATTAAAAGAGTCTAATTCTGTACCATTAGCTGAAACTATTGTTCCTGCAAAAAATTCTATTGTAACCGGACCTGATGTGGCATTAAATATAGGTACTTCTGCTACTATCTGATCACATGTACAAGCTGTTGGATCAAATAAATAATTAGTTACATTATCCGCTAAAACACCTAGTGTATAATCAGAATGGGTAAATGCCCTTCCATTTATAAAAGCACTCTCTTGTATAGATATTGTAGTTATTCCTATAGGAGAATCCCCAGATAGAGTTGCTAATTTCTCTATATTATTTGTTGTTACATTGGTTTCTGGCATAATGTTCCCCTCTACATATTTTCTATAATATCAAAATATCCAGCAAGAGGTGTATCGTTAGTATCCACACTTGTGCATTCCCAGTAAACCCAGTCTCCTGCTTCTAATACAATTCCTCCAACTTGATAATATCTTTCAAAATCTACCAATCCAGTTGATACAAGATTTACATTTAATTTTGTTAATTTTGTTCCATTAGCTTTTCTTACTTTTAATCGCAAAGTTGCTAGATTATTATTTCCTGTTCTGGCATATGTTGTTCTGGCATATTTTACTGTAGCACTTACTATACCATTGGGTATTCTCTGTACAGCAATTTGTGTTTGCCCTTCTCCTGGTAAAATCACAGCATATATTGTACCACCATTCTCAACAGTAATAGTTCCTACATTTGTATTTGATGATCCAGATTCATCTACCTCTATTCTAAACACACCATACGAATTTGTAGGTAATGTAATTTCAGTTACTCCTAACAATGATATTGTTTCAACTTGTGCCTCCCCATTTAAATCATGGTAATACACAAATACTGTTTGTGCTCCTACACCTGATAATGATGTATCACTTGCACTATCTGATTGTATAGTTAATGCTATTGGAGCATCCAGAAATGGGTAATCCTGTACAGTACGTTTAATAGGCCAAATAACTTGTGTCAATGCTCCTGCGGTATCAGCAGTATCTATATCTATATTCTCTCCAAATTTATTAACAAATACTTCTGAAGCGGACGATGTTCCTGATAATATTGCTAATATGTTTTCAATCTTCTGCGTAGTACTATTTGTTTCTGGCATAATAGTTTGCCTCCTTAAATCCCATGTTGGTTCCTTAAAACATAGCCATGATGTTTATTATTTATTTGATAAAAATTTCTGAGATTCTATCTCTTTTAAAATAGCACCCTTTACAAGATTCGTATATTTTGGATTCCCTTTTACGGCATCTTCAATAAGTTTTAAATCTGTTGTATCTATTTCAATTGATTCATTTTTGTTGATTTTGATTGCGAGTTCATATAGTTTTAACGAATCACCTTTATGTTCCAGCAGCATTTCTGCTATAAACCTGCTTGCCTTTTCCGGTACTGCCTTGTCATTTAGATCAAAAATCTCAAAGTTCACATTTAATTTCATTTTTTCTCCTGTTAATAAAAGTTTCTGATTGTGCCGTCATATCCTTGATGTTTATCGAATGTTGTATTGTACCACATCATCCCTTTTGTCTTTGCCATCGCATCAATTGTTGTTTGTGACAATTGTGGTGGGATAAATTCTCCAGCACCTGACCATGCAAAGGTACCAGTGGTCATAAGAATAACTCCATCATCTTGAATATGTATACTTGCACCGTTTTTTAAGGTTACAATAGATAAATTACCATCCACTGTCATATCTGCTCCACCATTAAGGATAAGATCTGCATCGTCACCATTAAGCAGCACATTTCCATCTTCAATATGAAAAGCTCCACCGCCACTAATCTTAATACCACATCCATCTGCATGAAGTCCCATTGCACTGGCATCATTTTGCAATGTTAAACAATAAGTGCCTGTAGCTGAAATATGATCATTTTTAATCTTTACTAATGACCTTACTTGTGCACTCGATGAATTGCTATGAAAATTGGCTAAAGTACCTGTTGTTAAATAATCTGCATCATATTGCATACCGACGCCCGTAGTGACTCCATGAAGATGTGCATGTAATCCTATGTGATTTGCATCTTGATGAAGTGCAAAGCAAGTGGTCATATCCGCTGCACCACTGGTGTTGCGAATCCTTACTAATTCTCTTTCTTCTGAACTGGTTGAATCACTGTAAAAGTAGGATAAAATACCTGTCGTTAAATTACTATTTTGAACCAAAAAGCATGTATTGGTCGGATTCGAACCATGAACTTCGGCATTCCCATTGATATCCAAGTCAACATTAGGCGATAAATTATTGACTCCTAGTCTGTGATTTACTGAATCAACAAATAAAGTGTCCGTATCAAATTTCGCACTTCCAATTACTTCCAAAGCAAGGCCGGTACTATCTTGCTGAATCGATAAAGCTGTCGTTCCAGTGGCCAAAGCATTATCATTTAGAATACGAACTAAATTTCTAGTTGAAGTATCAGCAGAATTACTTGCAACACTGAGAGCCATTCCAGTTATTAAATCATTAGCTTGGATATTAAGCGCAAGACCAGTAGTCGTTGGACTATTAATAACTGAATTCCCTGTAAATCTTGTATTACCATCTTTGTCTATATTGAATAATTCAACAGCAGATTCATCATGTACTAAGAAATTACCAGAAGTTGAATTAATACCTATGGCAACACCAATATTATTAACAGCAATATCATTATCCCCATCAGGAGAACGTAAATGTGTATTTGTATTATTTACTTCAAACCTATCAACTGAATTGTCAACATCCCTCCAAAGGATATCACCACCATAACCAAATTGAAAGTAACCGGTGCCGTCGGAAGATTTAATTTTAGCATCAGCTATATTAAGTTCAAGGTCTCCTACAGTTGTTATAGCTAAAACGGACTCATCAATAGCGGAATTATAAAATCTAAAACGGTATTGTTGGCTTGCATCTTGATATATCGTCCATCTATCTGCTAATCCTGCGGAAAATGAAAGAGATGCATCTCCACTCGTAACATTGTGAATCCATAATCCTCCAGGCTCAGTAGATTGACCACTTTTACTATTGAAAAAATTAAATCTTCCTCCTGTTGACTGCACTTTAAAAACATCTCTAAATGCATTATTAACTACAAACTCGCCATTAACTGATGCTCCCCAATCAGGACTCAGATATAGACTTGGATCACCAAAACCTGGTACGAATTGAGTTAAATTTTCTCCGTCAACTACTTGCCAACCCCAAATATCAAAAGTACCTAAAGCTGTTTTCTTATGTATCTCAACCAAATGCTCCACACTTGAATCAGTAGTAAACGTATACCAATATCTTTTCCATTCAGATGTTGCAATCCTTATTTCACTGTTAGTAGTAGCAGCTATTAAAAAGTCACCATCACCACTTTCTAGTCTAACCCACATACTGACTGTATATGTAGTATCATTAGCCAATGGATTAGTGTTTTTAAATCCTCTAAGGATTACTATATCATCATAAAATCCGCCATCACCAATATCTATTCTGGTTGCACTATCTGATAAATCAGGTGCAGCTTCAGTTACAGATGTTATAGTATTCTCAGCTTCATTATGCCACCACCATGTAGTAGAGAGATTGAAATTTCCTGGGTCAACATATTCATGTGAAAATTCTACATAGTTTTGTAATATTCCAGTTGCACCTTTAGGTCCACCCCGATGATACAATTCACCATCTACAGTCACATCACCCATTATAACTGTATTTCCATTTACATTAAAAGGGCCCGTAATAGTTGTATTTGTGTTATCAACAACTAATAAGTTATTTTCATTATGTGACCTTAAATATGATGATTCACCATCAACACCTATTCTGGCTATTGAATCCTGAACCATTTTCATTGATGAATCAAATATCTGGAAACTTGAATACCCATTAGCAGAACTAATTATAGCTATGGTTGACTGTAAAGATAATCTATCTCTTGTACCATCATTAAATACAAGGGTACTATCAAAAGTAACTGATGGATCTTCTAAGATTAAACTCCCACCCAAAGTAGTAGTACCCTTAATCCATGTATTGCCTGTAGTGTGTCTAACTGTCATTAAGTTAGTATCAGTTTGGTCTTGGACTACAAAGTATCCTTGGAATCCATCAATATTCATTATAATATTGGCTGTATTTGCAGTAGCTTTAAGTGTTAAATTCCCAAGAGCGTCTGAAAATATCTCAGGTGGTTCTGTTTTACTGCCACTGTCCAGTATTGTAATTTTACCAGCGGTTGTGGCATATTTTCCAACAGTCAATTCTGTACTTACAATTGCATCACCACTAACATCTAATCGAGCTAGAGGATCTTTATGTCCTATCCCAATGAATCCAGTAGCACTATCCAGAACAATAAAATGAGCTTGTCTGTCTGTCAGTGCTCCATCATTCAATGAACCGAATCTTAATTGTCCATAATTATTATCAATAACAAAAGTCCCAAGATTAGTTGCGGCATTCGCTGACTCAAAGTACAATCTGGTGTATCCCTCTTTGCCGGTAATGATCATACCTCGATCATTGGCTATTGTATCAAAAGCAGAGGTAGCATTACTAGCTACAAGATGAAGATTAGCTTTTGGAACATCAGCATAATTCATTCCAACACCAACTCTACGAGAGCTATCAATTTTTATTGCAGAATGAGCAATGGTGACATCAGCAGTCCCACTACCAGCATTACAAAGATGCAGACTTCCTTGACCATAACCAGAACCATCTGATTCAAAGAATATACCACCCTTTCCATATAGGTGTATAAGAGAAGTTGTTTGAAAGATTATTCCAGTAGCAGCTCCGGCTCCAGAAGCATTAGTAATCAATCTAAGAGGCTGAGCTAAATTATTGCCAGCATCAGTTATGATATTTAATTTGTTTCTATCGAGATCATAAGTATCAACACCTAAAGTCAAATTACCGTGAATATTTGTATCAGGTAAATAACCATTTGTCCAACTACCATAGTTTAATTCAGTTGGATTTCTATGTGTTTTAATATAAGGTAGTGCTATATTACCTGTATTAATCTGCCATCCCCAAAATTGAATAATTCCGGTACTAGTCATCTTCCAGAGGTGTAATTCACCATTGGCTGTCCCAGAGGTAAGAGGCATTTCATAACGAACCCATTCAGAAGTTGTTGTTATACTTGGCCCACTTATTCCATCACCACCTAAATTTACTCTAAAAACTGCACCATCACCACTGATAAATTTCGCCCAAACTGAAACCGTATATTCAGTAGCCTCTTCAAAATCATTCCAGTATCCTTTTGCCACTAGACCCATCCAACCGAAACTATACTGAACAGCAGTATCTTCTCCATTTGGTGCTGTGTGTCCTTCTGTAGAAGAAACGGAATTTATATTTCTCCACGCACCGTCATCGTCAAGCATTATATCTTCAGATGTAAAAGCTAAGTTTTCATAATGACCAAAGCCACCGTGAAATTCTGTTGTAATTTCACCATGAACCTTAAGCCACTTATCAGTAAAACTTCCTTCTAATAAAACGTCTGTAACATTTGCAATGAAGAGTTTACCGTCAACTGTATTATTTTCACCAGCTTGTTTTCCTAAGTATAAACAATCTTCACCACTTGATCCTGCACCTGATGCATGACCTATACTAATTACATTTTGTAGTGCTGTTGAATTATATAGTGCATCAAAACCTATACCAATACTTTGATTTAAACTTAAAGCATTAATACCTGCGCCACCAATCATAGTATTGGTTGATTCTCCAGTTTCTCCAAAGGCAAATAGATTTCCAGTCATTGCTGCAATATCACCAGCAGTTGAGAAAAGATTACTCGGTACAGTAACATTTTCATCATCGCCATAATCGATAGTATATCTAATTTCCTGGCGAGTGACATCTACTTCAAAAAATGGTTGGAATATTTCTTCTGTTTCCCAAGGATTCCATATTGGATCTGGTGCCCCTAAAAATGAAAAATCTCCATCAGGACTATAAAGAAAAGCAGTATATTCTTCTCCAATGTGTAATTCTAACCCAGCTTCAAATTCAATAGTAAATGGTGTTATTTCATAATCCCAAGTAGAAGCAGGAATATATGTCTTAAGTAATCTGTTAGTTACTTTATCAGCGAAGAATTGCGCTTTGGTTATATGACCAGTGAATATGTAAAATTCAACTGCTGCATTTGGCTTTGTATTACCTGCAACAGTAGTAAATGAGTGAAATACTCCACCTATAAATGCAGTCCCATAATGAGGTAGTAAAGTCCCAACCCATTCGTCAGTAACAATAGGTTGAATAACAAAATTAGTAAGTCTATCAATACCAGTTCTATAATGTGCTCTTTGATCAGTCCCTATATAGTCTAAATCATGGTGAACGTGAACTGGGAGAGTTATTTCACCTGTTCTGGTTTTCCATGAAGTTAGTCCGTTGTAAGGCACAATCTGAGTATCACCAATCCATAAACCCTCTGAACCTGCTGCAATACCTGTTGGTATCCATAGATCTAGTTCAGAATTGTAATACTCGGGGATTGCGTCTTGGAGTTCTAAGTTTGCACCGGTGTTTGCTCTAGTATTCCATCTAACATCTGTTCCAAATCCTACTGTGTCTCCTGCATTTGTAGGGCTTAATACTGTTCCTGTTCTTGTCCATGCTCCATTAACACTATGAGAATCCACATAATTTTTAGTTGCAGCATCCTGGTCAAGGGTGGGATTAACCATATTAACAATTTTACCTGCACTGTTAAGATTCAAATCCCCATTCAACATAACATCAGCAGTCATTCCGTCGACAAATATTCTTCCAGAAACATCAGGAAAGTTATAAGTTCTAGTTGTATCTGCTGAGATTTCTGATAATTCAAATTTTGCTATTTTACTATTGTCAAGATCATCTCTAAAAAGTGCGTCTGCGTCTGTCACCTCAAATGAAACATTTGATAATCTTGTCCATGTCACGCCGTCAGAATGATATAAACCTTTTCTTCTATTCCAGTCAAATCCGGTTGAATTAAGAACTATATACATTTTAGATGTATGTTCAGCAGGGTCAGGTAATGATGCATAATTTGCTACTTCATTGTAAGTAATATGAGAATCACCAATAGTTTCCCATTTGTCAGAATTGCTTGCAAAATCTCCTGTCTGAGTTCCTGTAGCATTACATATATATATTTTATTATTCTCTATTGCCCAGTCTTCACCGGAAGTAAAGCTATAAACACCATCACTACGGCTTTCATAGGATCTTACTTGCAGTATACTATCTTCTCTGACATCTGAAACATCAGCTGCAAACCATACATATGATGTTGTTGCATCTGCTTTTAATGAGAAAGCAGTATCACAGGAATATCTTAAAAAATAAGTCTGATCCTCATCATACTCTACATACCCGTTATATGCTAACTGTATTTCAGAATCAGCCGTAAAATCAGAAGCAGGATAAGTTTGATCAAATACCTTTAACCCTGTATCATCACTTCCTTTCCATACTTGAATTTTTACTGGAGTTGTTGGACCTGTCGGACCTGTTTTGTAATAAACATTTTCTGCCAATACGTGAACATCTGAAGGAAAAGTAAACTCTATATTTTTACCTGTGAAAGTAGTACTATCGTCAGGCTGGTAGATTCTCCTTGCCTCATAATTATATGCATAAATTATCTGGGTATCCTGAGTGGTTAATTCCCCATCAAATTCTGAATGAGCAAAAAAATGAAAATGCCCATCTTTTAACTCAGTTGCTAAATGATGTCCTATACCTGCAAGACCAACATATCTGAGCCAAAACGAATTAGCACCAGCTTCAAACGACCCAGGTTGCCATATATCATCAACCAACTCTTCTGCTATTATATTTCCAGTCTCTGGATCAATAGATAGTCTGTGTGTAGCATCTATGTATTTGATTCCAATTCCTTCTCCACCACCTGAATATCCCATATTATGCACCTCCGAAAAGAGCTATATCAAAACTAGTGATTGCACTGGTATTAATTGAACTCAACTGTGTGACAGGAGATTCAAAATTCTTATTTGCTGTTAATCTTATACTTCTTTCTACTGTACTAATATCTGTTAATACTATTGTAATTTCAGTAGATGTATTATTAGATATTGAAATTCTACTTATACTATTGGAAGATAGGTCATAAGGATATGAACTTCCCTCTGTTAGTAAAATTTGTAAAGGAGATGTTATTCTTTCTATATTATGGGTTGTTACGTTTGTTTCTGACATACTTTCCTCCGTATGGTTATGAGAAACAGTCAGGTCTATTCCTGTAGATCATTATTGTTTTCTCTATTATTATCCTCTTAATTCTCTAAGCCAATATTTATTATCAGCGTATTGTCCTATAAACTGATCTGCTCTGCGAACATCTTTTTCTTCTAAGTAGTTGTCAGCCATTTGTTTAGACCAATTCATTCTATCTGTAAGCCTCTTTACTAAGGGGCTATAATCTTCAAATCCATACAAAAAAATAGGACTGTCAATGTTAGAAGCAATCTCTACTTCTACCGACAATCCTCTTGCAAAACCCATCCAATAAGCAACACTAGGACGTTCAAATTCGTACTCACTCTCAGAATCCATATCAACTCCGTAGATTGATATCTTTTTGATATCATTATATAAAGCAAATGCTATCATATAAGATATTGAGTTTGTGAAGAATTTACTGTTAAATTTTGAAATAATCGATTGCAATGGGTATTTATTTTGGTCGATGATATCTCCGTCAAATTCTAGTGTTTCATTGTTATGTAAACAAAAATATTTATCTATATTAATGTCTGTATTTTTTAGTACTTTAAAAGCAGAACCAACAGCCCATATTTCAGAGCCATTGTGTTCACTTTTATTGAATTTAGAAAGTGTCATGCCAGTTCCAAGAATGACTACACTTTTATCCATTTTTACTTCCTTTATCTAGGTAATTCTGATGCAAAAATTCTACCTGCAAGAGCACCTGTAGATGCCATATCAATCAGGAGAAGACCGTCAGATCCTTTGAATCTTGCTGATTCAAGTGTGATCACCTGAATTGCACTATCACCAACTGTGACAACAAGATCACCCTGTCCACTTTCAGAGTTGAAAGCACTTGCAACGAATGTTGCTGTACCTGCAAGAGTACTTGTGTTCTCAATCATCACCATAAAGAGATCATCTTTGATATCTGTAATATCAATGCTATGATCATTTGCCAGATCAATTGCATCTGCGGTAATATCATACGCTGTATTATACTTTAGCAAATTTGCTACAGTTACTGCACTTCTAGCCATTTATTCCTCCAATTATTTCATACGTTTGAAGATAATACAACTTTTACAAGCTGGACTACCAAACTTTATAGAACATTTCTCACAAGGAGTTTTTTCTACTTTTTCTTTGACTTCAGGCTTTTCAGTTTTTTCAATTTTAACTTCAGGCTCTTTGTCTTTTACTACAGGTTTTTCAGCCTTAGCTTCATCAACCTCTTCAATAACAAGCTCATCCACTTTCGCTTCAACAACTTCTTCAACTTTTTTAGGATCTAAAGTAGGGACTTTCGCCTCTACTTTATCCTCTTTTTTTGCTCTTGCCATTTAGAAATCCTTTCTAATTAATCTCAGCTCTCTGCACCAAAAGCACATGTAAGTACTGCCAAAGAGTTTGGACGAGTTACTTTTCCACCGTATACTGTAAGAGATCTCATAAGATCAGAAAAAGAATTTTCTGCTCTCATTCCTTCAGTTCTTACAAGCTGTTCTGCAAAAGCAATAGAATCATTTCTTAGGAAGAACATTGGCTTGTACCAAACTGCCGCATTATGCTCTACACTGTTGCTCATAAACAAATCAAATCCGTAGTAGTTTCCTACAAAACCTGTAGAGAGTGTATCACTGTTGTTTGTATCAAGTGTGATTTTTGCAAGTGTAAGCTTCTGCACGAACCATGGGGGGACAACTGCGACCCTCCCACCCTGTGGACAATTCTGCTCGTCCATACCCTGTGCAACAAGGGAAAGGTAATTAGTTACATTTGCTGATGTGATGGAAATAGGAACAGCTTCAGTACCTAGACCGGAAGTGATCCCTGCTTCAGCAGAGAGGCTTGCCAGATATTCATCCATTGTTTCTGCAAGAGAAACACCAATACGATTAGCAATTTTTGCCATAACCTTTGGTTTTGCCTGTGCCTGATCAATATCCTCTACCTTAACGGCAGCATAAAATTCCTGATCTATAAGAAGGAACTTTGAAGCATCCTTTGGATCTTCATAAGCAACTGTTCCTGTGTATGCTTTGGTAGTTACATCACCAATTTCGTTAATCTTTACAGATGATCCACCTGCCTGAATTTCGCCTTCATAATCCCTGTTCATCAGGGGTGCAAATACCAAAGATTTGTCATACTCCATAAAAATAAGGTCTGACCAAATCGTTGGTTTAAAATTTTCTACTGACATATATGCCTCCGTTTTTTCTACTTAAAATATAATAAAAAGTTTATTACTTTTTACCTTCCATGTATTTAGCTAGTGCAACTCTACGTGCCCCAGCATCTTCCATATTATTAATGTCTTCTAAAGTAACAGCTCCACCAGTTCCTGATCCTGACCCTTTTGCTCCACCACCTGGACCGTTTATGGGCTGCTTAATCATTTTCTTGCCTCGGTCAGTCGTTGGGAAGATCTTGGACCAATCCTCGATTGGGATATATCCACCATCATGCTTAACAGAGATATCTTTGATACCTCCTCCATCATCATAATCAATCTTGGCTGAAGTCTTAAAACCTTCAAACGTCCACTCATCCATGTCTGCACCTATATCTGATACAGCTTTTCTGAGAGCACTATCTTTAAGGTAGTTCTTATACTGGTTCTGGTATGTATCCCTAGACTTAACTGCTTCTTCTAGTTTAAGATTAAGTGAATTGATAGTCGGGGTTACTGTCTCCTCATAAGACTTTTTACCTTTTTCATATTGATCGGTCAATTGCTGTCTAAACTCTTCTTCATCTTTATTGGCAGATGATTTATAGGATTCTAAATCCGAATTCATTTTGTTATATGCATCAGCATTGAACTCTTTCCCTTCTAGGAAAGCATACTGCTCTTGAACTTCTTTCATTTGGGTTGCTAGGGATTTTTTCTCTTCTAGAATCGTATCACGATTTTCCCTGAGTCCCTTTGAAAAACTCTCATTCTGCTTTGTCACATACTCATTGAATCCTACTTCAATTGTACTTGGATCAACATCTTCTTTTAAACTTGGGATTACTACTTCGTCGAAAAATGGCATCGTTTAACTCCTGTTAATTGCCCTCATAAATAATATGAGAATTAAAAATTAATATAGCCACATCTACTGATGGGCAGATCCAAAGTCCCTAGGCTTCTGCTGAGGCATTAGTTTCTTATTTGATCTTACCTAAGTGTACATTATGATTTACTGTGGAGCACACAAGTGAGTGATTTGGAGGGAATTTGGTTGGATTGGAGTTATAAACAGAAAAGACACCCAATTAAGGGTGTCTTAAATAGGATGATCCTAGCCTTTCGCTTAAGAAAGGTCTTTACGTCCGGTTGTCACCTTCCAGACAAATCTCTTGCGAGTTACATTTTATTCATTATCTAAGTCTTCTTCCCATTTATCCAGTTTTTCTAAATTATCATACCACCATAAAGGTTGTAAATTTGTGTAGTGGAAGCATAACTTTTGCTGTTCAGGAATAGTTAGGTCAAAAGAAGCACAAGGTCTAATATGATCTATATGCCATCCGTCTTTTGCATGATTACTCCAAGACATACCCTCTGTGAATTGTTTTTCCAGATGACTAACACACTCTGCTGGAGAACATCCTAATATATCTAATGCATGAAAAAATTTCTCAGAATTTTGAGCTTTCAAAGCATTACCCATTCTGGAGCGTAAGCTGGTAACTATTTTAAAATTAAGATCAGATTTACGTCTCTCCTTATTTCTATAATTTCGTTTAGCTTTATTTTCCAGATCATATCTTTTGGCTTTAGCTTTTATTCCTTCTTTGTTGTTGTGACGGTATCTCTTATTATTAGACTGCATCACTTCCTTATTATTACAATAATATTGCTCTCTAATATGTCTTGTAGCTTCAAAATTCTCTAAGTAATGTTCTTTAAGAGACTCTTTATTTTCTTCCTTATATCTTTTATTATACTCTTTAGTATTCTCAGCATTTGTAGTACGGTAGCCAACCATATACTCCTCTATTTGCTCTTTGTTGTTACTTCGGTACTCTTTTGCATATTGATTTATTTTTTGTTTATTACTTTTTGAATATTTCCTAGCATACTTCCTGCCACATTCTTTACAACTGCTGGCATATCCAGATGGTCTACCTTTTCTCTTGCCAAATTCTTCCCATTCTTTAAACTCACCACATTTAGGGCATTCTCTGCCTTTTTCTGTAATGAGATATTTTTCTTCTGTCATATAAATCCTGTCTCCTCTCTCCTGACATTTCTGCCAGTCTCGCGCGAGAGAAAAGACAGTTTTTAATTTCTTATACTTATATCATCGGCGTGTTTGCCCATAAACTTTAATTCTTCTTCAAAATCTTCTTCCCAGTCATCGCCTTTACTAAGATTTTCAGTACACCTATGTAAGATGTGACGTGATTGAGACAATTGCAACAATATACCAGTTTCAATCCACACACCTATGTAAGATGTGACTTTAAAATAGTTGTCTGTCTCAAAAAAGGGCATGGTTTCAATCCACACACCTATGTAAGATGTGACCCAAAAAGATAATAAAATACTCAGAATCAGAATTGTTTCAATCCACACACCTATGTAAGATGTGACCCTGCCTTGATTGCCTTCTCTCGCATCATACGTCGTTTCAATCCACACACCTATGTAAGATGTGACTTAGTCAAGGATTTGTCTATTCCATCTAATACTGTTTCAATCCACACACCTATGTAAGATGTGACTGCCTATAAAATAACTCTCACCAAAACAAGTACTTACAACACTAAAAGTGCGAACCTATACAAGAATATACCAAAACATCTCTGTGTCTCATCTTACTGCAAATAAGGTGTTGTTTGTAACCACTTCGCAAAAATAATATGTGGTTGCCAGAGCGGAGAAATCTCCCTCAGCATAAGGACGTGAAACCGCCCCAGAAGAATCATTAAGATACTTCTATTAAGTTACTTTTCAATTTGTGGTACTGGCATTCCTTCTTCTTAGTTACTATCTTTGTCGATTTTGCAATATTCCGTGCAGCATTAAGGTCTGCGTTGGTTTTATGCCCACAAGACACACATTTAAAGTATGCTTGACCTTTTGTACCTTTAGGTCTGTTCTCTTTAGTAGAATGTCCACACACGTTGCATGTCTGTGAAGTGTGATAAGGATCTATCCGTACTACTACAATTCCAGCTATTTTTGCTTTGTACTGTATCATCTCTCCTAACTGATAATACGTCCAATCTTTTAGCACAATGTTGGAAGAATGTTCTTTGGTGAACCCTTCTAATAATTCAAGCTTAACAGTTCCTGCTCCGTTTGTCAATGCAAAATCAATAATTTTTTTAGAAATTAAATGATTTTTAGTCTTTATCCAATTACTTTCAGTACTACTTATCCTTTCTAATGCTTTTAGTTTTTTTCCTCTTCCTCTTCCTCCTGTAGACAATGTTAAACTCTTCTGTAAGTTTTTTCTCTTTCTTCGCATAGAAAAACGGTAGTTGACTATCTCAGTGCCATTACCTATAAATGCTCTATCTAATCCAGTGGACAATGCACACACCGCAGGAATAGTAATTCCTAAGTCTACACCAACTGATAGCTCTGGGTCTAATCCCAAATCTGTTACTTCAATTGTTATAGGTGCCAATACAAATATTTTATTATCCTTAATCTTTATGGATACATCAGGCATTTTATACTCACCAGAAATAATCCTGTCAATAGCTAATTTGTTTTTGCTATTGTCCCTACCTAAAAATACTTTAAATCGCAATTTGTTAATGGTACTAAAATAGTAGTTACCATCCTCACAAGTAAACTTAGAAGCACCCTTACTACTGGGTAGATATACAGCCATGTTTTTACGGCTGTAAGATCTAAGAGAACAATTTCCCTTCAGCAATCCATTGGTTTTTACATCTGCTTGAAAGTGTTGTCCAACCACCTTATCTATTTTGGTACGAATAGCCCCTGGAATATTTTCTGCATAATTAGGGGATTTAGATAAACAATACCCAAAACTACTACCTATTGTCTTTTCTGTGACTTTACCAATATAACTTCCAACACGTTCAACCTTCATTTTTGCAACAGCCTGAAAATAATCTAATTCAGGCTGAGCAGTGCACAAGGCTCTTGCTCTTTGTGTTATTACATATGTCTCAGTCATAATAAGATTTGCAAGTGATGTACTATGGTACATCCAATCACGTATAATTTTATACGTACCATTAATATCATCATCTGGTATTATCTGTATCAGCTTTGTCAACACATTGCCCACTAAATATCTCCTTTATATTTTTGATCTATTTAAATACTAACACAGTAATAGGTATTTGTCAAGCATAAAAATATTTTATCTACTAACAAAAAACCCTCCTCCTGTAATATGCCTATAAAGCATACCACAGGAAAGAGGGTCTGTCAAGTAAAAATTAAATCAGTACAAGAAACTCTCGTCGAAAAGAAACAACTTGTACTGACCTTGTGGATGTTCCATCCTATACCCTATGGGGTATATTCTCCTTTTATACCTTATAGGGTATATTTAAATTCTAGCCTCATAAACCTTGCCTTCAAATAAAGCTTTCCCATCTTCGATGTAAATAGGGATAGGCTGGCAAGTAGTTCCTGTATGATACACAACCCCAAAGCCACTCTGCCAATCAGAATGGCTACTTACTGAAGGAACACTCCCATCCATCATACACATACATCCGAAGGAAGCTACCCATATCTGCTTCCTGCCATTGTATATATGCTTTGTCCTACTTACCATGAGATGCTTGTGATTATGCCCCATTACTTGGTTTACAAAACTTTCATTAGCTATATTGTTTAAGTTTAATTTCTCTCCATGATGAAATCTTAAATTCTCATTAACCCAATACTCACCTTCAGGATATGGTTGCCATTCTACATCTAGCGTATCTAAACAAAGAAGATTTGGTACGGAAAGGGCTTCATATCCATCAAGATTATCAGCTCTCTTTAATCCTATAGCTCCTGCTACATTTTTAAGGATTACTTTTCTCATTCTATTTGAATGATTCCCTTCCATAAATACTATTTTAGCTTCTGGGCAAACCTGTCTTATCTGCCCAATATACTTTGCAACGGCATTGATTCCCTTCTGTGTTTGATTTCGGCATTCCAAAGACGCTAAAAACTTATCAGAGAAATCAGTAAGATCTAATGCATCTCCGTTTATAACTACGGTTGAAGGATATAGGTCTTTCATAACCTGTATAGAGATATCCATAGCTTTCTCATCATGCATCGGTGCATGGAGATCAGATACATTTACTGTTGTGTCTGATGGTTTTCTAGCAACATTTTCATATTGCTCTATCTTAACTTCTGCTTGCTGAATTAGGGGAAATGCAAGCTCCTTCTTCTTTCGGAATTCAGCATTAACTGAATGCCAAGGGTTCTGTTCATTCTGGGAGGATTTTACCCTGAAAGCAGAACAATCCCATTCTTCTACGGATAATCCTGCTTGTTTCCTGATTCCTTCTTCTGTAGTTATCCCAAACGATTTTAATTTTACTTCTAACCCATTATCTGTAATTTCTGTTGTTAGTGTGTTTTCTGGAGATGTTTGATCTCTGTATTCTCCCATAGCTTTTCTGGCGTATCTCTTGAAATTATCAATGGGAGTTTCCCCAAACTCTGCTGAGAAATCATCCATCAAATAGTAGAAATCTGAAGATTCTGTTGGATTTGGTATATTACCTAGCAACCACTGGATTCTTGTCATTGTTAATAGCTCCCCTTTTTATTTTGTTTAATATTTCTAATCTTGCACTTTTCTTATCTTCTGGACTTACATCTCTCCACCTTATTCCTTCCCAGAAATCACTCTTACTTCTGTTATCCCGTTTAGATAATAATTGAAAGTTTGTGTAATGAGAACATAAAATTTTCTCACTATCCTCACAAATGTTAAAGGCTTCTATGGGTATTACGTGGTCTAATTCAAAGTCTGTATACTCTTTCCCTTCTGGGAGTTCCAAGTACTCTAAAAACTCCTCGTAACTGCACCCTAACAGTTCCTTTGATCTTATTTCTCTTTCCTCTCCAGCAAACACTCTCCACAATTGTTTCCTATAAATCAATTTCATTCGGAAATATGGGTCTTTCTTTCTTCTTTTCTTTGTATACCCAATAACATATTTAATTCTCTCATCTCTATTCTCATTATAGTATTCCGATTGCCATTCTTTTATTTTATCTTTATTTTCTTTTCTATATTTCTTATTCCTTTTAGATATCTTCTCTTTATTATTCTGTCGATATTCTTCCTGATATTCTAAAATGTGATCTCTATTTTCTACATACTTTAGCTTATGGTTATTTGAACGCTTTTCCTTAACATTCGTACTTCTAGAGTATTTAAGCTCACAAGCATGACAATAAGTTCTCCTACCAAATAATACTTTTTTGTCATCTAATCGAAACTTATCTATATCTAACAGTTTATTGCATTTACCACAGTATAAAAGTTTTTCTTTTAAAAACATGTACAATCTGTAGTATGTCTTTTGGCTTTTTGGTAGGTGTTTTGCATCATCTTGATGCAAAACTTCAAAATCATTAAATAATGTATTTGGTATCCCATCATTAGCATATCTTTTAGAGGTCAGACTTTCATTTCTGTATGAGAAACCTCTGGTCTTATTCTCACAGTCAAGACATTGACTTCTTTTGTAGAATGGGATACATTCTTTCTTACTGCCAAATTTATCAAACTCTAGCAATTCTCCACATTTAGTGCAATATAATAGTCCCGTCTTTAAAAACATATATGCCTTATAATAGGATTTATGTGTTTTTGATAGAAGGGGAATATCTACAGTAAATGTATCAAATTGCTCTACCACTGCCTCACCCATAAAAATTGTCACTTCCAATTGGATTAGGCTGTTTCTCTAATAACCATTCTGTTACTGTCATTTATTCTCCTTTATCCAAGTACATCCAAAACATATTCTCATCATAAACCTAACAAACACATTTGGGACATTCCCGACAGAAGGTATATAACGCATCCCCATCCCATCAGGTTTATTCCCAAACATATAACAGACCCACTCACTCTGTTCTGGAATGTTTATTTTATAGTTATTTACATCATTTTCCACTATTTTCCCTCTTTTCTTTAATTGACATATCTCAAGTATTCATCTGCTATCTGAATATTCTTTTTTTCTAGTTGTTTTAATGTGAGTTTTCTTCCATCTCTTGTATAGAACGCAGAAACATCTAAGTTTCCTTGTTGGTATGCATTATATCTCACAACTCCTAATATTTCCTTCTTCACACTCTCCGTCTGTCTTTCAAAAAACTGATTGTAGGTCAATGTCTCTGTTTTACTATTTGCCAATAGTGATTTCTGAGATGTTGTTAATTCACTGGCAGATATTCCTAATTCTCTATATGATTTTATTATTGGGGGGTTACTGGCACGGCAACGGAAATGGGCAGGGCTGTAAATCTCTGCTTCTAATGTACTCAATTCAGGGTGATTATAAATCCAAAATCTATATGCGTGAGAAATACAAAAATCACTCGTTTTACTGTCAAGTACGGAACTCCATGAATACCCACGAATGAACTCTTCATTTACACCATTAACAGATTTGGCTGCACTTCCAACTGCCTGTTGTATATATACGGCTATAATCCCATTCAAACTATTTTCACTAATTTTATAGCCTCTATTTAAATCACTAGTATACTCTCTGGTAGTTTTCTTTAACTTATATGCAGATTCTGTGTTCTGATTTAAATTGGTTCTTACACTCAGAAAGAAAGTGGCCCATAAAGAAGCAAGTGTATTGTATGATCCTTTTTCCATAACAATAGGCTCTTTATCATAATTATGTTTCAAAGCTTTCTCACTAATACTATGCACTTTTATATATTTAGAAACGTCTTTCAAGACACCTTTCAATTGTTTTTCATAGTTCTTTGCCTGTGATCCTAAAAATTTATGTACATCCTTTGTTATCTGTTTTTGTATCTTATTTAATTCCCTTTCCTGAATTACATTTAATCTCCTTTTTAATGCATTCTTATCCACTATTGTTTTTGTATCATCAAATGATGCTTTTATTTCCTTATTTATTAGTTTTTCCATATGCTTAAAAAAGATCAGCATTGTAGAAATAATTTCATTTTTATGTTGCTCAATTAAATGCTGATTATTTACAGATAGATCCTGCAATTGATTTGTTGCTGTTGACATAGGAGTCCTCTTTTTGATTTTATTTTAGAAATGTGTATGAGAAGTAATTTAGATCTTCTGGCTTAAAATCTAAATTTGATATCTTTTCTTTTTCATCAAGTTTTACACAAGATAATTCAGCTATTACAATGCTGTCAAAAAATTCCTTATCAATTCTGCTTCTTTCTTCTTCATTTACTAGCATGTACAGCCCTTCCTTGTGCTTCTGCTTTAGCTTTGGCTCTTTTTCTACTTTCTTCATCTCCTGCTGTATATGTGTAACATCTTCCTTGAGATCCCCATTTATAACAGGGTTTTCCATTTGAGGTACTTCGTTGTACTGGCATTGTTTTCTCCTATTTTGACTAGATAGATAAGACCACCAATCCTATTGTATTAGAAGAGGTGGTTTTTTATTTTTATATACGCTAATTATATCATGATTTTAGTTATCTGTCAACTACTTTTATTCTTCAATTTCTTCTGTTTCTATAGGTGTTGCTCCACCAGTTCCAGAAGTCTCATTGTTACGCTGTTTAGAAGTATCCAATTCTACACTGGTAGATTGACCAGCCCCTTTTTCTGCTGTAGAAAGTGACATCATAGTATTTCCAGTAGAGGTAGTTGTAATTGTGGAATTTACATCTTCCAATTCTGCTAGTCTTTCAGATAATGATATGAATTTTTCATCCTGAAGATTTGTTTGTCTTTCAAGTGATTCTTCTAAAGATGCCAATTCTTTCTCCTTATCCCATTCAGGAGGAAAAGCTTCTTTTTTCTCTAAATTATAATAATAAATATCATAAGAAATACCACCTCTTTGGTACGCATCCATCCATTTAAGTAACTCATCTCCAGAAATATCATCGAGATAATAATCCGTATTTAATGTCAAATCTACAACATAATCATTATTCTTATCCCATTGTAATTGCTCTGTTAATATTTCAGAGAATGCTTCACTGGCAAATGTAGCCATACCCGTCAATGTAGATGCTTCACTGGAAGTATTTAATTTAGCTGTCTCGGTAGAAGGCATATATCGTCCTTTCTGGGATATCCTCTCAGCACCTAAAACACTCATTCGCATTTCCTTAGCATCCATTTCTTTTTGATTACCACTGTCTGAGGAAGCTTCCAACATATAAGGCTCACAACCTTTAGAACAAGCAAGTGCCCCTCCCAGTACAGGATTACCATTAGTCTTCTTATCCCAACCTGGAAATATAGCAGTCTTAGCACCAACAATGTGAAGTTCATTCTCCCAATCAGCACTATTACGATAGTGTCCAATATTAGTTTCAGATAAGTCATATATCATACTGTCTTTTATTTCTGTGAATTCTATACCAGTATCTGTCATAATATAGAACGGGATATGGTCAATATATTCCCCATCTTTTTGTGGATACCCAATATTAGTTGCTGAAGAAACTAAAATCTCTACACCTCTCTCCTTAATAGTTGTTTCGATGAAAGACATTTCTTTATATCTTCCTCTTAATACCCCATCTTCTGGGAAATACGGTTCTAAGAATAATACTCTATAAGAATCTACTTTTGTAGGTGATAGTGCTCCCATAGAAGCAGTATCGTATATTTCTTCTTTAAGAACAAATAGTACAGGAATAGGGATATTATTAATATACTCATAGTGCCAGTTTATAATACTTTCTGTCTTATACATAGAAAGCAATGGCTTGTAGTTCATCTTTTCAGAATCAAATTTACTCATACCCTCTAATAACATTGGATCTATGGAAGGATAATCTATTAGCATTCCTACTCTATTTACCACAATAAGCTCTTCCACTACATCTCTAGATAAAGAACTGAAAGATTTCCCTTTGGAGGATGTCAATGAGTAGTAAACATCTTTATCAAAAAGTTCTTTTTCAACTACATTCGTAGAACTTTTACTCTCTTTAATTACAATGTGTGGTTCTTTTCTGTATATCATACCTAAGTAGCTTTCTACAGTACGTCCAGTAGCACCATACCATTGTGCTCTCTCTTTATAGTTCTCATACTCCTGTGGGCTTTGCCCATTCATTTTTTGGAGATAAGTTATCCCTGCACTTTTTATTGCACGCTGCCCTATTCTTGCATCTCTACATTTTTTCCAAATAGGTGTCCATTCTGTATATTCTGGATGCATAGTGTTAACAGAGAAATTTAAAATCTGTCCTCTTTCTTTTATTCCCACTAAGGGGTGGTTTAGTAAATTTTCTAATCCCATATTTTGTCCTTTACTACACCCCTAATAGGGTTAGCCTTGTAAATTTTGGTCTATTAGATGCCAGACGGTATCTAACAACATCATATATATGATCGGGTGCTTCTGTATTCACATCTTCTGGATCATGCTCATCTCTTGGAATAGTAGGAAGAGTTCTTATAGCATTCTTGCAATTTTCAAAAAATACCAATCCTGCTTCCTCCGGTGGTATAAACTCATTCTTCTCAGGAGTATCACTAATTATTTCTTGCCAGTGAGCATCTATTAGATAAGAGCGTAAAAGCTCCAATCCTTTTTTGCGAGATCCTTTTGATTTATCTGCTCTTGTGAACAATTCCTCAGTATATTGGTTAATGTAAGAAGCATGATCACCTTCTACTATTTCCAGATTATATCCTTTCAGTAGATTATCATTTATGCATTCCTCTGTTCCTGCTCTATTTGCCTCAAATATCTGACCATCTCCTGCTCCTGCCCTTACTCTATGCCCCCATTCTACAGATCCCTCATATTCTTTTATCCTAGCTCCTATCTGTCTGGCAGATAACTTGCCTCCCGTGTCTGGGTCTGAATCTGCCGGATTGTTTCCATACAGTTCCCCAATCATAAATATTGTCCCCTCTGGTGGAGTGAATGTCTTACCATTATGAAGAGTAGCAGTAGATCCTGATGCTTCAGCGAAATAACAGCAAGCGAAAGGTTTGGCTGATCCCCAGTCAAAACCTCTATCTATTACCCAACTTGAAGGTATATCAAATGGTGGCATCACGTTAAACCGTTTATCCCAACAATCTGCCAATGCAGATCCACTTGCAATCTCCCAATTTCCATCGAGCATAGCCTTAGAAGCATCTCCACCTACACCTATAAGTTTTGCCTTATATGATGGATCACTTTCCATAAGATGGTAATTGTCTTCAAGTTTAGCAGGGATGAACTGCCGTAACATGCCTCCGTCCTCGTCAGGCATCCTCTCTATAACATTTGGAACAAGTCTATCAATCCAACTTGCTTTAACCCATGAATGTCCAGCAGATCCTGGATTTGATGCACACAATATCCTCGGAAAAAATCCTTCTACCATAAAAGGATACATTTTCTGTAATTCTGTATAGTCAATCTTCAAACCTAAACGTACACAACTTCTAAGAGTCTTATACTGATAAGAAGTAAAATGTGTAAGCTCATCCATTATTAAAAAATGGATTTCACAGCCCCTATATATCTCAACATCTGATTCATGTTGCAGATGCCTGAGAAATATAGAAGATGTTGCTTTTCCCTCATGAAAAACGTCTATTCTATTATCTGATTGATTTATATCTACAACTCCGGCATCTATAAATGGCTTGAGCACACTAAGATATCCAGTAGATCCATATAGATGGTTAGATCTAACTTGTTTACTGGTTCGTCTAAATAGGTATACCTGAAGTCCTGGTACTGCCAGACAATATAATATAGAAGCATATCTGATAAGATGTGAATTATGTGTAACTATGAACTCTTCAGTGATGTACAAACCGTTGGGATTGTCTACTGAAATACATCTCATCTCAACTTCTTCTTCTATTGTAACATCTACAACGGATAATCCTAATGGTCTTACTACTCCAGATTTTACTTTGTCTTTATGTCTTTCCAGTCTGAATAATTGTGAATCATTATATGTTCGTATAAAAACTATTCTTCCTTCTTTGCAATGGTATATTGTGCCATCTTTTTCTACTTTATCTCTTGCTTTTTTTATTTGTACAGAAGCGTAAAAGCCTAAACTTCTAGCCAACCAAGCAACATCTTCTGCTAATTGAAAGGATGTAGAACTGTATCTTACATTTCTAGTACTACAATCTACACTTCCATCCGTATCTAATAATCCTTGTAACACAGCTAACCTGACTTCTTTGGGTGCAATTTTATATTCTTCTGGAATAAACTTAGTAGCACTTCTGGTTCCTAATAATCCTAATTTATTGAGATTCTTATCTAAAGTTTTCCACTGTGTCCCAGTAAAAAATAAATCAAATAAGTTTTTGTTTTTTTCAAGATTATATTTAGAGAAGTCTACAATTCTAAAGTTATATTCAGAAAATTGTGATAGCATATGCACTTGATCTACTGTAGAAATTTTAGTTTGGTTATTTCCTGTAATACAACCGTCTCCAAGTAGTACTCCCAACAAATAAGGTTCAATTGTTCTGTTATTTTGATAAATGTTATCAAATTTAACAGGATTTGGTAATGGTATTCGGAACCATTCTCTTTTAGATTTCAATTTTTCTCTTTTAGTTATTGCATATATCTCTTTAGCTGTTTTTGTGCATCCTGTTTCGTTCCAAGAACTCTGATACTTGTTATGTTTTCTTGCCCCATACCAAATATGATCTGCACCGCATTCTGCTTTTCTCCCATCTCGGAAATGTAAAACATATTTTTTCTTTTTCTCAATTGGATGTGTTTGTAGTATTTTAGATATTGATCCATCAGGGTTACATATTCTATCTCCGACATTTAATTCTATATTTTTTTTAAACCCAGTTGGAGTTAAAAATAATGTATCTAAAGCCTGATCTTTGCCAGCTCCTTTTGCTCCACCAAAAAATAATTCTGTTGCAATTGAAACTAATGCTTCATATTGTTTCTCAGATAAATTAAAGTCAAAGTTGACATCTTGAATATTATTTGCTTTCCTTAAATCTTTCTTAGCCATCAGAATCCTTCTTCGCAGGATTGCCTACTGTGATATTCATGGAGATTCTAGGACCTGCATCCTTGTTCTGTCCTATATTTTCAATAGCATTCTTGCCACTACTAACCGGCACACTGATCTCCATAGTCTCCATAGTCTTCATAATACCTAGTATTTCTTGTAAAGACTTCATAGCTTTCTCACGATTAGCCAGCGTGTATTTAATTATTTTCTTTTCAGCCTTATTAGATAATTTCCAATCAACATCTATATCATCTATAACGACTAGCATTTCTGGAGATATTTTATCTAAAGGTTTTGGAGTGCCATCTGTCTCATAAAAGTCAGACACTGAATATGTGGCTCTTAATCGCAGGGCATCAACGTTTTGTGAGGTTGCTTCTATTTTTAAATTTTGAAGTGCGTACTTCTGATATGCTAGGATTGCTTCCTTGATATTGCTTTTATTTAAGGCTGCCGTACAATTTGCTTTTAAGCTATTATCATTAGATGCTGTAAATCCTGCTTCCAAATATGCTTTGTAGCGATTCTTTCTAATTCCATTATATGGGGGGTCCATGAACCGCACCACAAACTCTTTTTGCATGGCAGATAATCTAATTCCCTCAAAACATTTGAAGTCATATCGTTTGGATCTTCTATCAGAGTGTTTCCCAGTGGTTATCTCTGCATTCCTATCCCATCTCTTTCGCTGAGCCTGAGATTTCTTTTGATTTGTGGTGAGTTCTTCTTTATTATCTTCTTCTGACACTTGTGTGCCTCCTGTTCAAACTATATAATTTATTATATCATATAGTTTGAGTATGGGGCACACAAGTGTATAGTTAGATTATAGGGTTAAACTTCTCTCTATTTATCCATAGCTTAGAGCCAGTACCTTCATTCCATTTACTGTATTCTCTTTCATCATATCCAACGTAAGTCATTGCTCTACCAAACCCCCATTCTTTATAATCTTCCATTATATATCTCCTTAATAATAAAACTCAAACCATTAGTAAAAAAAATCGAACTATCATAATAATCAACACCATAGAGATACCCCCTGCTATATAACCTTTTTTAAATGATAATCCTGTTTTAAATACCTTCATATCCTCTCCTTAATGACTAATATATTAGTCATATATGCTTAATTTTCCCTATTATGACTAATATATGAGTAATAAGCTTCTACAATTTCCTTATCTGCTTCTATTCGCAGATCCCTATCCTTAGCTATTCTTCCCGTCACCCACCAATCATCATAATTCTGACTGATACCTAAAACATGGTCTATTTTTATCCAGAGGTTATTAGTAGAGAAGTAATTGCGTATTTCATCATATTCATCCTGCATCTCATCATCTGTTATTTTAACTCTATAAATATAATGTGATTTGATCTTCGTAGAGAACATCCACATAGGGAGATTTAAAGTGTACCCTACAAATACATAGTTCACTTTCCAACCCCTATTATAATATTCATTAAAATAAGATTGCTTTTTCGGGGTAAGAAGCCCATACTCTTTTTTAGAAATATACCCTAATTTATGCTCCATAGGGATATATTTCTTTGTTTCATAGTCTTTATTTAGAAATTTTTTACTTCCACTATGAATAGGGTTATTAACCAAGGATAGAATACTATTTAGAAAATGTGCTTTTTTGCTTCTGGCAATATCACTTCTTAAAACATATCTTTTTTCATATCCATGTCTTATTGGAATCTCTAATTCCCTATACCCTAATTTCCCCATTTCTCTGTATAAATAATTCTGTCTTCGGTATAACTTCATCAATTCTTTTTCTGAGGCATTCTTATTATGCTTCCTTTCTGCTCTACTCATACTTAATCCTTTTCCACAAAATCTCCATATGTTACATAATCAACCTTCTCATAGCCAGAAGTAGCTACCTCATCCAGCCCATTCAATATCTCACAGGCTATGATGGCATCTTCCTCTGTCTCCGTGACACAATATACTTGATCAATATACAGATATGCATGTTCCCTATATTGCACTACAAACACTATATTCATTTGAGACTATCCCATTCTGTGATATTATGCATATCATATCGCTGTGGAATAGGACGGTGCTGTAATAGTGTAGTAAATATATGCTTGCATTTTTTCCAAATTTTGTTTAACAAATATATCCTCCTATCGGCGTGTTCTAGGATGCTTCAATTTGAAAGATACTTTCTTTCCGTCGAAAGCTCCGTCTATAATAAAATTTTTAGTCTCTATCACCTCGATTTCAACAGCAGATCTTCCATAGAGAGCTTTATTTGTGATCAAAGAGCAATCTTCATACACCTCTACCTTAAATATACTTCGCTCAAAGTCAGTGATTATCTCACTCATACCCTGTATTCTGTTCTCTAACTCTTTAATTTTTTTGTCTTTCTTAAACATCTTTTCTCCTTTTATACCTTATCACTAATAAATAATTCCATATGATCTTTACTACTCCATCTCCAAGCATATCTACTTAGATTTTCTTTAAGAAGGGATTTGCCCATATATTTGTCTCCTAATAAACATTTATTCATAGAAGCAATCTCTTTAGAAAATATTTTCTCCAAATAACGTGTATGTGTCAAATGCCATTCTTTATTATGGTCAAAATAATATCCTTTTGCTTCTAACTTAGGGAAATAAATATGTGTCCAGATATATCCATTGTATTTGAATACACGCTTATTAGAATCTAAATCCTTTCTTCCATCCTTCTTCCAATAATATAGGAATGGAACTACAAATTCTGGATGAAAACAGTATAGTCCCTTTCTGGCAGGAGGGGCGTGATATGAGTCCAGTTTATATCTTTCTTTTTGATTGACCAGAGACAGCCCTCCAAACCTAATGAATGTCAATATTCCCCCCTAGTCTATTAAAACTGCTACAAATAAGAACCAACCCCATCCTTCTACTCCGGCAAAAGCCATAACTATAGAAATAATAATTAATACTGCACTCATACATCCTCCTCAGATACATTTATGGTTCTTAAATGATCTACACCACCATTTTTCCAACGTGGATTAAAATCGGGATTAAAAAATTGATCCCAATACCAAGGATTACTTTCATGATCTAGATTCATATCAAGATGGAAATGACGTACTTCATTACTATCCCCTAAATAAGAAACTATTAAACAATCTGCACATCCTACATTATGTCTCTGAGCTACAGTATATAATTCCGTAGGGGAATCAGTTATCAATTCTGCTCTAGGAATATTATGTATATTAAAACCATTATCTCCTGCAATGATTTTAAACTTAACTTTCCCATCCTCTTTAATTACAATCATTCCTTGTGTTGCCATAAATCCTCCTATCTAATAAGTATACAATATAAATGAGAATTTGTCAAGACAATTTATCTTTCTTGTTCCCATCAGTACAATAATCACAGGCTGCCTGTGATTACCTTTGTATCTACATCCAATGCAATATTCTTTATTCTCCCCTATTCACTTGATAAAATAGATAGTATACCATATTGCAGAGATTGTCAAGAGAAATACTTGACAAAATTAGTAAAATGTGTATAATATAAGATATGGAGGAAAATAAATGGATACAGATGGGAAATTAGAAGTATTAAAAGAATCATCTTTGAAACAGACAGAAGCTTTGGAGCTAATGACTGTAATTTTAGCTAAAGCTGTTAACACTATTGAAGAACTTGAAGAAAGAGTACAAATATTAGAAGATGAAAGGTGTTAGATTATGAGTAAATGCAAGGCATATGATTTAGAAACACTTTATACTAATGAAGGTATGAATCAAGTATTAGTATGTAAAGAGGTGAAGGTGCGTGAAACAGAGAAACAGAGGGATAAAGCAATAAGTGCCCTACATGCTATCCAGTCGATAATAAATAGACATAGAACATGGACGGGCATGGGTTGGGCACAAAATCCATTGGCTAGTTTTGTTGCTGATAAGATAAATAAGATAATTGGGGAGGCGGTGGAATGATAGAAGAAAGATTGGGAGAGTTGGTGCCGGATGTTGAATACAAGGTAGACCACAAATCTATGATTAGAATGTACGAACCCGGCAAGATAACAAAACAAACCAACAATCTCAGGAAGGTGGTTAAGGGATATAAAGAAATATTAGATAAGTGCCATGTTTTCTTATCACAGGAAGATAAATATTTACACAGAGAATTATTATCAGAAATAACCGGTGTAACATACGACGAGATAGGGGAGTGAAGAGATGATAATATATGAACTTACATGTTTAAACAATGATGGAGTTATAGAGCACAATGGATTTTATGAGAGTAGAGAGGATGCTGAAAAAGAAAAGAGAGATAGAGATAAACAACCATACAATATAAAATATAGAACGAAACAGGCAATTAATCCTCGATCTGTACAAGAGATCAGAATGAAGTGTAAAACATGCAGGGGTAACGGATGGCTTTATGGTGTAACCCTAAATAAAGTAAGATGTCTCAACTGCAACGGGACGGGTGAAGAGCCATCACCAGAATTAGAAGCAATGCAGGATATGTGCAGAACAAATAATCAGCAATTGAATTTTGAAAGCAAAGAGCCGGGAGGATCATTCTACAATGACAGTAATAGTCATCCAGATGACATTGATGACAAAAAGCAGTCTACCAGTGATGAGATAAGAGAGGCTTTTAAAAAAGAACCACAATTATTCTTAAGGCATAGTTTTTCTTCAGATATAGGATTTGCATATGAATCAGGCTACACCACCGCCTGAAAGAAAGCACAGGAAGAGATTGGAGTGCTGAAATACCAGCTTGTAGGATTTAAAGACCAATACAATATAAACCACGCGCAGCAATCCCGCATCAAAGAACTAGAACAACAGATAATTGATTCTCGATGTTGCGGTAATTGCAAAAATGTGCATTATACAGGTCTAGCAAATATTCAGGATTGTAGACATTCAGAAGTGTGTAAATATATGTTTTCATGGAATATTCGGGATGAATGGGAGAGAAAGTGAAAAAACGATCACCTTCATGGGTAGAGTACAGGATATCACAGTATATCAGTAATATAATATTGACATGGCTTAATCCAAAGAAGTGAAGTAAGAAAAACCCTATATCTATATAGGGTTTTGTTTTATTTAGAATCCTCTAGTATCCAATGAGGATTATCATCTATCCAGATATCAACTTTAATTCCTAAATTAAGCATGAAGTCTTTCTTTGCTTTTCTGCCGGTGTAATAAACTGAAGTGTCGTTCCCTAATTTAGAAACCATATTATTTAAAACACTGTCCTCTTCATGCTTATGTTTCATCGTCACCACTATTGGTGTATGGCCAGATTCTTTCATAAGGTTTATGATCTGGATAAACATTCCAAGATCTGCTGTAATTGTTCCATCATAATCAATTGCTATTATCACCCCCCTCCTCTGCCTCCCAATTAGGGGTTCTCCCCTTTAATTAAAATATCCATAGCTCCAGCCATTTTAATACTTTCATCAACAACATTTTCATATTTTTTTAAAACTTCTTCTAAGTCGTCGATTTCATATTGATCAAAAGGATACGGGGGACTTGACAACATGTTTATGATGCAATCTCTTATCATGACATTCTCAATAAAATGGTTTACCATATTTTCATCTCCCTTAATTTAATTCCTCAAATGGAATTGTTACGCTTTTCCGGTTACTACTCCATTCTCTTTGACATTCATCAGAACAGAAAGGAGGATCAATAGGTTGACCCATACAACCACATTCATGACCAGAACAGCAAGATACAGGCTCAGGGATTTCTACCTTACCACAACCCCAACAAAAGAATTTCTCTTCATTTTCCATTTTTCTTGTCCTTAAAAACACGGTTATAATTCTTTTTATTCCGATAGATATTATAGATTTCATCCATAGTAAGGCATGCCTCTTCAAATCCTGCTCTATTTCTAGAAACTATATCTTCAACATTCCCACCACCCATAAATGATGTCCCGTACATTTCACAACGGTGTATTCTTTCCTCTAGTTCATTCATTCCTGATTTGCCATATTCTGATTTAGTGTAAGCTTTCAACTCTCTGAGAGACATAGAAAGTGTTACTGGAGCATCTACAATAGTAGACCACTCAAAATACTTGTCTTTTATCTTTATTAAACCTATACCCAAAACTATTCCTCCTCTGCTCCTACTTTTCTCAACGAATCACTTATTTTAGCATTAAGAACTTTAGTTAATGAAGTCAATGAAGTCAATGCTTTTTTAGGAATTAGTTCATGGATATTAAAGGTACTACTTCCGTCCTTATTTTCTGTTATCTGTATTGTTATATACGATATATTTGGCTTCTTTTTTAGTTTCATCATTTATCACTACCACCTTAATACATGAATATTATTTGTTAAATCATTCCAATTTTTCCCAATTTTCATTGAATGTGCTGGTTCCATTGTAGACACAAGTAAATTCAATAACTCTACATTTATATTTGGGATGATCAAACCACCCATGCCTACTGAAATAAGAATTGCAATTCTGGCAATCATTATCTAAACATTTTATATTAGGCATCTTTAATCCTTATATCTGATACTGCCATTCCGAACTTATCAGCTATCTCCTGCAATGTAAGCTCTGTTTTCTTAGGAATTTGTTTTATACATTTGAACATATCAATATCAAACTCCTCTCCATTTTCAAACTCTTCCTCATAGTAACCATCAACAACTATTACTGGATACTTTGCGCCTTCAATTTTAGCTAAAAATATAGCTTCTTCTTTAATGTCATTTTCCGAATCTCCTATTAGTACCCTTTCACCTCTTACTGGCTTCCATTCCATTGTTTCTCTCCTTTCTAATTCTTCTTTAACAAGCTTGATTCTTTCTTCATCTGCTTCTGTCGAAGTGTCACACAAATCTGTTTTATCAAAAGGACAGAATCCACTGAAGCAAGATAGGTTTACACAGGTTATACCCATTAGATTATCCTGTCTTTCCCTTACCAACGTATCAGTGCTGATATGTGAGAAATCATAGGATTCTAGCCATTCTTTTTTCCAGCTCCAACCACCCCCCCTGTAATCATATATAGGATGTGAATATTCTTCCACCTCTATGATCCTCCCTTCTAGCTTTACCATGTCGGCATTAACTGTCCCATGTCTGGCATTCTTAGCCATTTTCATTAAATCTTTTTTAACTCGCATTTTCACTGTTGTTCCTCCTTTTTAATTCTTCTTCCAGTTCTTCACATCTATCCCATGCTTCTTGTTGGGAGTCATAATCTATTGTACAGTATTTTTGCATACACATCCCACAATCATTAAACCTACAATAACTTTCAGAGCAGGGCATTTCCTCAATGTTAAGTATTTCTGCCTTTAGCTGGTCGATGCTCATCTTACTAATTTCTAATAACATATATCCTCCAAATTTGTTTTATTACCTATTCTAACCCTATAGGAGAGTTTTGTCAAGACTTTTCTAGAAAAAATTCAGAGAACAACTTATTTGCTGTGGAAAAATGGGGGGTGCCTTCTTAGGGGTTTAAATGTAACTAAGGGCGAATTCTATGAAAATGGTGTGATTTTTTACAAAATTGCCCGTGTCTGATATCAAGGAAGTTAGTTAGGGGCAACTAACTTAGGAATGGGCACCCTAACTTAGCCTTGCCTATCTTACGTCAATCAAACTAGTATAAGCAGTGTATAAAGCAAGCGATTATTTATTCTAATCAATTCATTTTACATATAATAATGTGTGTTGTACTATGCTGTGTGTTGTACAGTATACATGTAAGCTGAAATAAAAAATAAATATTGATCAATCAATTGCTTTTGAAGTCATTCTTTACCTATGTAAACTATAGGATTAATGTCTGTTGTCTGCGCTGTATTCTTTTAACTTGCTATACTACAAGCAATTAACTATTTCAGCTATTCATTTTATCTTTTATTCAATCTTATTCAGGAGAGACAAACATTATATAATTTACTATAGCTATACTGTATAACTGTTACAGTAGCTGTATACTACTGTAATATAAATGATAGGACTAATGTTATGTGCATATGTGTGCACATATTATGTAATAACTAAAATACATAATAATCTATCGTATAAATACGATAAAGAATATATGTTACTATAAGTATATCTGTATATGTGTGTTAATTGCTCTGTAGAATAGCTGTGGTGTATCTTCTATGTGTATTGGATATTTAATACCATTATTGTATTGCGTTGATTCTGTGTAATGTATGCAGATAGGAAAGCCTATACAATAATGTATAGGCTATATGGTGGGTATGCTGATAACATCTTATCCAGTATTGTGTATAATCCATTTACGTTCTCTACAATATCACAAAAGTTTAATTAAAAAATCCCTTGTTTCTACTAACCTCTCATAACTTCCATATAAACCACTAATTATAGTACATAGGTCCCTATGTTTTAAATCATAGGTTTCCATTTTTTTGAATTTCTCATTTAGTTCTGAGCAGGCTCTATCAACAATATATGCTTCTGCTTCTGCTTCTGTGTCAAAATAAGTATTATCATTAGTTACATACTTTTCTACTACATTAATCATAATTTTTATCCTTTCTTTGAAAATCTACTATTAAACCATTTACAAGATACATGCCTGCCGTCAATATAATAAGCAGGCCATGAACATCTAGATTTATTTTCAGCCTTATACCAGTAACCATCAGAATCTAACCAAATTCTGGATAATATCTGCTTTTTTGTTGGATTCTTTATTTTTCGTTTCATCATTCCCCCTATAATAAGTTTAATGAAATACAGCAATATTTGATTATATTGCTTTATTCTATAAGCTGATTATTTAAATATTGATTATTTCATCCTGAATTTTGTTTAGTTCCATAAGCGCAGTAAATAATGTTTTAATCTGTTTTCTAATAAGTGTCTTCATATGCAGATCATTTTCTTTTTCAGCTTTTTTAGTCAGTAAGTCAATTTCGTTGGCTATGTTCATTCTAACATCATTCATAATTTCATCCTTTCCTATGGTATATAACAAAGATAATTCCATAATTCTATAAAGTCAAATTTATTTTTAAAATAATGAGAAAATATTTATTTTGTATATAAAAGAGCTGTATTGCATCTTATTTAATAAAACATGTCAACATATCACTATTACTATAAAATGCAGTACAGGCAGTACACAGATCAATAAACGTTATTTTAAATCAATTCTATTTGCTATTTTGAAATTCCTTTCCCGTGCAATCTGTACGATCTCCTGAATATCTTCAAGAGTCAATCCTATGTGATTGTCTGTATTATTATCTGAAATTTCAATTGTTCCCAACTTAGGAACATAAGAAATTTCTATACAATCTGATTTTTCTGTTATTTCTTCAGTAAGTGGAAGATATGTTTTTTCTAATTCTGTTAATTGCCTTATCTTTTCAACGTGATTACTTTCAATTTCTTCCAATGTTTTGATAGATTCTATCAAGTCATTTATTGAACAGTCAAATAAATTATTGTATCTGTTACCACTTCCGAATTCAATTTCATCTATTCTGATTGTTAAGTGTTCAATATCTTTTTTATACGTTTCATTGTTTATACTTCCCATGTCATATAAATCCATAGTTTTCTGAATAGCCGAATTCAAATAATTCAATCTGTCGTTAATTCTTTTCATTTTATCCTTCCTTAATAATCATTATTTTTAATTACTGTCAATAAAAAAAGCACTAATTTTATATGATTAGTGCTTTTTAGTTTTAATCCAATTCATTAAATATTTTAATATAGTCGATAAAATCTTTTTTATCCTTTATCATCCAGCTTTTAAATTCTTTTTCCTTATTTATATAATGACAGTCAAAATAAAAAGGAAAGCTATTAACTAATTTTAATCTAGTAGTAAATAGAACAGCTTCAATTTTTTTGTTATTGGAAGTTTTACAATATTGTTTTTTATTTTCAGATAAAATAAAGTCATTTTCTTTTATTATATTCTGAAAGTCTCTTTTACTTATTTCTTCACAGTAATATAAATCAATAATTTTTTTTGCTATTTCTGTTTCTATGGCATAGTCATTTTTTACACTTCTATACAGATTATATAAAATGGCTATTTCTTCCTTATTGTCTTCAAAAGCTATACAATCTAATACATTACTGAAAAAATCATTGAATGAAATGCTATAAATATAATAAGCATAACTTACATTACTATAAAATAATTCGAAATCCGATGTATAAAAATCTAAATTGCTTTTTATTTCTTCCTTATCTTCATCACTTAATTTTTTAAGTTCTGTTGACATATCATCATCTATTTGTGTTTCAAATTCTCCCAAATTCCCCTGAGAGAAATAAATGTCATTTTCAGGATTAAAATGAACAAAGCCAGGATTATTAAAAGAGAATTCCATATAGTCAATTATACCTATAGATAAGTTTTCAAGTAAAGAAATAACATTGTTTTTTATATCTTTTTTATCACCATAATAATCAGTGCCCTTTATTTGAATTTCATCATTAGGCATTTCATTAAAATATTCACTTCCCCAATCTTCTGTTTCGTAATATTCAAATGAACCTGTCAGATATTCATTTAATTTTTCAGTAAATGAATCAATGAAAATTTCTCTATACTTTTCTAATTTTTCAATTTCTGTCGTGTTTTCTATCTGGTCAATAATATTTTCAATTACTGCCTTCATATTGTCAAATTCAGAATCAAAACAAAATGACATTTCTTTTAAATTCTCAGTAGAGAAAGTACTCTTTAATTTCTGTAGAGTATCATTCAAATTCATGTCAATATTGTTTTCAAAATAACCATTAATTTTTTTCATCTTTTCCACTTCCTTATATTAAAATCTTAATAAGATATACAAACATTATATTTATACAAACATTATATTTATATATCCTATAAAATGTCAATAATCAAATTCAACTGGAATTTCTTCCGTACTGTCAAATTCAGAATTATCATTTTCCCTGTAATCCTCATTTAAATCGTTAAATAAATCATTGTCAAATTTTGGATTAAAACACAAATACAAATTATCCATTGTTAATTTCCCCTACTGCAATTTTGTAAACACTTTCCAATTCACTGTTGAACTTTTTAACAGAGATATCCATTAATCCGCCATAATTGATATTATCAATCCTTAAAATCTGTAGATAAGTATTGTAACATTTTATTACAATCTTTTTTCCGCTAGTTTGATAATCAGTATAAAACCAATCATTTTTATTGGCCCTTCTTAACTGATTAATAATTTTGATAAATTCATCCATTTTTAATTTTCTCCTCTTTTATTATATTTCTAAATTCTATTACACTATCATTTAAAATAGACATAATACTAATTTCATCTATTGGCATATAGTCAGAACTATCATAATAATATGTTTTATTATCATATGCATAACTAAAATAATACGGAGGACACAATGAAATAACAGTTATTTTTGAATTTGGTTCAATTGTAAATTCTGGAAATGTTTCCCCTTCGAATTCTACTACATAGATACTATAATCAGAATTATTTATGAACTGAATTTTATAATATTCAATTGATGAAGTAATGTTTTTACAACTGATCAGAAACAAAAGTAACAAGGTTAGAATAGTGATTTTTTTCATTTTTATTTTCCCTCTATACAAATATAATAATATTATTTTGCTGTATAATGCAATCAAATTTTTTAGTAAAATCTGTTAATTGTTCCGTGGTCTCAAGTATGAAAAGTAAATCCTCTTTTAATCGAAAGCCATTTTCTAAAAAAGAATGACAATAAAATTTATCAAAGTATCTGTTAAAATATACTAATTTCATTACAATTTTATATGGGATTACTTGCTTATTAAAGATTATATTATATTTCATTTTTAACCAACTTTTTTGTATTATGCTATTTTATATAAATCAATATTTAATATCTTCTCACATTTTTTAATTAATTCAATATATGTAGGAACACGATTAAATTTTAATTCAAATTCATTTATTATATTTCTGAAAGTAACCGGAATACAATAATTATTATATTGTACAATAATTAAAACATTATTATCGTTATGACATGAAATCTCTTCCAGTGCCAATTTCTGACAGTGAATTTCTTTTTCAGTTATTGACATTTTAACCAACCTTTCTTAAGTTGGGAACTATTCCTAAATTTGAACTATGTCTAACATAGTAAAGATGAAATTCTTTTTCAGCTTCGCATACATCTAATTTAGAATATTCTGAAAATGCTTTCAATGCTTGCTCATGATTGCAATTCTCAGAACTTAAGATTGTTTTCAAAACTGATTTTTTCAATTCAATAATTTTACTATTTAACATAATTACCTCTTAATAAGAAGATAAACCTTATTTTCAAAAATAACAATATAAATAATAATTATTTTTGAAAATAACTTGAAAAAACCGAATTTCAATCTTTTCAAGTTTCTTATATATTCATACCACTTTAAAATTCCGATGCAGTGACGAGTCAATACAAAGAAATTAAACTATAAAATATCTGAAAATAAAACTAGTCTCTCATGCTGGCAAGCATCACATTTTATTTTCACCGTAGATTCAATACTTAATAAATCTCTATATCCATAGTGATATAAACATCCGCATTTTTTACAAGGAGGTAATTTTTTAATATAACTTTCAATGTATCCTGGTAATTCCTTTATACTCATTTTTCTTACTTCCTTTTTTTATTTTAACAGCTCATCATAATTAGTGATATACTGATCACAAGAATTACTGATTGTAAAGTTTTCTGAAATTTCCATAGAGTAATAATATTGTTCCTCTTCATTAAGAAGTATGAATTCAAGTACTGAGCTGAATTTATGGTCAATTTTTTCCATATTCCAGCTTTCAAATTCTTTTATCCATTGTCTAAAATCATTAGAATAAAATGACATAAAACCGGAACGACTTGTATATCTATCCTTTATATACGTTTCAAATTCATCTATATTATTTTTAATATATTCCAGTATATTTTTCTTGTTTTCTTCTGTTATGGAATAAATACAATTTATAGAATCTGTTTCAAAATTATATTCTCTAGGGCTATATAAATTCTCAAATTCAACAGATACAATCAAGTTCATATCTAACAGAGGTTCGCCAATTGTCTGTACTGCATTAATAGACATATCATTGCAGTAACTTTTATAGTCTATTTCTATTTTATCACTGTCGAATTTTTGTATAATTCCTTTTTCTTGCCTATCCTCTTCAATATTGTAGATACACATATCATAGTCAAATTCTAACATTGAATTATAGAATCCATCAAAACATGGTAAAAATCCCTTTATTTTTTCTTTCATTTTATTTATTTCCTTATATTATATCTAAATTTAATTGCTTGCACTCATTAATAATAATTTCCTGAATTTCTGTATTATCTTCTATTTCAATTTCATATCTAAATTTTAATTCATCATGAAAACTTGAACCATCAATCAATGTTTTAATATCATCTAATACAAATTTTAATCCCATGATACAATTAAACCATTCTTTTACATCTGATTGCAGTCTATTGTAATCATACTCATATTTTATGTAATCTTCATCAATCCAATGTATAATTGTTTCCAGTTCTTCATTAAAATCTATATCAGTATTAAAACATAAGTTCCCACCACTTCTACCATAAAAACCAATTGAATCATTTTTAATAATAGAAAGAATTTCCTTTATTTCAGTCTCATCATAGATGACAGAATCTGAAAGAATTTCTTTTATATAGCCTTGATTGTCTTCAATCCAATAATTATGTAAATCCATAATTTCTTCATCTGATATATTAAGAAGATTAAAAACTTTTTCATAATCTTTATTGACATTGTATTGATTTTTTAAAATGTCAATTATTACATTTTTACAATCTTCAGAGTCTGCAAAGTGATGAGATTTACATAATTTTGCATTTATTGAAAATTGCATTTTATTGTAATGATTGTAATATTTTTTATCTTCCAGCACTTCCAATAAATAATTGCAAGTATTTTTTATATTGTCATAACCGTTAACTTTGCAATTTTCTTTTTTCTCTGATTTCAGTTCTTTAAAAATGTCTATCATTTTATTTACTTCTTTTTTACTATGTTAATCTAAAAATATATATAAATATCATTTTCTTCATCAAAAGCTACATATTGAAAGCTATACACGGATAACAAGATATTTAGTGTCATACGATCTAGAGTAATATCATGATCATTATGATTAATTCTTATAATATATCTAGGAAATTTAAACTGGTTATCTCTATAGATTTCAAATTTTGACACTGGAATTTTTAACCTTACAGAGAGCAATCTGGTTGTTTCCTCTCCTGTTTTTGTCATTTCATCAAAGTTGTCTATTTTTGTATTTTTCATTTTTATACTTCCTTATTCTCTTTTTCTTCCCATAGTGCTATATGTCCAAAACTTGAAATTCTTTTTAAATTGTTATTATCCGCAAATGTTTGAGCCTTCATCACATCTAATGGAATTTGTAAACTTGTATGTGTAAGATTTTCACAAACTAAAATATATTCATAAAAACTTTGCTCAGTAAAAATTCGTGGAATTTGCCCATAATTAGGTATTGAATATATCAGTTTACTTTGCATTAGATATTTTATTTTATTACCATATTCATTAAACAATTTATTTACTTCCTTTATGAGTGATTATCCCTATATTTTAATATTTCTATAGCTAGTTTATCACGTCCATAAAAACAATTATCACATTTGCAATTATTCCGTGGTTCGGGTATTTCAGTCAAGTCTGCTGAAATGCATTGTATATGCATTTCATAGTCAGGACTTCTTGCATCATATGTACATAAGCTTTCACATATTTCTTCAAGTGTCATTTTTTCACTTCCTTAATAATTGATTTAATAAGATACACTAATATTATATTAATGTATCCTATAAGTCAATTATGAATTTCCAATAATATTTATTGATAATTCGTTGTGTATTGCTGTAGGCATTGAGTCAAATTCATTAGTAAATAAATTTTCAGCAATTATTGAATTTGTTCTATCCCCTATATAACAATGGAAAATTTCTTTTTCCGTTATTATGCAAGTATCATCTTTTAAAAATCTTCTACCCATAAAAGTAAAATTTTCTTTAATTGTTTTAATCGTTGTTTTAATCATTCTTTACACTTCCTTAATATAAGATACTATAAAAATTATACCATGTTTAAAAGCTTGTCAAGAATTATTTAAATTATTTTATGAAAGTATTATTTTTATGAATTCTGTTGACAATATGAAAATTCTAGTTATTATTAGAGTATATCAAATATTTTAAGGAAGTGTAAACATGTATGTATTAGTAAGAACCAAAGATAGTAAATTTGTTAATAAGGCAGGAAGAAAAAATTCCTATACTAGTAATTTACAAAATGCTAGGATTTTTGAAACTGATAAACATGCTGAAATTAACTGTTGTAGTAATGAACATATTATAGCAGTAGCCAATATTTTAAATTAATTATTGATTGATCCATATTATTTATTGTGATAATATGGATTGATAAGCAATTAATTTTGTTTAAATAAACTACAGGAAGTATAAACATGTATCAAGAAACTCTAACGGAAAAAATTGAAAAAAAAGAAAGTGAACTTGAAGAACTGGAAAATGAAATTGAAGAACTTAAAAGTAATTCTATGTCAATAGAGGATTTTATTGACCAACACAAGGAAGAAATAATAAATTCCTTAATTTCTGCAAATTGTATTGACAATGATTTTTTAATTGATAGTAGTAAATCAGAAATTTATGGAGAGTTAGAAACATGGATTCTAAATGATGAATGTTTGTATAACTGGGCACTATCTGAAAATGTAATTGATCTTTAATTGATTATTGATTGATCCATATTATTTATTATTATAGTATGGATTGATAAGCAATTAATTGAAATTGTTTAAATAAAATTATAGGATGTCTATATGATAGAAAAAATGAACAGCTCTAAAAATCAGGAAATTAAAAGTAAATTTGTAGGAATTCATGTTTATGCTTGTGTTAGTAGTATGGTTGCCGAATTGCAAGAATTGAACAGCTTAGATTATGAAAAGGGTATTGATATCATAGAATATATCTCTTATTATGGGTATTCAGATGAATTTGGTGAAATGTTTGAAAGTGACAGAGATGAAAAAATTGAAGAAATTGAAAGCAAAATTGAAGAGCTGGAAGAAATAAAAGATTACTATTTTCATAAAATAGAAATGTTTAGATATAGAGATAATGAATATTTTTCTATATTTGTAAAAAAACATGAAACAGCTCAAAAATTTCTTGATATTTTTCAAGGTAAAATTGAAACACTGGAAGACATGGAATTTAACCAAATTCAAGAAATTTATGAATACTGGATTGTTTCTGATTTTTTAGCGGGAAAATTAGAAGAACAAGGGGAAATTATCATAGAAAATTATGGATTAACTATATGGGGAAGACAAACAACAGGACAAGCAATATTGCTTGACAGTTGTATTTCTCAGGTTTGCTATGACATGGAAATTCTTGAAAATCAGTCTATACAGTGGTTAAAAGATAAGAATTGATTTTTTAATTTTATGCAGTAATCTTTATTACTGCATTTAGTTAAACAATTTATTTTGTTTAAATAAAATGTATAAGGAATTTAAATCTATGCAAACAATTGAAAAAGAAATGATTGAAGCAATCAAAGCAAAAAAGAATTGGAGTAAGAACAATACATCTACACACTATAACGAGCATGAAAGTTTAACTATTGTACGTTTACATAGTTCAATAATTGCAGAAATAAGATATACAGATGAAATTACTCTTTTAAAAGTAACGAATGCCGGATATAAAACAAATGTTACTAGAAATAGACTGAATGTTTTAATAAATGAATTCGGTTTATTAGTATCTGGAATACATCAAAAAAACTATAAATGGTATATTACTTATACTGATGAAACAACGGAAGAAATGAAAAACAATTTTTTGTATAGTGCCTAAAAATTAATTGTTGATTGATCCATATTAATAATTGTTAGTATGGATTGATAAGCAATTAATTGCTTAAAATATGTTCTATAAGGAAGTACAGAAAATGACAATTACAATTAATGAAGCTGAAAAAATGACAAGTTTTGAAAAGAAACGAAATTTAACAAAATTCAACAGAGTAGAAAAAATAGTTAAAAAAGGATATAAAAAAGAAAGTAACTTTAAAAGAAATATACAGGAGGTTAATCTATCAACTATTTAATCGGTGCTCTATTAGGTTTTACACTAGGTTATGTAATTGGAGCAGTAATAGGAAACAGTCAGTTATTTCAATCTAATACAAAACTACAGGCAGAAATTTTGATACTAAGAAAGAAGAAATAAAAAATTCCCCTATGATTATATAGGGGGATTTCTGTATAAGGAGAATTATGAAAAAAATCATTAAAGTATTACTACGGTTTTTATATTAAAAATAGCATAGAGAATATGCTCGCTTTACATGCTGCATATATAGAATTTCAAAATGTATCTATTGATATCTATATGAAAAAACATGAGTATAGCAGTAAGAAAGAAGCTTTAAAAAAGTACAATACCGGAAAAAGGATATTTAACTTTTTTAGATTATTCAATTTGAATATAGCGGTTAATAATTTCTATTGGAATTATTTTTGATCTTACCAGGGAAGTACAGTTGTGCTTCCTTTTTTATTTCTACAAATAAAATAAAAAACTATTGACAGTATTATTTTAATCGTGATAATATACAGTATAAGGAAATTAAATCCTGAAAAGGGAAATGTTAACTATATTAATTGTAGGGGGTGAAGGGGACATGCTTAAAATAAAATTCAGACTTAGGCTAGGCTAAGTTAGGATAGACTAATAAATTTAGGTAGGCTGAACTAAGAAAAAGCTGGCTGAAAATAGTCCGGCTCATATAGTTTGGGGGGTCCAAAATCGTACATTTCAGCCTCCCAACGCCTATTCTCTCCACGTATCACTTCTTAAATAGTTTTGGAGGCAAAAGCTGTAAATTAGAGTGGAAAATTAGAAATGAAAAAAGATTATTATATAAAATCTACTGTACTGTAGTAGAGACTTCCCATCCCAATTCTTCTTTAATACTAAGTACAATCTCTTCTATATTATCTGGAATATGGTTCTTCTTTTTTGAAAGATTATCATTCCACCAAAGAGGTTGTAAATTCAAATAATGAAAACAGATTCTCTGGTTCTCTTCTTTGGATAAGTCAAAGTAATTACAAGGGATTATATGGTCTATATGCCAACCATTGGTAGTATGGTTATCCCAAGACATTCTTTCCGTGAACTGGTTTTCTAAATGAAACACCAGATCTTCCCCACTACAACCAACTAAACCCATAGTACTGCCATATTTGTTGTGTCCCTCATTAGTAACTGCGGTGTGTAATCTGGAGCGTAAATTGGACAGTATTTTGTATTGCTTATCTTCGTGATACTTCTTTTTATTATAAGCTTTACTTTTATTAATATTGTATTGTTGATTCTCCATGTATTTTTCATGTGCTAGTTCTTTTTTAGTAATATCTCCACATTCAATGCAAAGAGGGGTTCTAAAATCATAGTACCCTCCTTCTCTACCTGACACTCTAAATTTACATATAGACTTTTCAGTCTCACAATTAGGGCAATACTTGAGAATACCATCATCTTCTTGTTTTTGTAAAATTTCGTCTCTGATTTTATTAGGTCTTAGTTCATTTTGGGAATAAGACCAAGAGTACTTTTTAGTGCATACAGCACATTTAGCTGTAGTATAGTCCTTAGTGTTATTAGCCAGCCAAAACTCAGAAAGAAATTTTTCCTCCTTACATCCACTACATACTTTTTTTGTTATTTTATGATTTTTCAAAATAAAATCTTTGTTGGCATTGTAATAATCTACCCTTTTCTTACTACGATTGTCCCTTTGTATCTTAGTGCATATTAAGCAGACTTTACGTTCTCTATAAAACTCACTCTCTTCTTTTTCTATATTACAACGGATACATATTCTCTTCATGTAATTCTCCTGAAACTATTGGTATAAATTCAGGATACACCCAACATAGTTTCAGGAGCACACAACTGTACACCGTAGCTCTCCAATCAGTTTATTTCCTTCAGTGATTGTATTAAACTGTATCATATTCCTCAGCCAGTTCCTCCCCATAAAATAACATATCAACTTTTCCAACAGGATGTTCCCATAACTTAACATCTTTAAATGTAATTGAATCCAAAATCCTCCATATAACTTCTCTTGAATAACCTAGTTCTTGTGCTATAGTATATTTTGTAGTTGGCTGATTCTCTTTAATATATGATAATACTTTATCCTCAATACCACTATCATTTACATAAAGCTCCAATAGAGAGAATGCATTGTCATACTCTGTAGTAACCTTGTTCACATAAACATAGTTATCTACTGTGATCATACCTATAGATAGTTCATGGCATACTTCTGTCAGTTTCTTAACTGTTGTTTCAAACACCTGTGCAAGCTCATGTAATGAAATCCTAATCTCGTCTTCTAGGTATAGATGTATCAGCTCGTAAGTTTTGTCGATCATTTTCAATTCCTTTTTAATTCTGTTCTTAAGACATTATAACACGGAAGTCGTTTATTGTCAAGTAGGTAAAATTAAAATAATTAGGGAAGCCTTTCTTGAATTTCTTGGGAATTAAAATGAAGGGGGTGGTCCTTTTCTTATACTCACCCATAGTATAGGCCACCCCTCCTTTGAAATCTTTTCATTTTCCTCTTGACAACCCTCCCATCATGTGATACATTTAGATTATACGGAGGAAACAATGAATTTAACAGGAGCAAGACAGTATAGGGAAAGACTTACTAAAATGAAAAAGAATGTAGAAGAATATTATGCAACAAATTCTAAGGCTAAAACCATTAAGTATATTGGGAAACAATATGGTTATGGCATTAGTGCTTCTGCAAGATTCTTTAGAGAGAACATAGGAGAAGTGTAATGTTATTATCAGATAGAGCTTATGAGATAGAAGGTAGACTGGAAGAGATTTGTGATGAGCTTAGAAGTTTGAATAATAAGAGGCTTAGTACTTCATGTGACTTAGTAAGTGTACATGAAACTATGGAGTCTCTTAGAAGTGAAAGAAAGGTACTCAATAAAGAGTATGAAGAAACTACTTAGAATAAGGAGATAAAATGGCTAAAGCATTGACACGTGAACAAGTAATAAAGGCATGGAATGCAGATCACCGGTATCATGAGTGGTTTGTATGTCCTGATTGTAGGGACGTTCTTTTTGCAGATAATAATAAAACTATGTCTTGCCCTAATACACAATGTCTGAATGAAAAGGACTATAATTTAATAACAGGGGAGGAAGTATGATATCACAAAAAACACACCAAATAATAACTATAGTAATAATAGTAGTGTTATTTGCTCTAATGGGGCTGACACTACTAGGGATGATACAGAACAAAGAGATCCCCAATGAGGAAGAAATTACTCCTGTTAGTAATGTAACATCCAGAAGTACATCAGCATACAATTCAATAGAAGATTCTGATTTACTACTGAATGCTTTCACAGAATTTATAGATGAGAGGATTGTCACTACAGGTGAGGGTGGCTTCTACAACAACTTCTCTATCAGATATTGGGGTGATGGGGATTGGAGCTTATCAATTGAGTATATTGATTCTGATGAGATAAAGCAACGATTAAGGATTAATCCAGATGAACATGGATGGCAAGTTTTTATAGATAAAGTTGAATTAGTATACACTAAGAAGATGATGGGGGACGTATGAAACCTATGTATGAGAAACGTTGGGAAAATGCTGTAAGAATAGCCCATAAGATAAATGATTCACTGGATAAAGGCTATCTGGTATTTAACTCAGAGAATGCTTTGTTAGACGGGAAGTTCAGGGTAGATGATGAGGGAGTTTTTCTTCCTCTAGGAGAACACTGTCAATTGATGTATTTTGTAAATGATATAGAGCTTGATAATGGGTACTACACCACAATTAAGAGATATAATGAACAATTCAAGGGTTGGAGATATGTAAAGCCTGAGAATGTAAAGAAGTTACGGATATGAATGCACTTAAAGAGCAGAAGAAAGATGAATACATTCAAAATGTGTATGGCTTTGATTGCCAGAAGTTGTGCAGTTTAGACTGTATACCAACATTTCGGCAATTATGGTTGTTGTATGAAGTAATAAAACTCTCGGAATTTCAAGGAATGGAAACATTCACTAGTCGGGGGAAGAAGTTTGTGTGGATTAACTATGGAATGCTGTTCTCCAGTATGCAGTGGCAGGAGTTGTCCCCATCCACAATGACTAGAGAAGTTACAAGCCTTGTATCAATGGGCTTAGTTGATATCTATGAAGAAAACAAGACTGGTAAGAAAAAAGTATTTTTTCATGCCACTAACAAGGCAAAAGCATTGCGTTGTTACTAAACAAGGTATGACGAGATGGGCAGACCCACCCATCATATGTGATGGGTGATATAATATATAATATAAATAAATTATATTATATATTAATCAAGTGTTATTTATAACTACTACGTAGTTAAACGTTTCATGCTGAAACGAACAATCAGGAGGATTATTTTGATCTATTCAGAAATGGTAAAGGAAAATACTGAAGAATTTATTAAGATAAATGTAAAACAGGAAATACTGATAAGACATAATGTAAATGTACTGGAATATTATCTGTTAAAAGAAATAGAAAGAATTTCTAAAACAGATAATAATACATCTGCTAAATTTATTAACCAATGTTATCCATCTGTATTTGCTACTAAAAGAATAACTAGAACTCTTCTGGATAAATTAAAAGATGATGGTTATCTGGATAAAATAGAAGATAGAGATCTGATCAGTCAGCACACATTCAGTTATACCCTCACAAAATCTGGGTATAACGTAATAAACGATATTGTGTACAAGCCCAAATATTCCATAGAAGATTACATTAAGGCAATGCAAGTGTTTTCTGCATGGAATGATATTAAAGAATGTTCTACACATGGCATCAAGCAGTATGGTGAGATACAGAGTAAGACTGTTGCTACTGCTATGAAATATATTATTGACCTGCTGCATGGAGGCAAGCTAAAATGGATGGGTGATGAAGATATAGGTAAGTTCTCAATTGCTGAAATAGTTTCAGTAGTAGAGGAGTATGCCATTAAGTTTCAGAAAGAGTATATTCCAGAAGATAAGAAAGTGCTTCCCACAGCACTTCCAAGTTTCTTTTGCCACTATAAAACAGGTAATAGTGAGTTTCTGCATGTTTGTGTTAATGGAGTTAAGAAGAGAGAGACCACCATGGACTTATTAAAAGATACTGGAATCACTCCCTCTTTACTGAAGAAAGCATATTCTGTGTTATCAGCTACAGGAAGTGCTACTGAAGCTGAGAAATTGGATATTCAAAAAAATATTATCAGGACATTTAAGAAGTGGGCAACACAGAGGGAAGTTCTCCTCGATGATTTATATAGTTGGAAGAAAATCTATAGAGAAAAGATTATGGATTTCAATATGTTCTTATATGAATACCTTCCATATATCACAGCTCAAGTGGGGGAAGGAAATGCCAAGACTGGCTACCTTTCATTCAACCAAAGAAATAAAATACTGGAGAGTTACTCTGCTCATCTAGCTACAAAATATAATATATTTATCTTTCCAACAGCAAAGCAAATAGAGCAGATACTAAATAGTAAAATAGTAAAATAGTTATTATCTTATCATTTTGTATATATTGTGATATAATTACAGTAAAATGATTATTATCTTGACATTTTATAGCTATTGTGATATAATTACAGTATAGTTAAAACAGGAGGAAATAGTGGATTACGAAAAAATGAATGAAATATTAAGATGGAAAGGTGATATCTTTGTTATAGTAGATTGGAATGATACACTCAAGATAGAAATGTGGAATGATAACACTTTATCATCTAAGGGTATGGAAATTGAAGGTGATACTTCTAGGTTTACATTTGAATATAAAACCATTATGGGCATGCCAAATGCTAAAAGAAAGGCAAATTTAGATAATGTTTTTTTAAACTACAAAGATGCTTTGACCACTTTTATGTTTAAGCAGGGAATTGGGATTGAAATAATTGAAAAATATAACGCCAATTAGGAGGAAGTAATGTTTGGAGACTTAGCAGATAAAAATCAGAACTGGAAAAAGCGTTTTCATGTTGGCCTGATGAAAGATCTATTTAACCCTGGTAAAAAATCGACTAGACAGACGGAAAATAATAAAAAGTCATCTAGAAGAAAATCTAAACTGGCTAAAAAGTCTAGGAAAAAGAACAGGAGGAAATGAAATGAGTTTAGAATTATCAAATTCAGGTAAAATAGAATGTAAGGCATATCCCAAAGAGATTCTTAATGGAGTTATCAGAGTTGGGAATCATGAAATCTCACCGGATGATTTTTGTTCATTGGTAATGTATTTCATGATTAACACAGATCTGGCAGAGAATGATCCCCGAATGGAATTGAGAGAGGAGATTTCAAATCTTATTGTGACTGAAGGGTATTCCTCTGGGGAATGGAGATTGAAGGAGAAAGAATGACACGTTTAGATAATTGGAGTATAGTGGTGCGAACGGAAAACCCGTTTCAAGCACCGGAGTTAGGCTCTGTGTGCATGCAAGGTGAAATTTATAATGATGATAGATTTGAGGACGGGGAATCTGTAACTACAGGTTGTATTCTTTATTTTGATTCTGTAGCTAAGATAGCAAAAACCAGAAGAACAGAATACCAACTAGGGGATATTGATTCTACTTTTGAAGCATACTTAGAAGAAAATGAATATAGTATTTCTGATTATGATGTGGATAAAGGAGAAGAAGATTGATTATGAGAGTAGAAAGCCTACTGCCTAACCCATTTAGAGATATGAGGACATATCCTATTGATCGGGAAAAGGTAGACAACTTAAAGATATCGATGAATAAGACAGGATTCTGGGATAATATGATTGCCAGACCATCTGAAATCCATGAGGGTAAGTTTGAATTCCCCTATGGGCATCATCGGTTCATTGCATTGATGGAACTGGGTATCGAGGAAATTGACATTAATATCAAGGATCTGTCAGATGTAGAGATGATACAAATTATGGCTGATGAGAACTTTGAGTATGGGCAGAAAGATATTAGAGTTGTGAATGAGACTGTATCTTCTGTTAAGAAATATATTGAGAATCACATCAGTGCCAAGAATGTCATCTATGAAGATCTGGATGATTGGTGTAAAGATCTCTGGTATTCTAAAGAGCTATTTGATAGGGGTGCTGAACAGAATGGGCAGACCCCCCAAGTTGGTAGAGTCATTATTCAAAAGTTCCTTGGAGATAATTGGTCTAAAAGTACAATTCAGATCTCCCTAAAAGTTCTATCTGGAGAAGAAACAGCAGAACAGGAGATCATAACCTCCTTTGAAGATGAGCCACCCACCTCTAAGAAAGCAACTGTACACATTCCAATCAGTAGAGAAGCTGTAGAACTATTTACAGATGTAGGACATGCCAGAGCATTTGTGGAGACAATAACCAGAGATCCTGATTGCAGATCAGTCTATCCTACAGAAGAAGCACAGGTAGCTGTTGCCAAGAAAGTAATAGAAACATCAGACAAAATTACATCCTCTGGAATTAAAGAGCAATTACATGAGTTGGCACAGGAGAGAATTGATACCTCTACTCCTATCCTCACAAATAATTCTTCTATATTTTTAGAAGTACTTAGGGGTAATAATAAATCTAAGGTACTCTTCAAAGAGATTGGGAAGATATCAGATAGAATTAAAACTATCCCAGATTTTACCCAACAGAGAGTACTAACAAAAATCCAAGTACAAAGCATTTTAAATGAATATCAGAATATGATATACAACTTATGTACTAATTTAGAAGATATATCTAAATATTTCAATATGTCTCCTGATGAAATGTGTGTTCAGTATGACTGCTTTCCTTCAGTGAATGATTTCAATTTTATTAATCCAGATGAGCTAACTGCCATCGGTACTGAGATTGAAGAAATTGACTACGAAAATGCACTGGATGAAGAGGAACAAATATGGATTGATCACTGGCTGAAAGGGAGGACGGAATCTATAGACGAGAATGACTGATATTTGATCACAGGTGATACGAGAAGCAATCTTTGAAAGAAAGTGATACTTGGTGTCATATAAAATAGAAAGATAGCTTACAGAGCTTAATTGGAGGAATAAATGAATGAAATATTAAATACATATGCTACAAAAGCACTAGCATGGCTAGAGTCGGGAGCTACATGGTTAACGGGAGAAATTCCACTGTATGTAAAAGAGATACTAAAATGGGAAATGGCACAGGCAATTGTGTTTTTGGTTATACTGGTACTGTTTTTGGTTGGATTGGTTATACTTATGGTAACTTCCATAAAGAGGGAATGGTTACATGGTGAGGCACAGGCTCTTTATATGTTCCCTACATTTGGTATTTGTGGTCTAATTGCAGGAATAACAGCAAACTTACTAACTATAATACAAATAGTAGTAGCACCAAGAGTATTCCTTATTGAATACATCACAAATTTATTAGGATAGGAGAAAGAATGAAAGAAGATATAAAAGCAGAACTGATGGAACGATTTGAGGATAGTGTAGAAGCCTCTGGATTGGATATGGATCTAAATACTAATCATGATGGGTACACTGATAAACTGACTGTAATAGCATACCACTTCTTTATAGAAGGAACTAAAAAAGCGGAAAAGATCCTCCTGATGGAATCCATTGAGAATCAGGATGTAAATAATACTGTAGAAGAACAGTAGAAGATCATACATTGATCTTTAAGGCAAAAAGGTATTTGGACATCACTTTGGATAGGTGATTGATTCTAGCAATAATATGAGGGTTATATGGATAAATTAAGAATAGGTGAAACAGAGTATTACATCGAGAGAAAAAGTGAAGGTAATTTCTTTCTTGTTTGGGAATCACATACAGAAGTGGTAAAAATTAGTCCACGAACAGGAAAGGAATCTGGAAAACCAAAGACATGGACTAGATATTATGGATCACTTTGGCAGAGTTTGATTGGATTTGTTAAAGCATATATGGCAGATTTTAAAGGGGAAGTGGAAATATCTGATATAGAAAGTAGATTGGATGAAGCTTATTATACTGTTTGCCATATCTTAGATAAGCTTTCGGATATAGACAAGGCTATTGCTGAAGAATGGAAAGTGGTGAAGGTATCATCTAATTAAGGAGGGGTAAATGTTTGGAATGAAGTATATACTAGGAATTGTATCTGTACTATTTAGATTAGGAATATCAATAATTTGGGCGATACCTGTGCATTTTATATGGAGTAGAATTGGAATGCTGTACTTTGGGTTTTTAGATGAAAGATGGTTAAACATTCCATATTGGCATATCGTAGGGTTGTGTATCTTGGTTGATTTTGTTGGTACACAAATTCGAGCCTTAGTACCAACTATAATAAGTATAAACAATTCTTCTACTAAGAAGAGTAAGAAATGATTAAGCATATAATTGGTATGATCAAGCTATCTTACTTAGCTAATCCAGTAGCGTTTATATATAGGCAATTGGTATGGATTATAGCTATAACCCTGTGTCTTACATTGTATGGCTGGAAATTACTGCTGGTGTTGCTTTTCTGGACATGGGCAAACAATACTGATCATGGTTGAGAGTAATAAAAGCCCACATACGTCAAATATGTGGGCTTTTATTTAATTGGTTATGGCTCGTAGTAATCTATGGGCTTCTTCATGGTCTTCTTTCCATAAAGGTTGAGTATTAGTGTAGTGAAAGCATTGCATATATTGTTCTGGATCAGTTAGATTAAACATATATATTGGGATGGTGTGGTGTACTTGCCAACCATCTCTTGTATTAGTTTTCCATGTCATGTTATTATACCACTGATTCTCTAAGTACTTCCTATATTTTGCTGGAGAACAACCTAAAATATCTATCGTTCTGAAGTTCTTATATGCATTCTGTGCTTTTAAAGCCATACCAATTCTACCACGAGTATTGAGCAGAATCTTAAACTCTGGATCATTTTTACGTCTTTCTTTCTGATATTGATTCTTCTTTTCTAACATTTTGTCCTTATTTTCAGCATAATATTTTGTATTTATTTCTATTACTTTGTCCTTATTTTCAGCATAATATTTTGTATTACTTTCTTTAAAATTCTCAATATTGTCTTGATAGTACTTCCTGCTATTTTCTTGTATTAATTCCTTGTTATTTTTTCTATACACTTCTTGATATTCCCGTATACTATCTGTGTGATTATTCCTATATTCTTTATGACGCTCTGCTACTGTTTCCTTATTCTCTTGGTAGGTTTTAGAAATACATTCTTTACATTCAGTTGGTTTGCAGTCGTTAAATTCTTCCCATAACTTATATTTCCCACACTTACTGCATTCCCTTCCTTTATCATCAATCCTATATTTCTTTCTCTCCTTCATCCCTTTGGCTCGATTCCTATCATTGTCCTGCTCTCTTGTACACACTTTACATTTATTACTATATCCTCTTACACCAAGCTTTTTACTACCAAACTCATCCCATTCTTTATATTTTCTACAAATAGTACATTCCCTACCTTCCCCATCTACTATATATCTATCTTTCTCTTTCACACCATTAGCTCTACTTCTCTCTGTATCCCTTTTTCTTGTACAAATTTTACACTTTGGTGGTCTAGCATCATGAAATTCTTCCCAAAGTTTATACTCTTTGCACCCAGAACATTCTCTTCCCTTATCGTCAATCCTATATTTCTCCACCATATGCCTCCTTCAACTTTAAATAATATTCTGCATGTTGTTTCTTAATGTCATCCTTATTCTTCTGGTAATATTCAGCTTTCTTATTAGCTTCACAGACCTTACAGTTGGATCTGTGTCCTGACTTTACATATTTCTCTATTCCAAATTCTTCCCATAATTTATACACATCACAGACAGTGCAAATTCTTCCTTTCTCATCAACCATTAGCCTCTCCTCATTTACTCTTGTTACCCTAAGTATATCATACGTTTCAAATATAATCACACAAGTGTAAGAAAGTGCTTGACTGATTTTTAAATGTATGTTATTGTTTATTCAATCGGAGGAATTAGTATGAGCAAATTAAAAAATATGATGGATCACAAATTCTATAAAAAGTTGTCACATTTCCTGTTGTTCTGGGTGTCAATGGACTTAACCTTAATAATGTTCTTGGCATTCTCTAATAACCTATTTTATTAGATTGTATGGATATCCATGGGTGTGGCCCTAGAATTACTCAAAAGCTTTATCATCAAAGAGTTGAAAATGAAGCATAAAGTAGTGATAACCATAGTGTTTAGCCTACTGTACCTAGCCTCAGCCACCATATCTGGTGTGGCAAGCTATGGATCAGTGAAGTTAACACTAAATATGCAGGAAAGACTAATATATCTTCAGAAAATATAGAGTTTAGTATTGATCAAATAGATAAAAAGATAGAGAGATTGAACAGATCATCTGATGCTTCTATAGCGGAAAAAGAAAAACTCAGTAGTTTGGAGGGTGCATATTACACAGGTGTTGGCAAAATGACAAGTGACACGGCTCTTGCAGAATCTGAAATGGGAGATCTTCTCTTTGAAAGAACTGCTCTTGTGAATAGTTTAATAGAAGAAGCTAAAAATATTACGAGTGTTAGCACTGACATTTTTTCATTAATAGGGGAAGACATAGGCTTAACGGGAGCACAAACACTCTTCTGGATTTTTGTAGTGTTGATTGTTCTATTGGAAGTAGCTCTGTTTGCTACTACAGATAGTTTTGAAACAGCTCCTGTTCAAGAAGAAAACGAAGTAGATATTGTATTAAAATACGTGGATGCATTGGAAAAGGACAATGGCTCAGTCATCCTTAACAGTGATGTAAATATAGCTATTGCCACCAATATTCCTAAAAAGGATTGTGTAAGATACAGAAAGTTGTTAAAATCAATTAAGTATAGAGGGAAGTCCCTTATATCTGAAAATAACAGAATGGAGTGGAATGTGGGTTCTATAAAAAAATCAATAACTGATTATTTTTCTAAGGAGGAAGTATGAACGGAAGAAAAAAGATAAATGCAAGAAGAAGATTAAAGGCAAAGTTAAACAATAGTAAAGATTTAGAAGTGTATAAAGAAGTGGAGGAAGTAAATGAACAAAAACCAGGATACAAAGTTGTAAAAATGAAAGATCTTAACAAAATTGTGGTAGAAATGATTGAAGAGCATGAAGGTGGAGAAGTCTTCTTTAACAATCTTGATGAAGCCATGAAAAATAAATCTATCATTACCAGCCTATTTCATATGATAGAGGATTATCCTTACAACATTATCCTGAGTGGAAAATTTGGATTATATCTTTCTAACAAGTTTGTCTTTCCAAGGGAATATTTCCTTGTGAACGGTGGACTAAGGAAAGGTAAAAAGATTATTTCTTTAGAGCCAAACAAAGAGGGTATAAAAGGGAATGAATTTATATTCCTTGATGATTCCTTTTACTCTGGTAAAACAAGAAATGCTATCAGAACTGAGATTGAAAAATGGGGTGGGACTCTAACAAATACTTATGTTTGTTATGATGGGGCTAAAGAGAAAGATGAAACTGTTAAAAGTCTTTATAGATACTATGACAATTTTAAAGGAGAAACAGTATGACAACAAAAGAAATTATACAGGGAATGTTAGAAGGGAAAAAGTACACTAGCAGTAAATGGAGTAATGATATGCATATCCATTATATCACTGATAGTAGTAATCCATTTCAATACAGGGATGACATTGGTGCAGAAGGAATAACTAATTGGAGAACAATTGTAGATTGTCCTGAAACATTCTCAGAATATGTTAAGCCAATTGAAGATAAAGCCTTAATATGGTGCTGGGATACAGAAGATGTTTCTCTAAAATTTTTAATGTTTTATGATGCTGAAAATGAACGTGCATTTCGTTACAATGGCTCTAGAGATGGGGATATTTATACTAACTATCTTATTATAGATAACCTATCTGAATATCCACAGGACTTTCAGGATATGGTGGAGAGAATGAGGATGAAATTAGATGAGTAATAATTTTAAGGAGAAAGTATGATACTATATAAAAGTACCCTAGCTGAAGAAATGGGACTTACAGTAGATGATAGAATCAAATCTGCCATTAAGGTCTTAGTTTGCATGGAATGTAGATATGATAAGGACTGTAAAGATGAGTCTGGCAACCCATGTGATTTAGTAGATCCAATAGTACTTACTGTAGAATATGAGTCAAAAGGTGAAGTGTCTTGTACAGGCTGTACGTTTGATGTAGATGATTATATGGGTGGTATTTGTAATGAATGTGCTAGAATGCATGATAATTCTGCATTAACAGATTTTTACGAGGAGAAATGGTGAGAAAAAAACATTATACAGAAGGAGATAGTAGTGAACACAGCGAAATTGATTAAATACATGGAAGCACTTCAAGATCTGCTTGTTGATGAATCAATGACATGGGAAAATAAATATGATTTAGTCTTTCATTCTACAAGATGTCCCTTTCTTCATTCTATAGGAATAGATGATTTTGATTGGTATGATCCTGATTGTGATTATGTGGATGATGTGACGGCATACATAAATAGTTTCTGTAATAAATATGAGAATTATTGTACTGAAACACCAAAAGATTTACTTGATTTGTATGAGGAGGTTTAAATGAGTATATTTCCAACTGAAGAAGAAAAGAGTAAAGGAAAAGATAATGTTATAGAAAGTCTAGAAAGAACAATTGAAAGAACATTTTCAGTACTTAAATTATATGGGGTATCAAAGGAAAGAGCTGGTAGTACCCATAATGGTGTAGAGTGTTTGGCTAGTAGATATCATAAAGAAGTTGACTCACTGCGTAGACTAGTAAGAGCATGGCAAGATAAAGCTAATGGTGAAGAGAATTGTAGTGTCTGTCATTTTGAGGACACTATTATGTGTATGGGCTGTTGTAAATACTTCCCATTTGAGACAGAGCATCCCGGTAGATGGAAAAAGGAGTATTAAATGCAATCAACATTAGGAAAAATGAGAGAATGGATTCAATGGAATGCTATCAATGGGAGTTCAGTCATATGGGGTAGTGATGATATACCTAAATTTCAAAGAAACTTATCTGTTAAGTTCTTTGAAGAGCTGGCTTTAGAACTCTCGCAGGATAAAGAAATAGAGATCCTGCAAGCAGAGAGAGGAACAAAGCAACTATGCATTGATGATCTGAAAAGAGAACTGAAAATAATGAGTGAAGCTTTTGAAGAGATAAACAATCTAGAAGCTGATGATCTAATGTATGATATGTTTTCAGTTGATAACATTATTGATCCATTTATCACAGGAGAAAAATAAATGAACGGTTTTACAAAAAGATGGGAAAATAAAGTCAGAGATTATTGTGATTCTCAATATGAAATTATTGATGTGGTTGCGGGGGACATCCATTATAACTACAAATGTCATTTAAATGCCACACATTATGCCATTGAAAACAGTGATAAAAAATATGCTATGGTAGTATATCGACAGAATAATGCACAATTACCTAGTGTACATTTTATTAACTATCATGAGGATACATTCATAGACAATACAATTGGGCATTGGTGTATTCAATATGAATACCGATTCATTAGATGGATTCCAGAGAAGGAATTCTATGATGCAGTGCATTTATTGAGGGATACAAAGAAATTCTTTAGTGATATGGCTACACCGTTGCAGAAGCTATATGGAGAAATTGATAATTAGGAGGAAGGAATAAATGGAAATTAAAGATGGACAATTACAAGTATGGTGGATACCTCAAGTACCTATGAAAATGTTTACAGTAAATGTATATAATTTACAAGAGGCTAAACTATTAGTAAATGTATTAGCCAATTATGATCTATTCCAATTCGAGAATAATATCAAACCTGATTATTGTAATGTGGGTGGATTAAGGGTATGGGACACTTCACTTGATCCTGATGATAAGGGTGAATATTGGTCAGACTGGTATGATGATTTTAATGGTATGGGTTTTGATGAGTGGTGTGAAGAGAATTAAATGGAAGACAAATATCGTGGACATCCTATAGAACTAATTGGGGGTGATTGGTTTTACTGTGATACAAAAGAATTAGTTTCTTCTGATAAGAATATAGCATGTGGGCATTGTGGAAAAGAGAACACAAAAGATGGGCATGATGGTTGTTTAGATACTTTACCATATGTAATCAATGCATGTTGTGGTCATGGAGCTGATAGAGAAGCTTATGTACAATTTAAAAATGGGTATTGTGTTAGAGGGAAGTTTGCTAAAATAGTAGTTAAGTTACTAAGGAGAAAATATGCTTAGACAGATGAAGTTCAACCGAATGGAAGTCACACTTACATTTTATGATGGTAACGAAAGATTCCAATGTGAAGAATGTGGGTGTGATAGTTTCTTCAGAAGTGGTATAGGCAGTACAGTAGGATGTGCTTCTTGTGATGCCATTTATAAGACTATCCTAATAGAGGAGGAATAATATGAAAGTAATAATTGCCGGAGGAAGAGATTTCTCAGCTTGTGATGAGGATTTTGATCTTCTTTATGAACTCCATGAAAAATATCATTTCACTGAAGTAGTATCTGGATGTGCTTCTGGAGCAGACACCTTCGGAGAAGTATGGACAGATGAGAATTGGGGGGATGATGTCAAGAGACACATTAAATTATTCCCTGCTGATTGGGATAATCTGGATGTCACACCTTGTGTAATTGGGACTAACAGATATAGGAAGAAGTATAACAAACTGGCAGGGTTCAATAGAAATGAACAGATGGCAATCTATGCAGATGCAATCATCTTATTTGAAGGTGGTAGTGGTACAGAGCATATGTGGAGAAAAGCTATTGAACATGGATTAGAAATATTGTATGATGAAGGAGAGCATATTATGGATATAGGATCTGGTAAGGGATACCCATCTTCTGCATTATCTAATTTCGCAGGACATAGATTTGAAATAGATGGAATTCAATGTAATTCAATGGAAGGGTTTCTTCAATCATTGAAATTCTCTGGGGTAGATATGCAGGAGTATGTCTGCACTCTCATTGGAAAGGGTGCAAAGTTTAAAGGCAAAAAGAAAAAGTGGTATACTAAGCAAATATTGTTCTGGAAGGGAAAAGAAATTGACCGTCATTCAAAAGAATATCAGGACTTGATTACCAAGGCATACAAATGTATGTTTAGGGATAGTGAATCATTTAGAAAAGCTTTGAAGGCATCTCAGAATGCCACATTAACTCATTCTATGGGAAAGAATGATCCACATAGAACTATCTTAACTGAGAAAGAGTTTGTTTCTAGATTGAAAAAGTTGAGGGAGGAGTTATGAAATTTACAGGATTTAGATTGGCATTCAGCCCATATAAGGCACTGTCATCTCTTGTTAAATTAGTGAAATTTTCATGGGTAGTCTGGAGTATTATGTGTATTCCCATTGCAATTTATATGTTGGTTCAACATATTTTTTTGTGGGATCTAGGTAATACTATACTTGGTATACTTATTATGTTTGGCAATGCCACAGCAATAGGATTTATTATATATTACACAATTTCAGGTATATTCTGGGTAGTGGATAATAAAGACAAAGAATTTGTAGTAGATGCAACAGGAGTAAGGATAGATAAAAATAAGAAGTACAAGGAATTAAAATGAGTAAAAAAGAAAGATTTAATCAACAGCATGTGATGCAGATTAAAATAGGATATATGAATACAATAATGCATGTCTGTGCTAATGATGACAACCATGAAACAGAGAATATATCTGCTGAAGATAGTTATGCCCAGATTAGGAGTTTGGTTTATGCTTGTAGAGTAGAAATCACTGAATACAAGGAAAGAGTGAAGAAAGTTGGGAGGGAATGGTGAGAGGATCAGGAAGAACATATAGAGAATTATATAACATGTTCTCAAGGGTAATTCAGGATTTCATAGATCCAAAATTTAAGCTTATTTACTTCTTTTCACCACACCAATTCATTACCAAATATTGCATGGATATGTCCATTAGAATGTTTATTGATACGGAAGCAAAATATGTATGTTCCTTTTGCAGACTAGAAATGGAAATCAGATTTTTTAATGGTGTCGTTATTAAATTTAGAGAGTTGAAACGCCCATTAGACATTATGCTATACCATACCACATCAGAGTTTTGTGGAAGAGGGGATTTTTTAGTTTATGAAGATCATACTTTATTAGAATATGAAATAAGCGAAGGTGTATTTCATGTAAGTATAGAACATTATAGAAATAATACCTCATGGGAGAATCCACTAGTACAACCTATGAGCAAACCTGATTATTCCTACTTGAAAGATGCATCGGAGGTAATATACCTAAAACATGATGTAGATTATGTGCAAAATTTGAGGAATCCATATAATGAAGCAGAGTTTAAAAGACTTATGCTTGGAGAATGGAATCCTTCTGGTAGTGGGTACTTTGATGATCTTAAGGAGAAATATGATGAGTATGAGAAAAGATAGACTTATATACAAAGATGTAAGAGAGTATATGGAGGAAGTGGCTGAGGAGATCAGTATGGATAAAGAGAAATTCATTGAAACAGCCCAGAGGTATTTGGAGAATAATCATGAGGGAGCTGATATTGATTTGGAAAAATTATTTAAATCATTTGGCAAGACAGAAGATAATTCACATGAGATAAAGTTTTGGTAGGAGGATAGAATGGTAAAAGGACACCAATTAGCACTGCGGAAAGCAAGAGCTAAAAGACGGAGAGAGATAAGAGAGCTCCTAGAGGGTAGAGTAATAGAGTGTCAAACAGAAAACCCAAGTTGTATGGGTAGTGGTGAGTGGTGCTTTACTTGTCAGAGGAGTTATTTGTACGGAGGGTTGATTAATGAATGAGAGAATAGTTTTAACTAAGTGTAGATGTGGCAAAACTCCAAAGAGTGAAAAAGGAAGGGATCAAGATGGCAACTGTTACATCTCAAACTACTATATTGTATGTGAATGTGGTATGAGAACTAGATCTTTTAGTTTATTTGTGCATGAGACTGAAGAAAAATGCATCGAGGAAGCTACAAAAGTGTGGAATGGTGTGAGGAGTGTGTAATGAATGAGAGAATAGTTTTATCCCATGATTTATTTGAAGGTGATTTTGGAGAACTAGACACCATAACTCTTGAAAATAAAATGGTTAAAACCAATAAAGACCATGAAAAACCATGCCATATTTGTGAAGGAAAGATTTTAAAGGGTGAACGATCAAGAATGCAAAAAGATATTTTTGAGGGGCAGATTGAAACTTATAGAGTTTGTGAAAAATGTTGTGAAGCTATTTCTTATGATTATGAAAACTATGATCCAGAAACTTATTGTGATGATAAAGTAGATGAGAGATATAAGATTGGACATGGGAGGAGACATACATGAAGAAGCTAATGATGCAGGGATCTAAAGACTGCATGAATACTTGCTTGTCGATTCTTCTTGATATCCCATATGAAGAAGTACCTTTATTTTATGGAGCGGAAGAAGGGTTTAGTTCTGCTTACTCTTCATGGTTATTAGGAAAAGGTTTACAATTCTTTTATATAGACCTTAATCCCCGAAATATCCCCATGAGAATGTCTTCGGTCGGATATTGTATTGGAGTTATGCATAAACAAGAAAGATCTTATGACCATGCTGTCATTTTGAAATATGGTGAAAAATCTATTGAAGTATACCACGATCCTAAACCAAATACAGATTATATTATAGAGGATTTAATAGGGTTTGAGTTTATATTCCCTTTGCAGGAGAAAGTATTTAATGGCCCACTAATTTAGTTGTTCCCCAGTAAATGAGATATAATGACCCAGTATTTACTACTATTTTATCAAAGTGGGTAAGTTTTACACAACTACATTAATTAGGCTCACCTAAGTGCTCTATATTGGTTTAAAAGTTGGCACGGCAATTGCAATACAGTTATAGGAGGAACAATGAAAACATCAGAATATTTAATAGAGAAGAAGATAGAAAGGATTGAATCTCTTATGGCAGAGTCATTGGAGATAGGATCAGAAGTACTTTCCAGATTGAACTTCGTCATCGGAGATTTAATTAAAGATGCCTACTGGCTAGGGAGGCTTGATAATGGGGAAGTACCTGATAAATGATACTGGCAGAGAGTGTAGTGGGTGTGGTGAATTTAAGGAGTGGGAGGAATTTGGTAAAGATAAAAGTTCTTCTTCAGGACATAAACCAACATGTAAGGTGTGCAGTCATGGGAATTATCTACTAAATAGAAATAAAGAAATAGAACGACAAAAAGAATACCGAGAAAAAAATAGAGAAGAAATAGCAAGTAAGAATAGAGATTTATATCACTTAAATCAAAATATGGAAATATTAAGATCAAAAGAATATAGAAAGAAAAATCCAGAAAAAAGAAAAGAAACCCAGAAAAATTATAGGAATGGAAATAAAGATAAAATACGAACCGCTCGTAGGGAGAAAAGAAAAAATGATCCCCTATTTAGATTGGAAGAAAGTCTTAGAAGTAGAGTTTCCAAAGCATTAAAAAATCAGAATGCCAAAAAGTATCACTGTACAATGGATTTGATAGGATGCTCTCCATCGGAATTGGGAGAATACCTTGAAAGTCTATGGATTGATGGTATGACATGGGATAACTATGGTTTTTATGGTTGGCACATGGATCATATCAATCCATGTGCGTCATTTGATCTGGCTGATACAGAACAGCAGAAGCAATGCTTCCACTATACTAACTTACAACCAATGCTATGGCAAAATAATCTTAGTAAAGGTAGCAGAAAGGAGAAACACATTGAATTTTGATAGTATACAGATGATGGAAGATTACAATTTCCCATACATAGATCACCATAGCATCCTAACAAAAGACTATGCTGGAATTGAAACATGTATCCACTGTGGAGCTACAGGCGATGGAAGACCATACATGGCTGTATCTAGAAGTTATACTGCCACTGCATGCTACATTTGTCATGTCAATGATTTCTATTCCTTTGTAAAGGTTGTAACTGGTGTAACAGACTATGATGGTCTTAAAAAAATATACAAAAAATATGGAGATAATTCTGGGGGTTTTTCCAGAGGAAGAACTCAAGAGCTGGAAACTACCAGACCTTTAAAAATAGAAATTCCAGGGACAACCAAGCTAATTAAACCAGCTAAAACATATTTGGAAGATAGAGGCTATGATTCCAAATACATCTGGAGCAAATATAATCTAAAATCAACCACGTATGAGTCACGTGTACCATATCGTATTGTTATACCCATAAGACTCCGTAATAAGGACATCTCATACACAGCCCGTTCGTACGTAAAGGGAGTAGAGCCAAGGTATATTTCCTGTGAGGGAAGTAAGGAGGTACTACCTCACAAAAATTCATTTTATGGTATAGACAATGTCAAGGGAAAAAATGTAGTAGTAGTTGAGGGTGGGGGCCCTGATGTGTGGAGGTGCGGAGATGGTTTTATTGGATCATACGGAACAGAGATAACGATGGAGCAAATTATCATGCTGGCAGATAGATTTGAAAATATCTTCTTCCTCTTTGATTCTGGTGAGAGTGAGGCACAAAGACACGCTAGGGAAGCAGGAGTAATACTAGAATCTGTAGGCAAGAACTGTGAGATACTAGAGTTTGATGAAGCACTTGATCCAGACGAGTACTTCCTAAAATACCCAGAAGAATTAATCTATATGAAGAAGGACCTCCAGCTTTACTAATATTTCTCTTGACAAACCCATCCACACGTGCTATGCTTTATTTAGATTGTTAATGAGGAGTATTCAGTGACCAATAAAAATGTAGAAAAATTAGTTAGAGATCATTATTGTCTAAGGGATTATGACTCTGTAAGAGTTGTTTTTGAAGCAATGATAGGGAAACGTGAAGAATACACTGCTACAGATCATATATTACAAGGATCTATTGATTATATAAGAGAATCAAGAGTTGTAATAAAGAATGACAAAATTGCTATTTGTGAAGTGCTAGAGGAATATTCAATATGAAAAAAGAAAATGAAAAGTATTACCATCCAGATAATATTCCTAATGAAGATGAGATGATTATTATTTATGACGGATATGGAGAAATAGAAGGAAGATATTCTTTTGGGGAATATAGGAAGGGGATTGATAGAACTATCATCAGTAATGTAAATGGTTGGAGGCTCATAGATGGCTCTCATCCTAAATGCCCCATATGTAAAGATGCTGGTACAATTATTTTCAATTCTCCCATCTTTGGTTATGAAAGAGAAATCGCTTGTGAGGAATGTTAACTTTCTCTTGACAAACCCATCCATATATGTTATGCTGTATTTAGATTGAAGATTAGGAGTAATATATGATATATAGATTGATAGGCAGAGTGAATGAAGATGGTTTTGAAATAAAAAAGATAAAGTGGGATTCGGAAAGTAGGACAACAACTATTAGAGTCCAATATGAAGATGTGACAAGAATCATAAAGAAAAAAGAGCTTTTAGTCTGTAACTGTGATTTTGACTTCCTTACTAATAATATTCTTGCTATGGTTTGGTGTCTTCCAGAGGATTTAAATGAAGCAACTAAATTACTTGAACTTAAGATTTCTAGATCAATTGAGTCTATGCATAGAAAAATGGATAAGATGTGAGACATCACAAGTACTCTTTCTAATCAGTTTGAGGAAAATAGAACAATACCCGTAAGCAAAATTAAATGAAAATATACCAAATAGAGAATAGTATGAATAATGGCCCTTTCAAAAGAGGATTGCCTTATCCCTATTCAAAGAACTGGAAGACCAAGCTACCACAGATAGATGGAATAAAGATGAACTTGCAATTATACTGTGGCTGTAAATCTATAGCAGATTTAAAATCATGGTTTCCTTCAAACAATTATTCTGCACTATTATTTTTTGGATTCAATGCCTATGAAATGGAGGTAGATAATAAACATGTAAAGATTTGCCCAACTACTAGACAGGTTGTGTTCAAAAGATCTGGGATAAGAAAGAAAGTAAATATTAGTTTGTATTAAAGGAGTATTAGCTATGAAAGATTTATATTTTGATTTATCTAAAGAAGAAAGAATTAAGATAACTGAAGAGATAAGAGAAAAATTAGATTTTACTTGGATAGATCATCCAGAAACTGATAGGGCTATTTCTATAAGAGATTTCTTAATTGAGAATCCTAATTTTAACATGGATATATTTTCTTCAGGAGAAATGTATAAAACCAAAATTGTAATGTAAAAGGAGATATTTATGGAAGATGACAGGATTAAATGGGAATGTACCCAATGTAATAATGATGCTTCATGTGTTGTTATGATAGAAGATCGTGATGGAAGGCCATCATGCTGTTTGTTTGGTCTTAAACGTAGAGATGAAATGTTTGATCTATCTACATGGTGCCAGGAGGAATAACATTGCTACTTAGAATATCAAGAGTATCTATAATTGTAGTACTAATATTTACAATTTATATATTAGTAGACACTCTAAATAAAGAAAAAACGTATAGTAATTCCATGGAGGAACTTAAAAATAGCCTATTGGATGACTTAGACATTCTTATGGATGTAAATTCTGAATTAAAAGAAGAAAATGATAAGCTAATTAGAATGATGCAGTTGAAAGGATCTCTAGGGGAACTTAGCAATAAAATCCCAATGGAGGAACTTGAAATGTTACTAGAGCAAATCCCTTATGGAGATGTATTTAGAGTTCCATATATAAAAACAGCAGGATTTGGTAAAAGCCCTGGGATTGATGGTAAGTATAGACCCAATCATCAGGGAATTGACTTAATACCATTAGAGTTCAACTGGCTCATAACCCCATTAGCTGAAGGCTTTGTAGAGGATTTCTCTATCAATAGTACACTTGGTAAGAATGTTACTATCCAACATAATAAATATGTGAAGACAGTTTATGCTCATAATAAGACAGTTTATAACAGAGCCACTACTGGAATGACTGTTAGATCTAATGATGCAATTGCATATCTAGGATCTACAGGAATTTCTGATGGAATTCATTTGCACCTAGAATTATGGATATTAACTTCTATTGGATGGATAGCTATAAATCCTACCCCTTATTTGATTAATTTAGTAATATGATTTTTTCACCTTAACATGCATAATACTAAGATGATGGAATTATGTTAACTTTCTCTTGACAAACTATAATGAATGTGTTAAGGTTTATATAAAGGAGTAATATATGAAAAAAATAGTAATAGTTTTAGTTCTGACAATAGCAGTCTTGACATCCTGTACCAGAAAAGTTTACATAGATGAAGATGGGGACATAGTTACTTCAAGAAGGAGAATATACAGTGATTCTGGGAATATATACTCCATTGAAGTGATAGAGAATCATGAATATCTCAGAGGATTCTATAGTAGTAGTGCTATGATAACTCATAATGCTAATTGCCCCAATGAGGCTCACAAATGACAATATCTGAAAAACTAATGGTAGCAAGACTTCTAGAGATGGCATCTGAGCAATTTTCAAATCATGGTTGTAATGATCTTGATAATCATTTCTTTGCAGGAATACCAGAAGAAGAGATTGATGATCTTGATCTTAAAATGTTTAAGATCAATGGAGATCCAGAATGTTTTGAAAAAGGTGAACGAATTATGGTAGCACATGATAGTGGTCTTATGGATTACTTTTCTGGTGTACTGCTAAAAGAGGTTGAATATGATGACAAATAAAGAAGAAAGATCCATCTGGAGAAAACGGGTGAAGCATATTGTAGGTACTTATGGTACCAATAATGCAATCAAAATGCTAATCGATGAGGAGTTCTGTATCTCCAAAGCTGAAGCTAAGCGAGTCTGGTATCAAATGAGGGATAAAAAATGACATACTGGGTATTAGCACAATCTGAAAAAGATAATATAATTTTGATTGGATTTGAAGATGAATATGAAGCCTTAACTTGTGGAGATGCTATGTCTTCATATTCCTATATTGACATAATTCCAATAGGAGAAATGTCCTTAATTGATGCTATGAATGACTCATCAGCTTTTGGGTATATTCACTATATTAATTTTGATGATAAATGGCATATGATGAAAGCTGTTGATTACAGATTTATACATAGAGATAACTAGGAGGAAAATATGAGAGAATGTGATTTAACAATATACAAAGATAGATTTGATATGGTGGAAACACTAAACAAAAAATATGCAAGAGAGCATGTGAATTTTAATAGAAATCCTATTGAGTTCCTTGAAAATACCTTCCAGAAGATAAGTCATTCATTTGATTGGCGAGATGGAAGAAGAATTTGGCAATTATTAGAATGGAACTTTAATACCATGAAAGAAAAATATCATTTCTATTTCGATTTTGAAACCACTGCTAGAGATTGGCTGAAGGAGAGAAAATACTATGGACATACAAATCCCCTCCCCTATTGCACCCCATTTACAACACTTTGGGATAGTCATGCTGAACTCCAGTCTATCTATCAGTGTGATGAGTGTGGAACAATTGTATCCATTGATGGATCACAGGAAGAATCCCTTATGCGACTTGTATGCCCAACGTGTAATGATTTAGAGGATAAGAGATTTCCTTTCCCATATAGCACAATAGGTGACAAAGAGAAGTGGAATAATGAAATGCTTTATGCAAGAGTATTAGATGGGGGTGATTACTTCATGGGAAATTATTCTAAATGCAAGTTTAAAGTAGGAAAATTTGACTTGGCTGTTTACGAGGTTAAAAGATTCTTCAGAAAATTATTTAATATAAGGTATAAGGTGAAGTAAATGAAGATAACAGATAAAAGCTCAATTAAAGAGATTATCCCAGATGTAGGGGATTGTTGGGCACATAGTAGAGGTAACATATACGAAGTCTTTATTAGAATTCCAGACGAAGTGGGGAGAAAATACTATGAATTTACGAGAGAAGAGGTCAAAGGTAAGCATATAATATACTCAATAGTGTTATCCAATGGAGCTCTGTGTCACTCTAGAACAGATTTAGATGCAATTGTAATATTGGATGCCGAAGTAGTTATTTTAGGAGTTAAATAAATGATAAAAAGTTCTTGACAAACTGAAGATAATCTGTTATTCTTACATTATACTAAAATTAGAGGAGTTTACAATGAGAGAGCATCAACCACTTACTAAAGATAACATAAGCCACTTTGGGCATCAATCATGGCACACAAATACAGGCAACTTTAAAGGCAATTGCCCCATCTGTCAAAAAGAAAGTAAGAAAGGAGATCTTCTTATGCTTGAGTTTGATACTAGTGATGGTCTTTCCTCTAATGAATACTGCTCAGTTTGTGGTAACATTCGACTACAGGAGTTTTCAGATTATTACTATGATATGAGGAGAGACATATAATGCCAATCCATATTTATACCGATGCATCAATAGCAAATAAAGAAGGCCGTGGAGCCTATGTAATTACTAAAAATAGTCAGAACAAAGGATTTAAAAGTTCTAATGCTTATACTTCCATAAAAATGTGCCGTACACCAATTGTAGAGATAAAGAATAATAGACCAACAATATGTGACTTAGAGTTTAAAACTTTAGTTGGAGCATTAATACGTGCTATCAAACTACATCCAAAAGAGGTGTACTTCAAGGCATACACGGATAGTGAACCGGCCATCCTTCGTATGAATACCCCGTGGTATGAGGTTCAAAGAACAGGTATGGAAGATGGCATCAAAAAGTTACACACTTTTATAGCACAAAGTGGAAGAGACATCAGAATTAAAATGGTTCATGTAAAAGCACATAAAGATAAGTTAGGCACAGTTCCTGAGAAGATGAACTTTGTTTGTGATCTTATGGCTAGTGTTGTAAATAAGGTATAATCAAATATTCTATGTAGTATGAGGAGTAATTAGGTGGATTTATGAATAAATATTTGGGAATGTACTTACCAGCAAGTAAATTTTTGGTAAACAATATTGATTATGGTTTATATGCACATAAACCAATTTTAGATAAAAGTGAGGAATTAGAAACTCTTATGTGCCCTAAACATACATTTGGTAAATCGTGTGAGATATGTGAGGATATAGGTTTAAGGAGAAAGTGATGACCAATCAAGAAAAAATTATTGTAACAGGATACACAGGAATATTCATGGCAAAGGACTTTGGAGATTTCCATGAAGATGTAGAGAAAAGAATGAATAGACCAGTGTACACACATGAAATGGGAGATAAAGAATTTTCAAAGAATCTAAAAGAATTGTATAGAGAAGACTTTTTAAAACTTTGTGCAGAAGAAACTACTTGACAAAAAATGAGAATCATGCTATTATGAATTATAGTTAAGGGGGAAATATGACAGCTATAATGAATACAGAGAATACAGTTGTAGATATTTTAAGTTCTATGCCGGAGTCATTCAGGGAATTATCTGAAGAGCAGTTGAAGCATGTATTGCTCTCTGTAAAAATGGATCAGTATAAAACTCAGGTTAAATCTGAAGTACAAAAGTCAGAATTTGATTTACAGGATAACATCAATTTCTTCCTTGAGGGCAAAGCCAAAGATACTAAACGCATGTATAGTTTGTATCTAAACAGTTTCATTACATATCTAGATGGGAAATCACTTCTGGATGTAAACTTTAAAACTGTAGATCTGTATAAATATTCTGTCTTAAGTAATTATAGTAGTGGGAAGGCAAAGCTCATACTGTCAGTACTTTCTTCATTTTACTCTATGCTTTGTAGACATGAATGGGTTGAACGAAATCCATTCCTAGGAGTTAGAATAAAGAATACTAAAATAGTTCCAGAAATTAAGCATTTGCCTTCTGAGAAAGAGATTGAAAATATACTAGAAATGTATAATTCGGATTCCAAAGCTGATAAAAAAATGAAACTAGCAATTCACATTATGACTAAATACGCAGTGAGGGTTGGGTTCTTTAATAAAGAGTTTATTAAATATGATGGTAAAACCTTAAGTTCAATGAGCAAGGGGAAGTTCTATTCAGTTAATGTGGAAGGAGATGCTTTCATAGCAGAAAACTCTGAATTACTGCCAGATTTAAATGGCAATAGTGTACAAACGTCCTTCAGAAGAACTATTGGGATTTTGTATAAAAATAGAGAGATCATGCATAAATATACACCGCATGACTATCGTCATATGTTTGCTTGCAAGCTATATAGTAAGACAAAAGATATCTATCTTGTGTCAAAGGCACTTCACCATGCAAGTGTCACAGTGACTGAAAAATATTTGAGAGGATTGGAGGTAATAGTATGACAAAAGAAAGAATGATTGAGATTTTTGAAGGAGACTCTGGGGAATGGAAAGAAAAGATGTGATTGATTTAATAATGAACAATAATGAAATTATTAAAGTCAATAAAATTCGCAGAGAGTTTTTGGAGAGGGATCTTCTATGCAAAGGATGTTGGGAACCTAGAGACATTTGATGTAAGAAGAGTACCAGAAGCTATACCTAATATGGTTGTAGAGATGAAATAGTATAATATTAATAAAGGAGGAGTATTTTGTTTATCAGAGCGAGAGCCAACTGTGGTCGATAGTTGGGGCACATTCACATATGTTGTGCTGAAGTAAAACGGGGCGTCGAGAATACCACGCCAATTGCTTTAAGACATGAAACAGTTAGTCGAGAGGAAGCTACTAAGAGTAGGCACCCAGAGTGTGGCTGTGGATTAAGGAAAGGTGGTCAGGGAACATTAAACCATCTTTAGGTCGTTGTACCATAACCCTGTAAATGAACTGCGCAGTTCTAGTGACGATCCTACGGGATGACCTCTGCTACTGTTTGGAAGAAAAGCACGTTCTGCTCACTCGTATAAGACCCTGAGTAAATACGTTAAAGTTTGGAGGGGAGGAAAGAATAGTCTTGCTTGCTGGAAGCCATTGAATCCACGTTAAATATTTGGCATGTGTGAACAAGGATGGAAAGCACATTAAATAATGTTCTGTCTGTGCTATGGCATCCATAGTAGTGGGAACTTAAAATCCACTTTAAAAACATGTCAGGATTGCTTTAGCAGGGGGTTCAATCTAAAATAGACCCTCTGATTTTTAGGGGATGTAAAGGTTTCGACGGATTATAGTAATTAGGAATGACGTAAATGCACTAGCACCGAAAGTTCCTGTAGATTAAAATCTTGTACATGTAGTTCGGACACGGCTTCGATGCCGTCATCTCCATACTACACACACACACACATTAGCCAAGTTGGAAAGGAGTAATTATGGGATACAATATAGACTACTATGGGGAATTAAAATTCACAAGAGAATTAAAAGCTAGTGAACTGGCTTATCTCCAAACTGTTCTCAGAGAAGATTACCGAGAACACCCTGAATGGGGAGATATATTTCCTGATTTAACATATATAGATTTAGAGATATTAAAAGACTTCTCTGGAGTTAGATGGAGTGGTTCTGAAGGTACACATAATTTGCAAGATGCTATAGAACTAGTAATTGCATTGATGAATAGTAAATTTACAAGATTTGGTTTAATTGGAATAGTAGAAGTACAGGGGGAGGATCACGATGATCAATACAATATTTGTGTGGATGGACTAATCGTAGAAGTACAGGATATGATTGTAGTTGGAAAAACTATAATCTGCCCACATTGCTATGAAAAAATTACTTTGGATAAAAGTACTTGACAAATAATG